TAATGGATTCCTTACTAAGACTAATTCTTTAGATGAAGCTCTTAATGAAGATAAAAATGTAGATAATGGCAAACGTATTTTTGGGAAAAATGGTATTTATAAAAATTCTGGTCAGTTGCGTTTAGAAATTTTAAAGAATAAAGAAACTAAGCGTAAGAATGATGCCGATATTATGTATGGTAGTACAAAATCTATGAAAGATAGATTTGAAACTTATAGTAAGCAAATTGTTCCTAGCGATGTAGCTAAAGCTAATGAGCTTGTACCTACCATGATGATTATCAACTTTGTTTCTACAAAGGGCGATACCCCAATTAGTTCTACTGCTATCATTGGTGTTAAGGCTAGATTACAGTATGTATCTTCTTCTGATATGATGGAAAGACTCGTATCTAAGAATGAAGATAAGAATGGTTTGTTCTCTTTCATTAAAGCAACTACTGGTCAGATTTCTTTCTGGAAAGACTTTGTATTTGCTATTAATAAAGCAAAAGTTGATTCTGTATCTACTTCTGGTAAAGGTAGTTCTTCTCCAGTATGGAAGATGTTAGAGCGTAGAGCAATCATGTCTAAATTCCGTCGTTGGACTGGATCTGTAAATGATGCGGCTGCAATCACTTCTCTTGTTTTTTCTAAAGAAGAAGCAGATTATCTTAAGAAATATGAGCGTATGGATATTATGAGAGTTGGTACTGCTCATACTATTATGAATGCATATAATATAATGACTATAATCATTGTAGATGAAAATACAGAAAAGGTTCATTTCTTATATGATGATGGCTCTGGTTCTTATGAGACTATGTCTTTCTCACATCTTGAACGCCAGGGTAATGGAGCAGATGGTGCCTATAAGAAAGTAATTAATCTGCTCACTAAGCGTTAAGAGAAAGGAGGAAGATACAATGCGTGCATATTTTAAAGATGTAATATCAGAATACTTTGATATTAGTGATAGAAATACTAGAACTATCTTGCTTTCTCTTGATGAGGCAGATCAGAATAACTTGCTTTTATCACTGACCTCAAAGTTATATAACATCATTCTTGATCATACTACTGATATTGATTTTGGTGATATTCCTAAAACTAAGGGTGATATTAAAGCTCTTAAGGAATATCCTAAGATGAGAGAATGCCTTGATGTAATGGAAGGTATTCTTACAGAATATCGGCAACCTTTAGAGACTGTAGATACTATTCGTGCTGCTATGGATTTCATAGAGAATGATAAGGGTATCTATACTAAGGGTTTCATGATTAAGAGTGATATCATTATGGTTACTTATAATACCATGGTACTTTCTATTGTAAATAGCATCAGTTATCTGATTGCTTGTACAGTAGAGTATATCAAGACTACTGGATCTTCTGAATTCAAGATTGTATTTGATAAAGCTGGTTTAGCACGTACTAAAGATAGTTTAGTATATGATAATCTGGTTGCATTTAATAAGGCTTGTAAAGAAGGTCAGATTGAGTCTGCTTTCCGTAGTTTGATTCAGCATAAAGTAAGAAACTTTGCTGTTTCTGGTGCTACACTTGGTGCTATTGCTACAATGATGGCAATATGTGCTATTCTTCTCAATATTTTACCAATTGTAAGAGAACTTACTTATTTCTTCTATGCTGGAAGAACTAGAATTTCTCAGTACTTTGATTTACAAGCAGATTTGCTTGAAATGAATGTTCAAGGAATCGAAGCTGGAGAAGTTCAAACTATTGATGATAAGAAGATGGTTATGAAGAAACAATCTTTCTTAGCTCAGAAGTTTAGAAAGATTGCTGAGTTCTTTATGGTAAATACTGCTGATGCAGATAAGAAAGCTACCAAAATGCAGAAAGAAGATAATAAGGATATGAATATAAACGATGTAGTTGATTCTAAACCTGATTCTGCAAATACTTATGGTAATACTTTATTCTAAAAGGAGGAGAGTATAGAATGCGATTAAAAACAATGAATGAAGTACTTCTTGAAAATCTAACCAATTTAGATAAACCAGCTACTTCTATACCAACTCCTGGTGTATCTACAGGTAAAGGTGGTAAAGAATTAACTGCTACTGAAGTTATGCATAATAAAATGCAATATATGAAGCAAAAATTTAAGAAACATGCTAATTTTAAAGAATCAGTAGAAAATTATCTTATGGAAACTGCTATTGGAGTAGTATTTGATAAGATTATGGAAGATCAAAAGGCTGATGCAGAAGACTATGCTATTGGCCATAATATGATCAAGAACTTTGTTCAAGAAGAAGGATATACAAATCTTATTAGAAGATGGACTTATAAAAATCTTCTCATATCTGAGATGGCTAGACATTGTGAAATCTATAAAGATCTTATTGTAGAAACTGCTGAGAAAGTAGCTAAATCTAATAATAATGAAGATGATGTTGCTTATATGATGGATTCTGATCTTGCAGAGAGATTTGTAAGTGATATCAAAGATTTAGTTCCTCAAAGAACTATTAATCTTATTCATAAGAGAGTAGCAAATTCTGTTCAGGATTTCTTATCTAATAATACTGAGAATAAGCTTGCTATCAGAGATATTTATGCTAAGGCTACTGAGAAAGCTAATCAGCTTAAAGATAAATCTGATGCTGTAAAAGAAGCATATATTAATGATGCTAAAGCTAGAAGTGCTGCTATTTATAGAAAACCTATGAATATGCTTGGTGCTATGGTTACTAACTTCTCTGAAGCAGTAATGAAAGATGATGATTTACGTTCACATTACTTAGATGAGAACAATCATATAAACATGGATGCAATAGTGAATGCTAATGTAGTAATGTATACTGTATTAGAAGAACTTAACACCATGCAAATGGTAGATGTTTCACCTCAGTATATTAAGCGTATACTGAAAGAAATATGATGAGTAGTAAGTTTTAAATACTTACTACTAAACATTTTATTAATAATCTGGGAAATAATGACTCAGAACTTAATTAATTAAGGAGGAATTTAGATATGTTGTTAGATTCTGTATTAGACGAAAATGCAATCGTTAATGAAGCGATTATGAGTGAAGATTCATTGACTGATGCTCTTGTAGAGTGTATGGTTGGTATTGAGCAGGCTCATGGTGAAATGATGCTTGAGCAGGCTAAAGAAGAGTTTAAGCAGTATGTAAATGAGGGTAAAATCGAGCCTCTTGCTGAGGGTGTTATTGAAAAGATCAAGAGCGTATTTGCTAAGATCTGGGCTTTCATTAAGAAGTACTTCTATAAGCTTAAGAACTTCATTACTGGTCTGCATAAGAATGCTTATCAGTATTTCTCAGTTAATCAGGAAAAGATCAAAGAGAATGCCTCTAAAGTTACAACTTTCTATGGTTATGAAGGTCTGAAGAACTTTAGTAACATTGAGAAGGTTAATGGTAATATTCGTACTGGTGTCAATGAATTTGGTAAGTCCATTGATATTGTTGATACTAAGAGTGATTTCAGCAAGAAGTCTAATGAGCGTTTCAAGGCTCTTAAAGCAAAAATTTGTGCTGATTATGAAACTGATGGTCTTGCTTCTGGTATTAAGAGAGAAGTACGTGGTTCTGATAAAGAGACCAAATTCACTTATAGCTTTGAGGAAATAAAAGCTATTGTTGGCTCTAAGGTTCCTGAAACTAAATTTGCTAATTTGGTTAAAGAGACTGAAGCTATCATCAAAGATCTTGAGAATAAAGCAGATGCTATGGCTAGAAATGCTAAGGATGATGATACTGTTCATAATCAGACTAAGGCCAATGCAATTGTTGAAGGTGCAAAGATCGCTTCCAATGCTTGCACTGTTCTGACTTCCATGATTAAGGATGTTGTTAGCCAGGCAAACAGATTCCAGCGTATGGCTGTTGGTGGTAAGAATGATGATGAGCGTAAGGATGAGTCCGCTGAGATGAATGATGAGGATGCAAAGGCATATCTCGAGTCTATCGGTCTTGCTTAATCATTTTATCTAATTAATTAGATTACAAAAAATAATCCCTAGGCAGAAATGCCTAGGGATCTATTTTGTAGGAAATCTTTAATATCGAAAACATTCTAGTAATCTGAGGAGGGATACAAATGTTGCTTTCAAAAGAATATTTAAGAAAAGGACCATTATGCAAACCAAATGATCCAGAAATAAATTTTCAAACTATATTGAAACCAGATACTAGAAATGTTATGGATGATGCTATAGTTAGCGTATTCAATACTCTTTCTAATTATCATGAACAAAGACTTGAAAATCAAAAGCTTCTTCTTACTGAAGCTAAAAATATAAAGAAGTTTGCAGATGATTCTGGATCATCTGCTAAAGGTGTATTATCATCTATGATGCAGATTGTAGATAACTTTTATGATAGAATCCGTGGTCTATTTATGGATGATATAGACTATGTATTAGCCAACTCAGAGTATGTAATGAAGTTTAGTAATAGTGATTCTTTCACTATGGAGGATATCTATAGATATTCTATCAATAAAGAAGATACTAAACATCTGTATATTGTACTTAAGAATCTTGCTGATAAAGTACAGAAAGTATATGATGATTGTAATAAGAATAAGAAACCAGAAGATATGATCAAAGTATTCCAGAAGTTTTATGATGATAATATTCTTTCTAGTAGTGAAGAATATGTTAGACAGATTCGGAATACTATATTAAAGAGAGGATCTTCTGCTAAATATATAAATCAGTATGAGTTTATTCAAGAAGTAAATAAGAAGTTCCATTGTGGAGATTCTAAGTCTAGTAATATAAAAATAGATACTAAATATGTATCTATGTCTTATGACTATCTTAAGAAGGCTAAATGGAATGAAATGTATAAAGCAATTCAAGATGACTCAGAAACTTGTCAAGAGTTTGTAGATAAGATCATCTTCTATATAAATGCAATTTATAATAAAGCTGCTAAGTATAATAATTCCACTAGTACATCTAAGGTTAATCTTGCAGTGGCAATTGAGTCTTTCTGTAATAAAGTATATAACTCTATGCTCTGTATTGTATTAGAAGAGATTAATATATATGTAGGTACTGAGCTGGATTGTATATATCAGATGGTATATACATATGCTAAAGTACTTAAGAAAGTAGTAAAAGATAGAAGAAGTAAGGAGTGATATCATGTTAATACAGCCAGTAATTACTGATGTATATAATGAAGACTCCTATTTGGAATTTGTTTTACAATCTACTAGAGATTACTATGATAATATGATAGATCTAGTTCATGAAGATCTAAGAATCTTTAAAGAAGATGTTATTAGTAATGAATCTAAAACAAAAATAAAGCAAATTTTAAAGAAACTATGGGAACAGATTTGTTTGTACTTTAAGAAGTTTAGAAACTGGTTAGGATTAAAATGTAAATATTTTGAGAAGCAATTAAAGATGGCTTCTCCTATCATTGATAAATACTATACAAAAGTTAAAATAAAAGGATACTCTAATATTTGTAGAAGAGTAGAATTGGGTCAGAGATTTTCTGAAATATATAGTATTATATATACTACTCAATTAGCATTAAATCAAGATACATTTGATTATGATAAGACTGCTCAAGAAGTTATAGATAAATTAAATAGAGGATATTCTTTAAAAGAAGATTCACCAAGAGAAATATTAGATGATTGGTTATCTAAAAAAGTTCTTGGAAGATTTATGATTATCGAACTTGAAAGAAAAGATATTACATATGATAATGTAAAATACTATATGAAACATTGCATAAATATTATAGATAATTTTACTAAGATGAAATCTATAACAGATAAAATGAATTATTCTGAAAAAGAAGCAAAAGATATACATAAACTTCTTACTTTAGATATATCTATTGTAGATATATTATTCAGAGGATTGATGCATTGGCATGCTTTTATATTTGAATATGTATTAGAGTGTATCAAACTATATAAGAAAGACCATCCACAAGAGATTAAGGAGGAAAAATAAATGAATAATTTAGTTAGAGATGCTGCATATATACATTATGCTGCAAATAAAGCTAGAGTACAAAATGCTATGAAGAGATTAGATGAATCTACTAATGTACTCACTGAAGAGCAGATTAATCAGATTATCTTAGAAGAGTTTAATTCTACTGAGATGATGGGTAAGATTAAAACAATATTTACAAATATGGTAACTAAATTTGTTGAGTATACTAAGAAACAAATTCAAAATAAACATGATGAAGCTTATCTTAAAGCTATCCAACCTAAAGTAGCAGAAGTTGCTAAAAGTAAAAATATTCCTTTAGAAATGCAACCATATGAAAATGGTATTAATAATATTAAAAATATGAATAATATTTTTAGTAAATTTAAACCAGAGATGTATGATACAGTTAAAGCAGATAATAAAGATGAATGTATTGCTAATATACAGAAATTTATGATGGATGGATTTAATCCTCAGGGACAAATTAAGTTTGATCAATTTTGTTTAAATTATTTCCAGGGTGGAAATGGGAATTCTCAGAAGATTAATACAAATGTAAATCAACTTAATATGGATGGTATAGTAACTTGGTGTTTGGATTTTCCAAAACAATTGGGTCAGATAAATAATGATATAAATAATATCCTTGGTTTAATTGGTAAAGCAGTTCAAGGTATAAATCCTACTCCACAACCAAATACAAATCCACCAACAACTAAACAGCAAAATGTTAATGCTTCTACTGATTATTCTAAAGCTGATATACGTCATAAGGCTTATCAGTATAAGAGTATTCTTGAATCAGTATTTAATGAAGCAGATAATCAACCACCAGCTCAAACTGCACCAGCTCAAGCAGCTAATGCTGCTCAAGGACAGAATCCTCCTGCAGAAACTAAACCAATAACTGGCCTTGGTCAGAATGATAAAGCTGTAGATACTTCTGGTGTAAAGATTGATAAACAGGCTGCATCACAGGAACAACAAAAGACTCAATCTATGGGAATGTATATGGGAGCTATTCAGAATGTAGCTACTGCAATTCTGAATGCTCGTTTACGTTCTTCTAATATAATTTATAATGATTATATTAAGATTCTTCAGACTGTGTGTCCTCGTAATGAGTATATGCAACAACAGCAACAGCCTGCTACTCAGAATCCACAACCTCAGCAACCTGCTCCTGGTCAAAATCCTCAGAATCCTTAATATTATTCCCCGTACCTTCTTGGTACGGGGATTTTTTGTGTTAAATTTAACTACTGTAGATACTTATATATAATCACATTAAGAGGGAGAGATAGTATTGAATAAGTATGATGTAATTACTGGTAAGAGATTCTTTAAATATAATTCAGATACAGATATTACCAATGCATTTAGAGTAATAAAAGTTCTGAATGAAAATAAAATAGAATGTAAAGATGAGTCTAATGATAAAGTATTTACTCTTAATAAGAAAGAATTATCTGAGTATAGTACTTTAATCCCTGATGCTTTATATTGTATTTCTCTTGTATCTACTTCTAAGGCTCAGAATGATATAATTCTCTATGTTATGAGAAAAGAAGATATGGAGAAACCTGCTCCTGTACCTAATATTATTGGTAGACAGATGATATTAAATGATAAGAATGTAGATAAGATAATATTAGGAGATTATATTACAAATGCTATTGAGAATAAAGAGTTATCTTTGTTCTTATCTGCTTCTAAAGTTCATTCTACTATTATGATTAATTCATATCTTGATGATAGTATTGAAGATATCGAGAATCTATTATCTGATGATAAGGATAAGATTAATAGAATGATGGAGAATAACTTTAAGAATTTTAAAGCAAACTCTCTTAAGCATGAATATCATGGAGAAATTTATGGTCCTGAATCTATACATGATCTATTACAGATTATGCAAAAAGATATAGATGCTTCTTTGGGAATCTCTAGTTTAGATCCTAATACTTTATCTAAAGAAGAATTTGAACTTTTTGTTGGTGCTCCATATACAAATCTTTCTGTAGTAGAATATAAAAAAGACATTGATTTAGATAAGATACAATCAAATTATTTTCTTAGTAGATTTGAAAATGGTAAAGTATATGTGGTTTCATATTCTCTTATCAGTGAAGATATGCTTAAGTAAAAAATAATTTGAATGTATACTATATATATGAAGTGGGTAACCGAGTTTTATAATTCACCTAACACATACTTTATCTCGGGTAACCACTAAATTTATTATTTTAAGGAGGTAGCATTATGAGCTACAACAATTTCGCTGGAGACAATGCATTGTCTCGCAAAACTATCGAAAGAAAGAGAGGAGAAAAAGGAGCAACAACTCCTACTAGGTCAGTTGAAAAGGAAAAAGACCCAGTACGTGAGCAGGGTGAAGACTATCGTAAGTTGACAGCAACCATTCAAGTTGAAAAACAGACAATGGAATCTCTCGTAAATACGAAGTTGATGCCTCAGACTAAGTTTGAGGAAGATGTAAATAGCATTTTCGCTATTCCATTCCCTCAGTACTGCGGTTGTACTCTTATTACAACTCCTGATAGAAGTAAGATGACTCTTACTATCTATTTCGAGGATCGCAATGACCTTGTATGGAAAGAAGGAGCTATTAAAGTCATTAAGAACCTGTATGAGAAAGACAGCAAGATTCAGAACTCTATGGATCTTATTGAGAGAACTAATATGATCTATCAGAATCGTTCTCGTATCTGGAAGTTGACTCAGGAAGGTAAAGATGCTTTGGCTCCATTTGTATCCCGTGAATTTATTAAAGGTGATCCTGCCGATAATAATTACAATTGGGAGAACAAGGCACTCTGTTATGAGGTAACTGAGACCAACTATATCAATGGTGGTTTCAATAGAATTACCACTCGTAAGCTGGCTATTAATCTGGATATTAATCAGGTTCTGGCTAAGATGTATGGAACTCATGATGAGGAAGGACATAAGTTCTTCTACAGAATGATTCCTATGTATCCATTGCCTGCATATACGTATAAGGATTTGAATGGTCATCAGATTATTCAGAAGTATATGATTCAGATTCAGCAGGCTGATGAGAACAATGTTAAGAGTCTGTCGGATGAATTGTATATGGGTATCGCTGGTAATAGCGGTTCTCTCCATATCAACCGTCCAAAGAGAGATTTTTAATCACAATTTTAAATAATTAATTTTACTAACACACACCAAAGAGGAACCTTAAATGGTTCCTCTTTATTTTTATATTTTTATGGAGGGGTTATTTTTATGAAATATACAGGGAATGAAACAATTATAGGTACTCTTCCAAATGGAGATCCTATTAAATATAAAATAACTGAAGTTGATGATGACTGTGTATACGCAGTTGATATAGATACAGGAAAGCAATACACTTGGGATAGAAAAGTATATGAAAATAAAAATAATATTAGTTTTGATATCTAAGGAGAAAAGATATGTATAAAAAAGATATTAAAGAATTGGAACTAAAAGAACAAGATGGTAGTATATATATTAGATTGCCAGAAAATTATTATGAAGATGAATGGAAATTATATAAGAATGGTATATTTGAATTAAAAGAAGGACTTACTATTCTAGTAGGATGTAATGGATATGGTAAAACAACTACTTTATACGCATTTAAAAATATTATTAAAAAAGCTGGATATAAAACAATAAGTTTTGATAATTATCATGATGGAGGAAATAGATCTATTGGAGATGCATTATTTAATAATGATATTTCATTAGCAGCTAATATTATGGCTGGTTCTGAAGGCGAAGGTATATTATCAAATCTTTCTATAATTGCTGTAAAGTTTGGTACTTATGTAAGAAATACTGATCAAGATAAATTATTTGTATTTATAGATGGGATTGATGGCTTAAGCATAAATATCATAAATAACTTAAAGAAAGATTTATTCAATTTGGCTTTAAAAGATGCTAAGAAGCTAAATAAGAAACTATATATATTTATATCAGCAAATGATTATGAATTTGCTAATGGTGAACAATGTCTTGATGTATATAATAATGAATATATTACATTTAAAGATTATGAAGAATATAAAAAGTTTATACTGAAAACAGATAAGATAAAATTAAAAAGATATAAAGAGGAGGATAAATAAAATGTTTGATATTAAGTTTAATGTACATCCTGATTTTGATGAACTTATTGATGAAAGAGGTAATACTGCTATTTGTTTTAGAATGGTAGATTGGAATGATAGACCAGCTAAAAGACCAGAAGTAAGAAAATGGAGACTTAGTGAGACTGGAGAATCTCCAGATAAAGGAATTACTTTTCTTACAGATGATGGTCCAAAGAATCTTGCTAATGCTATAATTAGAAAAGGTTTTGGTGAAACTAAAGAGTATATTGAAACTCTTGCGGAAAGAGAAGATTTTGATGATGCTCTTGTACAAGTAATTGGAAAGAAGAAAGTATCTTCAGCTAAAGAAAAAGAAGTAGAAGCTGAAGATTTCTATGATCCTAGAGTTGTATTTAGTAAGTAAGGTGATTTAAATGGCTTTAGATAATATTGGTGTAGATAATAGTCATGATACAGAAGAAAAAGATCTTGACCAATTTGAAAAATGTAAAGTAAAAGATGGAAAAGAATGTAAGTATTGTGACACCAATGGTAGATGTATTTTTGAAACATGTATAGTGGATAATGAATATCCACCTCAAACCTTATTATGGTATTTTGAATGTATTGCATGTAAAGAAATAGATTCTATCAAACCAAGAAATATGAAGATACATTTCTGTAAGAATTGTATTGAGCAATTACAAACTGCACAAGTATTACCATTTACTTGTATTTTATGTGGTGGATCTCAAGCTAGTAGAGGTAAAGGATTTGGTAATCAAATTTGTGATTCATGTATATCTAAATTAAGTAGATGGGTTAATGGTGATTGCTTTATTCATACAACTCATGATTAAGGAGAGAGATTATTATGGTTTCTTCTATTTCTATAGAAGCTATCATGTATAGTAATTTCATCAAGTATCCTAAGTTAGCAGAGTTGACCCAGCAAGAATTTGCTGGGTCTACTGCTTGTGATCTTAATGTATATATTGATGTAACTATGTTTACTAGATTACTATACAATGATTTTTTTATAAGTGATGAAAACTGTTTAGCAGCAGTAGTATTAAACTATTGTGCTCATATAAAAGATTTCTATCGTAAACTTGGAGTTAGAGTAAATATAATATTAGTATATTCTGATGAAACTGATGCTATAAATAAGCAATTCTTACCAGAGTATAACTATAATTATTTGAATAAGAAATCTGTATCTGAAAATTTAAAGATAGAAAATATAAATATTCAGATATTAGAATTACTCTGTAGATATCTTCCAGGGATATATCTAAAGAAAGGTTCAGTAGAACCAGCAGTTATTATATCATATCTTATGAGAAATGATTTTAATAATGGATTTCCTAATATTGTATTTAGTACAAGTCCATTTTCTTATCAACTACCATGTTACAATCCATGTGTAATATTTAGGAAGAAAAAGTTTAAACAAGACGATATTTCTTTCTCTGTGAATTCCTCAAATGCTTTAATTGTATATGCTCAGGAAGCATCAAATGCTCAAATACGCAATAGATTCAATAATCTATTAATTAGTACACTATTTTGTTTATCTGGCCTTTCTAAGCGAGATGTAAAGAAAAAGATGAGTATAAGTAAGGCATTGTATATCATCATCAATATGAATCCAAATACATATGGTGATATAGAATCTATGTATGATCAAATATGTACTTTTGCTACTAGCAAAGACATATTAGGTTTTACAATGTTTGAATGGAATAACAGATTCAAAGCTCTAGACCTCAACTATCAGGTAAAGCTGTATGAAACTTTACCTGAAAGTAGGGATACTACATATATTGTAGATCTAAACGATCCAGATAAAGTTAAGTACATTAATAATAATTACTTTATCAATAATCCAATTGATTTACAAAGATTGTAGTATAAGGAGTGATAGGTGACATGGAAATATCCCTAAATATAGAACTTGATTCTAAAAATATTTGTAGATCAGATATTAATGAACTATTCAATTATTTCCAGAAACTTGTAGGTATTAATAAAGACATATCTGATAAAATTAATACTCGTATTAAAAATAATTTGGTCATGTGTTCTGAATTTAGTGAAGTAAATTTAGATAAATTAGATCTTACTGATTGGAATGTTAGTGAGATTACAGACATGACTTCCATGTTTAATGGTTGTACTGAACTTGAATATTTGGATGTATCTAATTGGAATGTAAGTAATGTAACAAATATGCATTCTATGTTTTATGGATGCTATAATCTTAAAGAATTAGATATATCAAAATGGAATACAAGTAATGTTAAAGATATGAGTTTTATGTTTCATGGATGTGAATCTTTACCTGAGGAAATAGTTTTAGATATAGCATCTGTAACAAATATGTTAGATATATTTACTGGGTCATCTATTAAAAGAGCATATTTTAAAAATACTCCTAAAAAGATTAAGAATGTATGTCTATTTGATGATCCTAGAAATAAAACTTATTTTAATAAAGATAATAATACAGAGATTATATTTATTTAAAACATTTATCCCTCTACCATTTTTGGTAGAGGGATATATTGTGTTAGATTACTAATTTTATTAATCCTTTAAGAAGTTCTAAAGCTGCATCTATTACAGATTTATTTATTTTTATTGTATGATCAGAGAATGGAGATTGTTCATATGCTTCTTCTATATTAAAATCAGGATCCAATTCTAATATATATGGCATATATGTATGAATGTCATTTATAATCTTAGCTCTGGCTTTATGAAGTTTCTCTCTCTTAGATTTATTTTTAGTTTTCTGAATCTCTTCTGTAATCATAAGATTCAAATACCAAAGTTTACACATACAGTATTCCATACCTTCTACATTCTTAGCTTTATGATATTGCTTCATAGCTAAATGTGTAGTAGCATACTCTGCTTCATAATCAAGTTTCTTTCCCTTTTTGATAAGCATATTTCCATCTTTATCAAAATCTACTGGAAATTCCTTTACTTCTGTAACTGGAATCAGTTTAGTTATCTGAGTTCCTTCAGTTACATATTTAGGATTCTTGATAGATGCTATATGAAGTTTTACTGGACTTGAATCAACCATTTTAAGCATACATCTAAACTTATCTTCTGCTACTCTTCTTGTATCATATATATAATTAAATGGAACTGTATATGATTCATTTTCATTTGGTGCATTTCTAAAAGCATTAAACACCTTATTTATAATACTTTGAGGTAAGCAACATGTATAGATTCTTTTCTTTTCTATTTGATCATATATTCTCTTTCCTTCAAAGTTAAATAATTCATTATTTGCTTCATTAAATGAAATAGCACTCTTCTTATATCCATCTCTATATTCTTCATAGAATATAATATTTATAGTACCGTATTCCCCAGATTCATTTATTGATATACTAGATTCTTCATAACTCTTTACATTAGCAGAAAATCTAGTTCTAAGATAATCTTCTATCTTACTTCTAGCAAACTTTCTAGCTTTATCACTAAATGCAATTTCTGGATTCCATCCCAAGTCTAAGATAGACTGCTTTCTATTAAGAAGAGCTTGACCCTCTAATTCATCTATATCTTTATATAATTTAGTAAGAGTATTTCTCCATTCATATCCAGGAGTAAACTCTGGAGAGTTATATCCTTCTAACTTCAGTTTATACTCTTCATACCATTTCTTTATATCTTTCTCATTGATAGATATACAGTCTGGAGTAGGAGAATATAAAGGAGTTTTAGAATGGTATGATACTCCTAAATCATACATCTGCTGTGGAGTAAAGTATGGAATATCTCTATCTACAGATATCTTATCTCCATCTTTTTCTCTATCAAATACATCAGTCTTAAGTATTCCAGTAATAGGATGATTTGGATATTTATCTGTAAGATATGAAACTACTCTTTGCTCAGTAAGAAGACTTCCATTAGTAGCATAATCATAAAATGATTCAAATTTAGATGATTTAGATAGAAGTTCTGATGTATGTAAAGAAGGGATATTTCTAGCTTTTGCTTCTCTTCTTAACATAGGTCCATAAAGCATTCCTTTAGTATGATCTATAGGTGGTCTTGCTTTAGTAAATTCATAGAACTTTTCAGTGTCCTGACAGTAGCAATATCCTTTTTTCTTCTTACTATCATAACATACTATTCCTAATACTTTATCTTTAAAGAATTCCCTTTCTTTTTCAGTTTCAGGGTCATGATAGTTAGAAAAAATAATTCTTTTAGCATCATCTTTATTTACTGGAGCTAATGCATTTTGAACTACATCTATTTTATGATAATCAAAATACAATAACTCTACTAAACTCTCCAATCTAACAAACATTCCAGCTATAATATTAGAGTAGTTTACTCTATATTGTTTAAGCTTAGATTCAGTAAGTTCCCAATATTCTTCATGAGCATTTTTAGAACTTTTAACTTTCTTAGTTTCTTTTGCTTCACTAAAGCTATCAAGATGATCATAATGTCTTATATATCCTTTTATTGGATCAAAGATACCATCATAATCTTTAAGAAATTTCTTTCTCATATCTTGATAACGTTCAATGTTATTCTTATCAGTAAACTCAATAGATACTATATCTGATATAATTCTATTATCTTCATCCTGTTGAAGGTATGCTTCATAATCATTATTTAAATCATGTAAAGTATCATATTTAGTATATAATATAACTCTATCAGATTTTCCTCGATATATCTTTATTCGAGTATCTAAATTTTCATCTTTATCTGTTACTAAAGGAATAGGATTAAGCAATTAATTCACCCCCAAATGATCTAAACAGATATCAGATATATTATCATAATAACCTGTTCTTCTTCCAGTTACATCATTCTCTGCAAAGTATCCCATTGGATGAGAATATACAGTTACATTATTTACTCCTTCAAGAAGTTTATCTGCTTCATGAATTTCTCTATCACTCATTACTGGAATATGAGGAAAGTCTATATTATTTATTCTTCTATACTGATTCATCAAAGAATGACATTCAGTATTTATAGCTTCCTGAAGACTAGCATAACTAACTTCTTCAAATAAAGGGTCAAAATTTATCTGATCACTATCTAATAATCTCTTATTAGTAATAGTGGTATATATAAAATCATCTTCTACATCTTCATCAAGATTATCTATAAGAGTCTTATAGATCTCTTCTGTATTCTCTCCTACATATTTAAATACTTTTCCAAAAGCATCTTTAAATAACTCAGAAGAGTTTGTAAGTTTAAGCTTTCCATCAGTATCTTGATGGATAACTTTCTTAGTCATAATATCATTACCAACAGCAAATCTAGTACCCATAGTGGTATTGTACTGAGTAACGAATAAATGAGAATTATTTGTAATTCCTACTGGCGCAGATATTCCTGCAATTGGAGTAGCCATATTTATACCTCCTTCACAATTATCAAATTGTCGAATTTGGATATCTTTACAATAAAAAAAAAGAAGTTACTTGAATTAAGCAACTTCTTCTTTTTTGTTTAGCAGAAGCTTTATGCTATAGCATCTTCAAACTTATGAAAGTCTACTATCTTATACTCTGCATAATCATTTTCTTTTTCGGTAGAAATTCCATAATTGAGGAGTTCTTTTTCCTCCTCATCAGACACTACACCGAGTAACACAGAATTACGACCAGTAAATGCACAAAACCAATATGGGTCAAATTCCGTGTTTTCCATTTTGGCTACGATCTTATCATGCTCGAGAGCATATGTAAAGCTACGAACAATGTTTTCCACTTTAGATAATCTTGCTGTTGTCATTTTAATTACCTCCTAGATATGTAGATGACTAACCACTTTTATTCTTATTCACATTTATAGTATATAACTCATTTTTTTAACTTTTACATATTCTCTTATAATTTATATATTATAAGAGTACTAAATCTCAAATATGTAAAAAGTTAAATTTCAAGTAACTTACGTAGTAAGAAAATGAATGAATGGGGGTCTGGGGGAGATAACAATTATGTACAGAAAATATAGTTGTTATCAGAAAGAGGTATACATATGAAAAAAGATTTAAGTTTCAAAGTAATACCAGCAAAAGATTTACATGAAATTTCCAAACATGTAAGAGATACAGAGAAAGAAAAAGTATTTGATAATATTATGATATTTATAATAGATGCTTGTGTAAAGAAAGCTCAATCTGGAAAATTTTCATGTGAGTTTGATTTAGAAAATTGCGATTCATCTACTTTTAAATCTTATTTTAAAAATATAGATTTTAAAACAGTATATCCAGATATAAAATCTATATTAGAAGATGAAAAATATGGATATAATGTATTATTCGAAAATGAAAAAATAATAGTATCTTGGTAATATGTACCCCTCTACCATTACGGTAGAGGGGTATAAGTTTATTTTCTTCTTTCGTAGTATCTATATATTATCTTATCCCAAGAAGAAGTTTTTGTTAAAGATAAGTAATTTCTTTAGTATATAACTTTATTATTTTAGTAACAATTAATTACAGAAGATTTTCAATATTTCTATTAGTTCTATGATGTTAGATATAAGAATCAAAATGTCTAGTATATCTTTCATCCTACTAATTAGAAACATGGTAAACACCTTCTTTCGTTATATACTTTGAATAAATATAATTGCTCTATATCTATTCATATATATAGTATATAACTAAAATCAAATTTACCAGCAGTGTATCCCTCTACCTTTCGGGGTAGAGGGATATATTGTGTCAAATTATATCATCTATATAATCTTCATGTACTCTTATAATAGTTCTTCCATCTTCATATGAACTATCTATCATCTGCATCTTTAACTCTGCTAATATCTGTATTAACTGTTCAAAGTTATTATTAGTTAAACGTAGATAGTTGAAGTTTCCTAACTTTTGTATGCTACTTTCTTTTGCAATCTGTTTCTCTCTATAAGATTTCATTTCTCTATTATTAGGATTATCTCCACCATCTTTTACATCTATTACAAGATTATATGGAATAATCAATATATCTAAGATCCATTTAAGTTTCTTACCTTGATATTCATATTCTACTATTGGACCAGGAGTCAATATCTCATTGCTCTTATAACCTAAAACTTTATCTAAAAACTCTAAAGTCTTAAGTTCATATTGTCCAGTATATGTACAATATCCACCATCAGTAAATCTATATTTACCAGATATTCTACGATTCTTTAACATCTTCTCCTGTTGTTCCATATCAGTAAGAAGATTATCTGTTCCATGTACTCTAATCATATTCTTAGAATACTTCTCTCTTAATGCTTTCTTACAAGATTCTCTACCACATAATCTATTATATTTTAATCTATCTTCATTCCATTCTGTAGGACGTTTGCATACTACACAAACTCCATGGTCTTTATGATTAATATAATTAAATACAGTTCTTCCAGCAGTAAATCCTTCTGGTATCATTTCTGGATGTTTTCTATCTACATGAGAAACTAACTTCTCTTTTGTTCCATGAAAAGAACAAAATTGACATTTATATACTTTACTCATCGTATTCACCTCTTATACTAGAGTCAAAATCACAAAAAATAATGGGCTAGAAACCTAGCCCATATATAATTAGTGTACTATATTATATTTACTCCATCCCAATTGAAGTAATGATCCATTGATACGATGATATATAAACAAGGTTGTTAAACGCTTTAATATTGGCTTATAACACCTTTTAATGACTGTATTTCTCTGTACGTAAATACAATCATTATTCTCATTATCAGTGAAATAGTACTTATCAGAAAGGATTATATCACCAGAAATAGATCCTCCTAATGCTGGAGTAGTAAATTGGCGATAACTTTTGTACTTTTTAGATTTCACATAAAGGCCTAAAGCCTTTATCATTTGCTTATTTCTTTGCATTAATGCCACCTACTCCATATCGTTACAACTGATGTAGAATTCCATTCAGTATTACGAATGATCATAGTAGATCTGAATGTTTTCTTTCTTTTCTTAACAGTTCTGAACTCTACATAGATACAATCTCCTCTCTCTCCATTACTTGGATCTTCCTTATCTGTGTAGTAATACGTTTCCACATTTATATTATAATCACCAAGCAATGCTGGTCTTATTGACACTTTACGCTTTTTAGCAGATATGGTGCCTACTACATACAATCTATAAGCTTTGGTTTCTTGAACTCTTCTAGATCCTCTCATATCTTTACTCCTTATCTCTAATTATTAACTCAAGCTTGGTATGCTTAAGCTGACGACGAAGTTTGAGAATCTTCATCATGATCCAATCATCATCATCTACAACATCTGAAGAAGAATTGGTAACTGGATCTTTAATCTTAGTATTCTCAGGATCTACATGTACTCTACCATAGATCTCATCTTTAGTTACATTCTTTTCTTCTTCTTTTTTGCCATACCTTTTATTAGTTATATATTGAGCAAAGCCAAGCTTATCCTTTTTAGGATCAGGAATGATTTCTTCATCCTTTTTCTCAGGAATTGGTTCAGGATCTTTTTCTGCCTCCTTTTCAATTACCTTTCCAATAGTAAAGATATTCCTATCCAGCTTGTAATACTTGATGATAAACTCATCTACAAGCCAATTATAAATACTAAAGTCTGTTTTTGTAACTTTACCTTTATAATGGAATTTAATAAGTTTAGACAGAGTATCTTCAAATTCTTTAAGAGTATTTCTGTTACTCATATACAATTCTTTTAGGAATGCTTTATCATTTTCTGTAATATTAACATGCTTTTGTAAAATATTTATACATTCATACTTGTTCTTAAGAACATATTTTACAGCCATTGTTATTAATTCAGATGGTGATAACTTGTCATATTTTGGCTCAATTTTGCATCTAAGCATTTTAGCATATGGATGCTGAACACTAATGACAATGCTATTACCTTTAGTATCAATTTCATTTCTAGATATATACAAGCTGCCGTTTTTATGCAAACCTTTTATTGCCAAAATAATACATGTTTCAACAATAAATTTTGTACTAAGATTATAATTTTTACATCCTTTCTTAATAACTCCACAAACTTCTTTAAATTCATTTTTAGTTACATAGAGTTTAGCACCTAATGAACACATTGCTTGCTTTGATAAAGCATCAAAGTCAGCATTCTTTAGATTTTCAAAAATATCATTGATAATTCCTTCTCTTGTGCTTTGTTTAGCATACATATATAAAGCACAATTCTCCATTTTTCTGGATGATACCTTAAAGATTTTGTTTTCATTTAACTGCATAAACTTTTCCTCCCTTTTAAAAACAAAGACTTGTAAATTTTCTATAGGAAGCTACTCACTTCCTACTCATATATATAGTATATCTTTAAAAATATTTTTATTAATATAATTATACAACATTCACAATATAATAAATTAGGAGGTTATAGTATGGCTAAGATATTAGATACTAACAAACCAAATTCTGTAATAGAATACTTCCTTGGAACTAATGAGTTTAATAGACCTACTGTGTATACTGATGTAGATGCTACCTATACTCTATTAATAAGACTTATATTACTTGAGCCTGGAACTTATCCAACTCACCCTAAAATGGGAGTTGGATTAGTAAGTAAATATAGATATGCTAAAGAATCTGAATTAAATCAATTAGCTGATGATATTGAATCTCAAATTTCTATGTATTTACCTCAGTTTACTTCTGTTGGTGTTGAATTAACTCTTACAAAAACTAAAGACTTACTTATTCAAATCATAATAAATGGTATAGCATATGAATTAATATATAGACCTGAGTATGAAACCTTAGAAGCTGTAAAAGAATAATAAGAAGGGGAGAAAATAATTATGGCAGATGAAAAGAAAATTGCATCCTTAAACGATATTATGCAAGAGGAGGAAACTACTACTCCTACTGAAGAAAATCTTACAAAGAAAAAGATTACTAAGAATACTATTATTACTCCAGATATGGTAAAGAATAGTAAAACTGAAAAAGCTGATCTTAAAGAAATCGCTCCAGATATGTTTGTTCCTAAAAAGCCAGCTAGTCAAGTAGCTGAAGAAAAGCTTATGGATGAGGTAGATTCTTATCTTAAAGCAAAAGCAGATGATTTGATAACTAATGTGGTTGATCCATTTAAAGAGGCTTGTATTGAAAAAGCAATTGAGGCTGAAGAGATGGAAGCTGCTGGTATTATCTCTGATAAGAATAATGTAAAAGAATATATGGAAGCAGTTGCAAAAGAAAGAGAAGAAGAAGCAAAGAATACTGAGATTAAAGAAGTAAATACTACTATTTCTGAAGATCTTGATACTCTTCTTGATATTGCAGATAGTGCTAAAGAAGATCTTGCTAAAGATATGGTAAAACCAGATTCAGATAGTATTTCTGATATACAAAAAGATTTTGGATTAGTTGAAGAAGAGGAAATTGATCCAACTGATTTAATTCCAACAGAGGAAGAGATGAGTAAGAAAATGAAAGAAGTTAAAATTGAAGAAGCTCCTGTAATGGAGGAAGAAGTAATAGAAGAGAAAGTTGTAGAGGAGAAAAAAGAAACTGTAATTCCTGATCCTTTACAGGATATGGCAAATGCTCCTAAATCTAATAAGCCAGATGAAGCTATTGCTAAGATTCCTACTTCTGAACCTGCTAAAACTAGTATTACTACTGATACTGCTATTCCTACAGCTTCAGCTACACTTCCTGAAATTACAGATGAAGATTTCAAAGACTTCCTTGAAGATGAAGATGATGAAAATGTAGATGATGAAGAGCGTAAGGAGATTTTCAATCAGTTCCGTGAGCAGGTAATCCAGAAATTACATCTGACTCCTGCATCTGAGAAGAGACTTACTAAATTTAAGATTTCTTCTAAGCCAATTCCTGTAAGTAAGGTATTGAGAACTGCATCTAATGTAGTTAATACTGCTACTTGGGTATTACCTAACTCTGGTCGTCTTGTTACTTTCTCTGCACTGTCTGGTGAAGAAATTGAAAATTTGAATCCAGAAGATAGTAATTCATTGGCTTCTAGAATTACATTCAATACTCTGTACAATCATTTGATTGATGCTAATAAGCCAGCCACTATGGAAGAGTGGATTAAGACTATCAACTGGTTTGATATCAATGACCTGTACTTTGGTATTTATCTTGCTACTTTCAAGAATTCTAACTTTATCACTTATCAGTGTGATAATCCTGCTTGTAAGCATATGTACTTAGAGGAGAAATCCTATAAGGATATGATTACATATGTAGATGATAAAGCAGAGAAGTTGTATCAGGAAATCCTGAAGAAGGGTATTGATATGACTCCTGATACTATTGAAGAAGATGTAATTCAGATTAATGATAAGTATGCTATTGGTTTCCGTGCTCCATCTATATATGATATTATATTTGGTGCTTCTTCTTTGGACAAGAACTTCCGTGATAAGTATGCTACCATTATTGGTACCATTGCATATATGAGTAATATCTACTTTATTCATCATTCTGATAGAAGTGATGAACCTACTCTCATGAAGATTGATTGTAAGCCAGTAGAGAATGATCCTGCTAAGACTACAAAGAATAAGATCATTGCATTCTACAATGTACTTAAGACCTTATCTTCTGATGAGTATGGTATTATTTCTTCTACCATTATCAATATCTCTAATGAGAATAAGGTTAATGCTAGATTCCATTATCCAGATAGCACTTGTCCTAAGTGTAAGAAAGAGATTAAACCTTCTGATGAGGATATTAGCCCATTGTACTTGGTTTTTATACGGCATCGCTTGGCTCGGTACGCCAGTATTATGACAGAGTAAACATGGTTGCTAGATACTATAGAGGGAGAATGACTATAGATTATCTATTAAAAGCTCCATTGGGTATACTCCATTATTTTTACTATATGGCAGTAATCGAATCACAAAGCGATGAGGGTAAGAAAAGAAAACAAAGCGAAGTATTAGAAGATGCTTTCGAAGGTGGGTGAAATATAATATGACTCTCGAAGAGTTCAAAAATATTATATCATATACCACGGATGAGCAATACGTGAAATATTTTGATGAGCATATTTTGTTATATGAGTTTCTGAATAATAGATTTGCTCCAGGTCAGATTAATATAGAAGTACAGTCAAATCCTAAAAGTATTACGTATAAAATCATTCCGATGGTTAAACTTGAACAAAGTTATTTATCAGAAACTCTTAATATGCTGGAAGTATATCTATTCAATAGAAACTTCTTAATTACTTCCAGGATAGAAGATGGAAATATGATAATCAATTTAAAGGCACATTAAATATGAGGCAGCCTCTTATGGGGCTGCCTTTATATTTTTGTGATTTTGACTTTAGCATAAGAGGTGAATACAATGGCTGATAAACAACAATTAAAGCATTTTAAAACAGAACCTTTGAATATTTCTAACTTTGTTAAAGTTAATAAGTTAAAGCCTATAGATAATCCTATATTCTTTGATGCTAATTCTACACCTACTATAGATGGTTTACTTTCAAATGAAATCTTTGGTATTACCAAAGATGAAAGATCTACTATCTTTGCTCAGATTCCTTTAGGGGAGAATGAAATATTTATTCATCCTATGGCATATAAAGTATGGTGTAAAGTAGATAGAAAGATTAAAGATATAGTACATGGTCTTAAGAATTTTACTATTACTAATGGTGAACTTGTAGAAGATGATAATGGTAAGACTGGAATCAAATTCTTACAAGAAAACTTTAGCAAATTGAAACTTAAAAAGAATGGTTCTCCTAGTAGAGATGCTACTATAGATTTTCTTAATAAATATAGAGATAGAATCTTTGTAAAGAATATGGTAGTAATTCCTGCATACTATAGAGATGTAAAGACTACTGGTAAATATGTAGGAGTAGGAGATATCAATCAGTTATATTCTAAGCTTATTATTGCTACTAGAAGTTTATCTGAATCTCATGACTATGGTTTATCTCTTTCTAATTCTATCAGAGGTAGGATTCAAGATACGTTAGCTGAGATTTATGATTACTTTACTAAAGGTATTTTTAATGGACAACCTGTTACTGGTATAGCAGGTAAGTTTGGTGTACTTAGAAGAGCAAATATGTCTAAGACTACAGACTATTCTGCCCGTACAGTTATCTCTGCTCCTGAGTTAAAAGTAGAGAATATAGAAGATATGATTACTGATTTGGATTATACTGCTGTACCACTTGCATCATTAACAGCAAATTATTTTCCTCAGATTGTATTCTTCATTAGACGTTTCTTTGAGAGACAATTCTCTGGTAATGAAGTATTTCCTATTAAAGATAAGAATGGTAAAGATACATTTCTTAATATAGGAAATGATTACATGGTTCAATTTTCAGATGAAGTAATAAAAGAAGAGTTAGATAGATTTGCTCATGGTATTGCAAATAGATTTAGACCTATTACTATTAGAGATCCTGAAAATAAGAAAAAAGAATATAAAATATATTTTATAGGATATAATATAGATAGAGAAGAATATGATAAAATAAAGAATAATGAAGAAATATCAAATATACCAGCTATTGTTAGACCAATGACTTGGTGTGATTTGATATTTATGGCTGCTTGTGAAGCTGTAAAGGATAAGTGTGTACTCATTACACGTTATCCAATGGATTCTTATTTCAATCAATTTCCTTCTAAAGTAAGAGTATCATCTACTCTAAAAACTAAACCAATGGTAGTTAATAACGAATTCTATAAATTCTATCCAGATATTTCTGAAGATGAATTGAATACAGATACTACAAATAAATTCTCAGATACTACTAAGATATGTAATCTTTATCTTGATTCTATGGGTGGAGACTATGATGGTGATACTGTATCCATTAAATCTTTATATTCTATGGAAGCAAATAAAGAATTAGAAACTATTCTTAATAGTAGACGAAGATTTATAGATCTGAATGGTCAATGTATTCTTAAAGAAGAAATAGAATGCTTACAATCTATGTATAACTTAACTATGATATTACCAGATGATATGAAGAAAATCACTATGCCTGAGTTTTAAATAAAATTCTTGATAACCATATTTTAATAGGAAAGTTTTCGGAGACTATTCCTATCGAGGTGTGTGTCCTCCTCTCTAACTACTATATTTTGGCTCTAACTTTTCCCCTATACCCATCGGAAGGGTATAGGGGATAGGTTGTGTAAGAATACCTGTTCAACTTTTAAATAAATCATCTAAATCCAATATAATGAAGGAGAGAAATAAGATGAGTGAAATAACGATGCTTTCCGTAATGAATCGTAATCGGCAAAGAAAAGTAAAAACAAGATATGGTGAATATTTAGCAAGTTATCCATTATATACTTCTTATCAGGAAGAATATAATTATGAAAATCTCAAAGATGCTATTAAATCTTGGAAAGATTATAGTATGATTGAAGAAGAATGCTTAGATAAGATGTTTGAATTATTTGATATGGTAAATGAGCATGGAGATATTTCTCAGATAGAGGAATGTACATCAATTATCGAATCAAATGTATCTTCTTTGAAAAACTTTGCAGATGTAGAATCTATAATCAAACTCACAAAGAATACTGATACTGTAATGGATGCAATAGCAGATATCAAGAAATGTGATATGATGATCAAAACACATGAAGATCTTTGTATGAGATTTGATATGGATAGCTATGTTCAAGAAAAAGCATCTTCTGAAAATCTATATGAATGTATATATGAACTCTGCTCCTTCATTGATACTTATAAAATGGGTGTAAATACTAAATATAAAACTTGTTTAAATGAATGCCAGTTTGTATTTAGTAAAAACTATATTCCATATGAAGATTCTATGATTGTAGAAGCTGTAACGGATTACTTTTTATACAATCATTTGAATGAGCAAGATACAGAAGGTGAATTGATTGATATTATGAAAGATGTGATCAATTCTAATCCATTCATTCATGAAACTGCTTATCTTGATAGATTGAAAGAGAACTTTGTATATACAGTAAAAGAAGAAACTATTGAAAGTATCTTTGAAGCTGTAGACACAAAAACTATCATAAATAATATAATCGAAAAATTTAAATCTCTTCCAGATAAAAATGTTTCTGTATTTAAGAGTACTGTAAATTCTATTTGTCATACTCTTATGAATACTAGTAGAGAAGAAGATGTTATTGTAGAGACTAATAACCTTTTAGCACTTTGTTTCCATTTCTTTATTACTGTAGGAGCTACTGCTATTAATCCTTGGCTTGGAATAGCTGCATTTATTGCTTCTACTTTAACTCGTATTCATCTTACTAGAAAATCTACTAAGAAAGCTCTTAAATCTTGGCATAAACAAAGGGCTAAGGCTGCTAAACAGTTAGAAGATTGTAAAGATGAAGAAAAGAAAAAAAGACTCAAAGAATATATCAAAGGATTAGATGATGGTATTGATAGATTAGAAAGTCATTATGATGCTATGAAAGATGATGAAGAGAAAGATGCATATGATCTCCGTCCTGATGATTATAATGGTAAAAAGACTGGAGATGAATTTGGAGACTTCGATATGAAGTTTGAAAATACTGATATGGTATATGCTTTCTCAAGTAGTATTGCAAATTCTATTATTGATCTTGCTAATAATTTTGATCAATATGAAACGTATAAAAATACAATGATGCCTCATTTGTTTAATAATATTGATCATGCTCAATATATGACAGATTTTGCTTGTAAGTATCCTGAATTTATTGAGCCTAGAGCTGTTAAGAGGCAGATTACTGAGGCTGTACGTAGAGAACGTAAATCTGATAATCCTGATTATTCTAAGATAGCTAAATTTAATGAAATGAAGAATCTTTTAAGTACTCCAATTGTATTTGAAGAAAATACTAATCCATATGATGCAATTAGAACTATCTCTGAAATATCAGTTGATCTTAATATTATGAATAGTTATATTCATGAGATGTCTATCAGTAGTATGGTAGATATAGCATTAGATAAAGTAAAATCTAGTCTTGGCAAATTAGATGTAAAACAACAGATGATTTCAAATCAGATAGATGCTAATGCTAGAACTGTAGAAAAGAAGTTTAATAGTATTGTAAGTTATGGTAATAGAGAAGCAGCCGTTAAGGGAGATTGGTTACCACCTCTTTCTAAGTGTATTAAGCTTGTACTTGGATTTGGTGGTTTAGCTTTCATTAATCCATGGCTTGCATTAATATCTGCCGTTGCAGTAGGTCTTATGAGAAATAAAAATCTTAAACAAGAAAGACAGAAGTTCATTAATGAACTCGATGTAGAACTTGTTATGGTAGATAAATATATTAAACAAGCAGAAGATAATAATGATCTCGAAAGAGTTCGTCATCTTATGCTTATTAAGAAAAAGCTCCAAGGTCATTATGCTAAGATGAAATGGAGAATGAAAGTAGATTATAATGAAAAAGATATTAGTGACGCTAGAGGACTTCCTGGCGATGATAATGATTAATAATGAGGGTGATTAAATGAATTTCTTTAATCTTGCTGGATTAACTCATATAAATGAAGTGATCACTTCTAATGGTAAACCATTAGGAGATGATAATACTCAAAATCCTCCGAATAATGGTGGGGTCACAACTCCACCTGCTCCTCAAAATGATCCTCCAGCTCAGGATACTCCTCCTGCTAATGATCAAACACCACCTCCTGCAGATAATCCTGCTCCACAAGATCCACCTCCTGCACAAGATAATCCTGCCCCTGCAGATGATACTCCTGAAGAGGATGATCCTGTACCAGACTATGCTGAAGGAGAAGGAGACGATGCACCTCCTGATGAGCCTGCTGAAGCTCCTACGAATGATGCACCTCCTGCAGATGATACTGCTGATGCCCCTGCAGATGCTGGTGGTGGAGATGATGATGTACCAGATTATGCTGAAGGAGAAGGAGATGACGCTAATGCTGATACAGGAGACGGTGCTCAACCTGATGCTGGTGGTAACGATGCTGGTGCTGGCGGTGGGGCTGATCCTGGAGCTGGTGGTGGAGATGATACTGGTTCTGAAGACCCACCTGATTATGCCGATGGTGAAGATGGTGACGAGGATCTTGGGGATGATGAAGGAGACGCTGGAGGAGATAATCCTGACGACAATACTGGAGGAGCTGCGGCTGCTGGTTCAGGCTCTGAGTTCCAGCAAGCAGATCAGGAACTCTTCTCAGATTTACCTCCAGAAGTGGTTGAGCTCAAAAAGACTGAATTAAAATCTCAGTTCGTTAAATTATATGATAATATCACAAAGTCTATTGAGCGTCTTTCTGGATTTACTAGAAAAGAGAGTACAATAAATACTATAAACTTTGTAATTAAAAAGCTTTTAGATCTGAAGACTCTCTTAAAAGATGCTCTTACTAAAGATTTTGATAGTAAATCATATATAGAAAACCAAATTATCTTACAACGTCATATGGCTATCTTTTTGGCTTTAACCAAAATAATAGAAGAAGCTAATAAAGTAGATAAAGAAGCAGAAAAATATCGTAAAGACAAAAAGAAGAGCGAAAAGAAAAAGGATGAAGAAGAACCAGATGACGAAGATAAAGAAGAAGATGAAGAGAAAGATAAATCTTCAGAAACTAAAGATGATGATGTAGAAGAAGTACCAGATTATTCAGAATTTGATGATATAGAAGATGACGAAGAATCTGAAGAAGATGAAGAGAAAGATAAGAAGAAAAAGAAAAAAGATAAAGACGAAGATGATGAAGAATTAGATTTACCAGAATTTGATGAAGATGAAGAGTCAGATGAGGATAAAGATAAAGAATCTAAAGAAGACGAAGAAGATATAGAAGAACCTGAAGAAGATGAAGAGAAAGATAAGAAGAAAAAGAAAAAAGAAAAGAAATCTGATAAGTATGAATTAGATGAAATGTAATTTTATTCCCTCTACCCAGTTAGGGTAGAGGGATAAATTATAAAAAAAGAATAGGAGTGTGTTGTGGCCTAAACACATCCTATTCCTTTTAAGGATAGAAAAACATGAACTTGAATAAGGATGAATCCTTTTATTCACATATATAGTATATGTTTAAATTTTCCGACTATTACAAAAATAGTACAAATAGATATGTTAAACTTTAAATATTTTTTTAATATTACATTTTGCTAATTCAACTATAATGTAATTGCATTCCAATAGGCATGCTAGAATAACAATGATAATCAACAGAGTATTTATATATACTCTAAAAAGGAGGAATTTACAATGCCAGTAGTTGGTGAAAGCCGTAAAGAACTGCTTGCAAAGCAGCTTCGTGCTTATGAAAATGATCCAATGCGTCCACTTGCTGAACAGTTTGTAGACGTAGCAAAAGCAGCTCTGTCTGAGTCTGCAATTGATATTTATCGTCAGCCAGATGCATTCTTTATGCATGAGGCAACCCGTGAGGCTATGCGTGATGCATTCCTTGAGAATTCTTATGATCCTGAAGATCCTAAGTTTAAGAACAATCCGTATGCAGTAGAAGATCATGAGCAGATGATGAATGCACTGTTCGAGAATGATATCTCTGCAATTACTAGCCCACTGAACGAGAACGCTCCTCTTGGTAGCTTCAACCCAGTAATTGGTATGGCTTTGCCTATGCATAAGAACATTACCACTAACTGTGTATTCGAGCAGTGTATTCCAAAGGATGTAGCTCAGAGCCCTAAGTTCACTCTGACTATGGAATATCGTTATCTCGTAGATACCAACGGTAATGAGATCGATATCTTCCTCGAGCAGAATAAGATTCATGATGCAATCGCAAATTCTGTTCCTATGAAGGATATCTATATTGCATTGCCTGAGGATAATACCTATAACATCGTATCTAATGATTTCGGTGGTGTAGGTGATCTCTCCATCAAGACTGCAGTTGTTGGTGTATTGGTAAACAGCAAGGTTGCTGATGGTGAAGAGTATCTGACAGTAGCAACTCCTGCAGTTTCTGGTTCTGCAATTACTAAGGCAACTGGTACTGGTGTTGCAGTTGACCATGTTGTTACTATCAATGAGATGCACTTCGAGCCTCATTATGGTGACTTCGATTATGTAATGTTCAACCGTACTTCTCCTGTAAATATTGGAGATCCAGGTGCAGATCCTTCTTATATCCAGCCAGTTATCAATGGTTGCATGAAGGACAACATGTTCATGCTGAATACTGCTGATGCTCGTATTAAGGGTGTAATTCTCCATGCAGTACTCGATACTTCCTCTGCTAAGTTCAAGACTTGCTACAGCAAGTGGAAGGCTAAGACTGATATCTTCGAGATCCCAGAGGCACCACACATTAGTGTACCTATCAGCCCTGAAGAAATCAAAGATGTCAATGCTCTGTATCAGGTAAATCAGGTTACTAAGCTGATGAGCATCATCAACATTTCTCTCCGCAACTGGAAAGATGATGATATTCATAACTTCTTGGATAATTCCTTTGTTGGTATGCCTGAGTCCCAGAAGTTCCAGGGTGCTTACGACTTCGTACCACCTTCCAACTTCCTGCAGGATCCTCTCTCTTGGAGAGCAGCAACCTTCATGGATCAGCTTGATAGCTATGTAACTTCCATGCTGCAGGTACTCAATGATAGCAACATGACTGTTAACATCATTGGTCGTCCTGACATCATTCGTCGTATTACTCCTACTCAGCACACCTATACTACTCCAAGCAATATTGGTCCTGTTGAGCTTGAGTTTAAGAAGACTGTTGTTACTTCTGATAAGCGTGTATATCAGTTCGTATCCTCTGATAAACTGCGTAACAACAACAATCTGATCATTCTGCTTATTCCTCATAACTCCATGCGTGTTATGTATAAGCTGTTTGATTATCAGTTCTATGTATCCAATGAAATTCGTGCGGTAGAGAACGTATACCTGCCAGCAGTAACTGCATTCGAGCGTTATAAGCTCATTCAGTATCAGCCTGTACAGGGTCGTCTGACTATCGTTAACCCTCGTGGTCTCCGTGAAGTTCTTGGTTCTAAGGATCCAATTGGTTCTAATGCTATGAACGATTACACTGCTAACCAGAACACTTATGCATCTGGTGTTAACGGTGCAGTTACTAGCGTTACTCCAATGGGTAATGTTGAGAACGGTAAGTGGTAATTTATCCAATACCAAAATGGTAAAATTCTTCCATAAAGCAAGCCTACCCTTCGTGGGTAGGCTTGTTTATGTTTGTAAGGAGAATAGTTATGGAAACAGTAAATGATATTAGAAAATTCTATTCAGATAAAGAACGAGCTGTTATAGATTATACTGCAAATATGAATACATATTCATCTCCAACTAATGGTGTGATTGTAAATACTTTAAACCCTCAACTTTCTAATAATGAAAATTCGGAGGTGCAAGTAAATGATAAACAAGATTAATAATACAATTTCTGATATTGAAGGTAGTTTAAGATTATATACAATGAATCTTTCTAATACTGATGAGACATCTATCACTAAAGATATTAAAGAAGATTTAAATAAATTGTTTAGAGGTAATGATGGAATATCAAATCCATTATGTGATGCTGTAATCATTACTAAAAATACAGATAAACAATTCTTTGGATTGAATGTATATCCAATATTCTCTAATAATGATACTGGAATGGCTAATATAGTATTGAATCCAGATAGAGATTTTATAGTTAATAAATACTATCTTGAGATTGATAGTAAGCTTTTCAATGCACTATCGACTTATGAGATTGCTTTATGTATTATATATGATATTACTGCTCTTTGTACAGATAATGTACCAATGAAGAAAGTAAGAGATTTGGTTAATATGTATCTGGTAAATAAGAGAGAAATTATTAGACCTAGTGAATATGCTGCATATAATGATATCTTTAACTTTGGTATTAGAGATGCTATGCAGAAAGTAACATCTATGTTTAATATCGGTGATGCTGGTATTGGTAATAATCAATTCATTAATGATATTTCTGCTAGTGAACTTAGTCCTAATTTTAATGCTACTTTACTTGAAATTAGAACTAAGCTTAAGAATAATGGAATGATTTCATTCAATGAATATGAGACTCCAATTGTAGTTCTCTCTTATATTCTCAATCTCTATAATAATATGAAGAATAATAAGCGTACTGCAAGAAAAGAGCTTATTAATATTCTTCCTTCTATTTCTTCTCAACTTCGTAAGAGAGAGATAGAGAATCTTATTAAGAGACTTGATATGATTGATGATAATATGATCAATGAAGGATTCCTTGGTAACGCATTGAATTCTTTCAAAGTATCTGGCCTTAAAGGATATGAAAATGATTATTATGAGCTGAAGTTTGAGGCTAATAATGTAGAAGATGATGATCAGGCATTATTGTTGATTGCTAGAATTAATTCTCGTATGTCAGTAATTGCAGATTATCTCTCTACAGAAGATGATATTCCTACTACTCAGAGAGTAAGATGGACTAAGTTGCTTAATGAATATAATGCACTTAGAAATCAATTAGCTTCTGAAAAATTGAGAAGAAATAAAACTCGTTTATATGTAAATTACGGATTTGATGATTAATATATAAGACGTAGAGTGCCCCTAGACGATGGTCTAGGGGGCTCTTACGTAATTAAATTCTTATTTTAATCACTACATAAATATAGGGTTAAATATAATATTTTTAAGGAGGAGTATATTATGAATTTTGGTGAAGCTATTAATGCAATGAAAGAAGGAAAGAAGGTACAAAGGTCTGGCTGGAATGGTAAGAATCAATATATTGAACTTGCATCTAATATTAGTTATACTAATTCTAAGGGCGAGGTTATCAATGCTAATCATGATGCTATTGGCAATCAGGCAGTAGCATTTGTCGGCACTTCTGGAGTTCAGCTCGGTTGGTTAGCTAGTCAGGCTGATATGCTTGCAAATGATTGGAAAGAGGTTGAATGAAATGAATGCTGAATATTTATTATCTAAAATAAATGAATTAAAAACTAAGCAGGAACAGATTAAATATGCAATTGATAATATAGATGAGTTAAATGCTATAAATTTTATTTTTAAACGCTCTGATAATGACACATTAAATTTTGTTTATTCAAAATCAAAAGGTGATTCTTTTTTATATGAATTACAAAGAATATATCTTAATCATTTACAAAATAAATATGATGAAACAGATTCTGCTTTAAAATTACTACATGATATAGCTTTAAATATCAATAAAAAAGATTAATATTTTTACTAATGGAGGATTTTAACTATGGCACTTGGAGATAATAATACTTTTAACAATAATGAACCTTTTAGACCTGTAACTTATGGATATGGAATGACTAATCCTGATGCAAAGTATGAGAAGACTTCTCTTTCTTTTGCTATTTGGAAGTTTATGCTTAAGGCTACCATTGCCCCAAAAGTAAATGATGGTGGTAATTATGATAAATATGATAAGGATAATGGTGTATCCATTTATCTGAATGTGAATAAGGCTATTACTCTTATGAAGATTCTTGATGAGTTTAAAGAACTTTATCAGAAGGATAACAAGGTTAAGTTTAATAAGGGTGTAGCTACCAATATCGGTGTTATCGTAGTATCTAATGGTGAATATGTAAATGGTGGAGTTCCTACTATTACAATTGCCAAGGTAAATGAGTCTGGTTCTGTTACTCAGATGCTGAACTATGAAATCAAGATTGGTTCTGATTTTGCAGTATTGAACTATGATAACAAGACTGGTAAATATACTACTGAAACTGAACCATATGCTTATAATGAATTTGAACTTCTTCATTACCAGTTAGAGCAGTATGTTCTTGGTCAGTCTGGTGGTATTTCTGGTGCATGTTATGATGCTGTAAACTTCGGTATCAATAAAGTACGTGATGATGCTCGTAAGATTGCAGAGAAGTTAGGCGTAGATCTGAATGCATCTTCACATAGAAATAACTATAGTCGCACCAGTTATTTCAATAATGGTGGTAATTCTGGTTCTGGAGAATCTTCTTATAATACTTCTTCAGCTACTACTAGAAATACAACCCTTGAAGAATTAGAGATGGCTTAATACTTTGAGGAGAGATTTATTCTCTCCTCATTTTTATTTTTTGGTGCATAATCATGAAACAAAGAAGAGGTAGTAAAGTTTTATTAGATTTTAATGCTGCTATAGATTTTACTTATGGTATATTTAGATACATGGTATTATCCAAAAAGTTTAAAATAGAATATTTTAAAGCTAATATGGTAAGAGCATCTGATGCATACTATAAAAATTCTGTAATAGCAAGCAAAGATAAGAATCCATTAAAATTATTATTAGTTAATGATAAGCTTGGTGATAATGTAGATTCTGTATATAAAGATCTATGTACTAAATTTGAAGATGCTATACTTAAACATTCTAGGCCTACTGATGTACTTAGATTAACATATACATGGAAAAAAGCTAAAGATTGTGATATATCTTGTTGTATTAATTGTAAGGATACCATTCAGTATAATTATTTAAAAAGAATAGTTCCGAATGATTATCCAGTAGTAGTAGATGGATATGATACTACAGATTATGATATTGTAATTGTTAGAGATGTGTATGATTTAGAGCTTTATAAAAATCTCAAACAACCACATCTATGTATTTATCTATTAAATATTGCACTTAATTACAAAGATAATGGTAATCTTAAAGATGAAGCTTATGCATACTTTCCAGCTTTACCTAAAACTATTGATATGTATACTGGATTCTCTTATTGTTTACCACCGTTAAAAGAGGAGGAAGAAAAAGCAAATGGGTAAATTCAAAGTTCGTTCTAATATTGTAAATAAAGATTCTCTTAGAGTAGTACAGACTGCTACACTTAAAGTACTTGCAGATACTCTTACTAAATCTTTTGGTCCTAATGGAGTAAACACTGCATATCGTAAAGAGAAAGATATTGCTAGATATACTAAGGATGGTCATACTATTCTTCAGGAAATCATGTTTACTGGTCCAATTGAGTTTACAATGAAACAGAATCTTGTAGATATTACTCGTAGAATTGTTACTACAGTTGGTGATGGTACTACGTCTGCGGTTATTCTTGCATATGAGATTTTTAAGAATCTCTGTGACGCAAGTAAGAAATTTAATATTTCTGATAAGCAACTTATTGCTGATTTTAATACTGCAGTTAATGAAGCTATTGAGATTATTGAATCCAATAGAATTGAAACTACTGTAGAAGATATCTATAAGATTGCTATGATTTCTACAGATAATAATGAGTACATTGCTAATCTGATTACTGATATTTATAAGCAGTATGGTATGGATGTATTCATTGATGTTGGAGTATCTGGTGGAACAGAAACTATGACAAGAGAGCATGATGGATTTACTATTCCTTCTGGATATGGTGATGTAGCTCTTATCAATAATACAGAGAAGCATACTTGTGAAATCAGAAATCCTGAGATTTATATCTTTGAGGATCCTATTGATACTATTGAGATTTCTGCATATATGGAAAAAGTAATATATGATAATATTACTGAACCTGCTTCTAAGAGAGAATTTGATAAAGTAGTTCCTACTATAATTGTATGCCCTCGTATTGGTACAGATGTAATTAGTGTTATTGATGACTTTGTTAAAGGTATGGCTCAGATGCCTCCTGCAAAGAGAGTAATGTACCCATTGAATATTATTACTAATATTAGTAAGACTGATTATTTGATGGATTTAGCATATCTGTCTGGTGCTAAACTTATTCGCAAGTATATTGATCCAGCATTATTAAAGGCTGATCAGGAGAGAGGTTTAGCTCCTACTATTGAAAATATTCATAATTTCTGTGGTCATGCAGAAGCAGTAATCTCTACTTCTAATAATACTAAATTCATTAATCCTGTTCTGATGCATAATGAAGATGGTACTCTATCTGATCTCTATAATTCTCGTCTTGAGGATATGAAAGATAAGCTTGCTTCTCTTGAAGAGACTAGAGAGAACATTGTAGAGATTGCTACTTTGAAGCGTCGTATTAATGCATTCAAATCTAATCTCGTTGAGATCTTTGTAGGTGGTATTTCTCTTACTGATAGAGATGCTCTTAGAGATTTGGTAGAAGATGCTGTATTAAACTGCCGTTCTGCTGCTATTAATGGTTATGGTCGTGGTGCCAACTTTGAGGGGTATGCAGCTTTTGATGAGCTTCTTTGTGATAGTGATGATAATGAAGAGTATAATATTTATCAGATTATTGTAGATGCTTATGAGAATCTTTATGCTCGTCTCTATTTCAATAAAGAAAAAGCAGATGATGAAGTAATCAGATTGATTGAAGATATGTTTAATCATGAGATGCCTATGAATATTCGTACTAAGCAGTATGATAATACTGTACTTTCTTCTATCAAGTCTGATTCTAATATCTTAGAGGCAATTAATAAGATCATGGGTACTGTATTCTTAACCAATCAGTTCCTTGTAGCTGATGTACAGTATAATAGTTATACTGATATTACAGAGGAAGAATAATATATAAATTTCGGTGGAGAGTGCATTAGCACTCTCCATACGGAATATAAGGGGTGATATTATGACTCTAGAAGAATACATAAGAAATCCTATGGGAAAAGGAAATGCTGTATATTCTCAGAGATTTGTATATGAAGAGTTATATACTAAAAAGTTTAATCTTCTTGTTGCTAGAGAAGCTGGTATATGGAAAACTCAGTGTATTATTTCTAATGAGAAAGAATATTATCTCTATATTCAGATACCATCTGAATCTGTTGAGCATTTCTTCTGGGATACAGTTATTGGATTTAAAACTGGAGATGGAGAATTAGAGAAATCTCCTACATTAGCAGGATATGATATACAATTCTTCTCTAATGATCCAGCTTTTATGTTTAACTTTGCTCAAGCTTTTGATAAGAATAAGATGCTTATACAGAAGCTTAAGAAGAACATTCCTAAGACTGCATTTAAACTAGAATCTAAAGTAAGAAATCCTCAAGGTGTAGTAGGATATGTAAAATCATTATATTTTGCTTATCTGTATATTAAACTTAGAGGTTTGTTCTCTAAACCAGTTTGGAGAGATAATAAAAGTAGTCTATCTATTGGAGAATTATCTAATAAGATGATTCCTACTGATAGAAAATTAGAGCTGTATAATGAAGCTAAGGATGCTGTTAATTTAAGAAAGAAGACACTAGCTACTAAAGCTAGTGAAATGAGAGCCAATTATAAATCTTCTAAACTTAATACAATAGCAACTACTCCTACAGTTTCAAGAACGGGAACAGTCTCTAGAACTGCTACTACAAAAAGAACCAATATAATCAAAAGAAAAAAATAAACATATACTATATATATGAGAAAGGAGGATTGCATTAATAGGGCTTTTAAAAATATAGAGTTAAGAGAGAGGTAAATGCAATTGATTAAACAAAATATTCCGAAGATATTTAGGCATGTTGGTATACCTACTATCCCAGAGGTGGATAAATGGGTGATGATGCCAGAAGACCAACTTTTCACACAGGTTAAGGGTGCTTTAATTGCTCCTTTACATCAGTTTTATAATCTTCCAGAGGGAAATCATATTGACTACTTCTATATGACACCAAAGAAGTGTTACAATAGTGATTCGAAGATAGATAAGAATACTGGTGAAAGAAAGATAGGCTTTAGAGAGCATTTATGCTTGTATATAAATTATTTTGAGAAATTCTTTGATAGAAATCATATGTTGCTTTCTATCTATTCTAAAATTAAATTTCAAATTGACTGTTATGGAAATATTTATACAATCGATGCATTCATTGACGATTTGTATAAATATATAATATCTTGGGACGCTAACCCAATATTATATTTTCTCATTAAAGAGATGAATGACTATAACTATATTAAGATGACTACATCTAAAAAAGATACAAGAAATCCTTGTTTAGAGTATCATGATTATCATGCTAAGCTTCTTATTATGGGAGCTTTGTATCAGATGTTTATGATTCCATTGATTAGTCACTTTATGTATATTAAGGGTATTAATTCTAGTGAAGAGACTAAAGAAATCTTAACTAGAGCATTTAATAAAATCTATGATAATATTAAACTTCATACTGGAGTAGATTTATTATCCAAACTGTTTGAAACTGTTATGGCAAATATCGGTAAGAGTATGAACCATGATAGACAGCTTTGGGAAATGCAAGAAATCCGTGGTATTAATCCTATTACTCATGGTATTAATATTCTTGAGAATCTTTTATGCCAGATTATACCTAAGTATGTGTATAATCAATCTATCATTTGCTTTAACTATAATAGTATTGCATATGATATTAAGTTTAAGATTACTAATATTCAATATGAATATACATTAAGACCAGTGTCTTCTTCTATAAGAGATGAAGATAATAACTCTCAGACTGATAAGTTTGAGGCGTATATGATTAAAAAGAACGAATCTGAAGCTGCTCAATATAAAGTAAATTCAGAGGATGTTATGAAAACTATAGATATTAAGTATGGTCCTTTTGATGAGCATGAAATCCAATTTTATATTAATGAACTTTCTAAAGATGGTCGTGATATAAGATTTGCTTATCAAGAAAATATTATAAGATTTATATTTGCCAAGATGTTTGGTGATATAATATCTGTAAACTATACTAATCAAGTTCAATATGTAAAGTTGCTGATTGCTGCAAAGCGTATTATGAATAATAATGGTATCTTTACATTAGCTGAAATTGTATCTGGTAGAACTAAACGTGGTGTTGCTAGAAAGTCTATTAGTAAGACCATGGTAACTAGGCTTAAGATGTCTGAAAAATATTTATCAATATTAAATATTTATAAAGACCAAGACAATGTTGAAAAGATTCTATTTAAATTTATAGCAGAAGCTATAGCTAGTGAATTCACACATATAAACTACTATGACCCAAGCATTAATGGCAAAGACATTGTAGTCGATAAGGATATCATATGTGAAGAGTTCATGAAGTTTGTATTAATGATAAATAAGTAAAATAAGATCACCCTAGGGGAGAAATCCCCTAGGGTATCTTTTATATAGAGGTGTAATATGGATTTAAAAGCATTGCACAAATATCTTTTAGATAAATTTGAAGATGCTAGATCTTGTTCTGGAGGAAAAGAGATATCTATGAGATGTAGATTTTGTGGAGATTCTCAAAAGGATAAGAATGCTAGGCATCTATATATTAAAACAAGTGGTGATACTCCATTCTATAATTGTTTTAAGTGTGGAAGTAAAGGAGTACTAACTCCTGATATACTTAAGCAGTTTATACCTACCTATGATGATAATGACCTTGCTGTATTCAGTGAGTTAAATAATTATATGGGTAAAGTGTATAAGAAAATGAAGAATACTATCAATCAACGTACACGTAAATATAATATTATGAATCCTTGGTATATGGAACAAGAACAAGGAAAAGTAGATTATATAAATGATCGTTTAGGGATAGTTATTCCAAATCCAATAATGGATAAGATAGTTCCTAATCTGTTATATATGCTTAACTTTAATGGAATAGATAAGTATACTAGAGCATCTGATATAGTATATGAACTATCATGTGCATCTGTTGGATTTCTATCAATGGATAATAGTCATGTTGTATTAAAAAATATGTATTATAAACAAGGATTAATAGATCCTTCGATTGATAATAAGTATAATCTGTATACAATACATGAAGAAGGAGTATCATTTTATACTATTCCTACACTGGTCGATTTGACCAATCCTGATACCGTGGACATTCATGTAGCAGAAGGACCGTTTGATATTTTATCCATATGCTATAATACATGTGGTGGTGTTAAAATGAATAAGATATATACTGCTGCATGTGGTAAGGGATATGAAAATGTAATCCGAATGTATTTATTAGATTATAATATAATGAATGCTAGATTTCATGTATATCTTGATAATGATGTGGAAGATAGTATTTTATATAGAATATCTAATCTAATACAAAATCTTGGAATGGAGCTTTATATTCATAGAAATACATTTCAAGGAGAAAAGGATTATGGAGTAGATAAGAATCATATAATTGATTCTGTACAAAGAGTAATATAAATGGGAATACATATATTCCCATTTTTTTTTTAGAGGAGTGAGAATATGGGAAGGTTCTTAAATACTACGTATACTAATACAGTAGAATCATTAGAACATGGAATGATACACAGATTAGATAATCCGTTTTATATGTTTACGGATAAACATCCAGTCACTGTTACATTCTATAATGTGAACGATACTCAAACTACTTTAGATGATGGTACTAAAGATATAAATGATATCTTAACTCCTGATACTCCTCTTAGGTATAATAAGATCGAAAAGGTATTACTCTTTGGAATTGAGAGAATATCTACTGAGTTAGAGATGAATGATTTTGGTTTAGAAGGTAATGAAATAGAGGGAGAATGTATACTTCCTCCTAATACTTTTAAACCATATCCTGATTCTTATTTTACAATAGATCATGTTACTAAGAATAAATGTTGGTTTAGAATAACTAAAGTTACTATAGATACATTAGAAAATGGAAATAACTTCTGGAAACTTTCCTATGTAATGGACAGAGTTGGAGATGATTTCAGCCCTATAGTAGAAAAGAATTTCAAAATGATTTCCGATAATGTAGGAAGTAACTACAAATCTATTATTCAAGATGAAGAATATAAGTTTGTAGAAAGACTAGAGTCTGTTTGTGAAACTCTTTCTAAATACTATCATTCTATATTCTGGAGAGATCAATTACAGACTTATGTATTCAAATATGCAGAAGCACAATTCTATGATCCTGAAGTTATAGAATTCCTTATTAGAAATAAAGTACTTGATTATGGAAGTAATTTTATCTATCTTGAGCAAGCTACTGCTTTACCAGAAACATTCTGTATTGAATATGATAAGAGTATCTATAGAAATGTAGAAACTCGAAATAAGAAAGTTATTCATCATAGATATTATGGTATTGAGAATAGAGATCCGATGTCTCTATTATCTCAAAGATTAGAACCATATTATATTGTACATCAGTGCACAATGGGGGTACTTGCAGAACCTATACCTACCTATTCTAATGATCTGACGAAGGCCATAAGTGCCGAAAAAGAGTTTAAAGACAAAAAGTACTATAATATCATTATAAACTACTTTAACGGCTTAAAACCGCTAAATGATAGTATGATTGATGCTTTAGAGGAAATTGAATATAAAAATAGTACAGAGTTATTTCATGAGCTTCCTATTATTATTTATATACTTAAACAGTACATATTAGATACTATGGAAAAGAAAGAACCTCTTAAACAATTTGAATAAGAGCATACCTCCGAAACATATAATTAATTTACAAATAGGAGGGGATAAAATGCTTAATAGTTTAGATATAGCTCTTATGGAGTCTTTAGATCATGATATGTCTTTAGATATTATTGAGGAAACTCAAGATGATGAACTTCTTGAAGGTGTAATTGAAAATGACCCTCATGAAGCAATCGATATATTATTCCCAGAAGTATAAAGGAGTGAATACGATGTTAGAAGCATTGCTTTCTGATGATACTGAATACGATGTATTCGATGAAACTGATGAATTTATTATCGAGCAAGAGATTGATCTAGAAAAAGAAGCTGAAGAAGATATCGCATTCGGTGAATGTGATGATATGGATGATATACTTTTATATGACGATGATGAAGAAACTGTATCTGCTGATGATGATGTATATTATGATGAAGTAGATGATGATGACGATATTATTTAAATTATATGAATGAATTTAAACTCATTCTAAATAATAATATAAAAAATAATGATTGTATAGATATCATATCAGCCTTCGAAGGATTGATTGATATTTATGATAAGGAGGAAAAATTGATGTCTAAGGAAAAAAATGAAGTTAAAGAAGAAGTTAAGGCAGAAGTGCCTAAAGAAGAAGTAAAAGCTGAGGCTCCTAAAGAGGAAGTTAAGGCAGAAGCTCCTAAAAAAGAGGAAGTAAAAGCTGAGGCTACTAAAGAGGAAGCAAAAGCTCCTGTAGAGGAAGTTAAGAAAGAAGAACCTAAACCAGAAGTTAAAAAGGAAGAGCCTAAAAAAGTTTCCGCTACTCCTGAAGTAACTGGTAAAGATGAAACTAAATATCCACCTGTTCAGCCAGGTAAGAAAAGAGTAAATGTTTATGCTAATGGTATAAATGTTTCTTATGTTACTTATCCATTTATTGGTGAAAAGAAAGCTATTGTTCTTGATCTTGAAGATATCAAGAAGCTTTGTTGGCATAAGGTTCCTGTAGAGGAAATCAAGGCTGATGGTACTCTGGTTAAGCTTACTCTTGAAAACTACGATAAATAAAATAAGATTATCCCTCTACCCTAATTGGGTAGAGGGATTTATTATGAAAAAAAAAATAAGGGGGCTGATGAGGCCCCCTCCCCATATGGGTGAATTGAAAGGAGATGAGAAGAACAAACAGAAAGGAGGTGAATCCTTTTATTCACATATATAGTATATGTTTAAATTTTCCGAATATTACAATTTATATAAAAAATAAGGGGATAATATACCCCCTCCCCAATGGGATATTTTATAATGAAAGGAGTTTAATTATGAAATTAAATTTCATAATTAATAATGGAAAACACAAAAAGGAATGGGTACCTTTTCATATATATAGTATATGCTTAATTTTTTCTTTAAGAGTATATGATTAAAATGTGCTTTTTTGGACAATGCTATAAGAGGTGAATAAGAGATGAAAAATAATACCACTGCTATTCTTAAGATTCTATATCCAATAGTAGAAAAGAAAATGAGCTCTAGAGCTGCTAAGTTTAAACAATGCATCTCTAAATTTGTAGATAGAAGAAACCAACAATTATTCGATACTGGCCCATATGATAGAATGGCATATGGTAGTATAGATGCAGATGAATTACATTCTGCAGTTGATATAGATAGAGTACAAGTTAAGAAAGCTATATCTGAAACTTATTATTGGAATATAGCAGCTTTTAATCCTAGATATGCTAAGGATGAGCCTACAATTCTAATCATGAGTTTGATTAGGTATTATATAATGAAAAAGAATACTAAAGATGCTCAGTTAGCAGCTTTGTATTTAGCATTCAGTGGTAAATTTTATCCATCTATTCACTATGCAATGTTCCCAGTTGCAGAACCTTCTAAATATAGAGAGATTATGGAATATGTAATGAATAATCTTTCTCAGTCATTTGAATTTAAGAAGTCTAAAACAGTTATAGCTACTGTTAAGACTATCTCTGATAAATGGCTTGAAAGTTATGAAAGAATGTTTAAATCTTTCTCAGATGAAGATATAGCATACTTAGTACAACAGCTTCATAATAGAATCAAATCTATTATCAAGAATATTGCTAAAGAATACTATAAAGCATATGAGAATAAAGATTATATAGTATACAATTCTGAAAATCAGATGCCTGAAGATTTCCATTTAGCAGATTCGGATTCTTTACGGTGTGAAAAGTTTATAGATAAAGCTATGGCTAAGATTCAATCTAATACCATAGAATATAAGTATTGTAAGATGGCGTCTTCTTCATTAGTAAGAGCAGAAGAAGTAAAACAAATCTTAGAGTCTATCATAAATGATAAACATACTATTGGAGATATTAAGATTGTGGTTCGTAATATGATTTATACATATTGTGCTGAGCCTAAGTCTACTAAGGAAGTAGCGGATATTCAGTTCCTTACATATACTATTACTCCAAAACCTAATACTGCCAACAAACATTTATTAAAGATAGATGAAATAGTAGAAGGTTGGTTAGATACTTATTCTACTAGGTATGCTGCTCGTAAGAAGAGATTAGCTACTAAAAATGCTTATAAAAAGAGTATTAAGTTTTACTTTGCTCTAATCATACATACAGCAAATAAGTAAGGAGGAGTATTATGATTTTAGATGAAGTATTAAAAGAGACAGCTATTATGAATAGCCTCAATGAAGCTCAGCAGGAATATGTGATGGATGCATATGCTGCTGGTTATATTGCCGCTCTTGAAAATTATATTGAGTCTCTCGAAGAAGAGCATAATTACAAACAATTTACTAAAGAAGTAGTAGATAAATTGAAACAAAGAGCTCAAGATAGACTTGATAAAACTAGAAAAGCTTTGCAAAGAACAAATGATGGTAGAAAAAGAACGGGATTAAAAGCTTCTGAAACACCAGAAGGAGAAAAATATAATGATGCTCATCGCCATATGGCGAATATAAATAGTCATATTAGTAAGATGAAAGCTCAGCATCATCCAGCATTTGCTTAAATTGAAAGGAGATTTTAAAAATGCCTAGTGAACATTTTTCCGCCGAAGAATTGATGTGCCATGGTGCATCTCAGGGTCATTGTGATTGTGGTCCAGAAACTGCAGATAAGGTAAGTCCTCTTCTTCTCGAAAAGCTTGAAGCTCTTCGTGAAATGATTGGTGGTCCACTTGAGATTTCTTGTGCATATCGTTGCCCAGCTCATAATGCTGAAGTAGGTGGTGTACCTAATTCTCAGCATGTTGATGGAACAGCAGCAGATGTACAGACTCCAGACTATGAATATTGCCATACTCCAGAACAGCTCAAATGGTACTGTGAGCAGATTGGTTTCGATGGAATCGGTCTTTATGACTGGGGTTGCCATGTAGATGTACGTGATAATGGTGAAAGCCCTAATACTTACATGTGGTAAAATAAGTCCCTCTACCATTTTGGTAGAGGGATAAATTTTAAACAGATTAGTAAGAAGAATAGGGGGAATATACATGGCACGATATAAGTATGATATTAAACTTACATACAATAATGGAGATGCTCATACTATTATAAACTCTATAAACATTCGTAAGCTTTTTATAGATCATAATTTTAAAGAGAAAATAACTCCTACAATGTATTGCACATTAAATATAGATAAGAATCTTTTTGATGATATCATTTTAAATGCATCTACTGCTACTATGACTCTTAGAATAGATAAAGTAGTTGTAAATGATGAAGGTACTCCTAAAGGAACAGCAGAACCTATGTGGGATTATGAATGTCTATACTTTATAGATAATGATATCAATTATAATAAAGAGATAGATTATAAGGGTGCAGAAAATAGAAAAGATATATTTAAAGAAGTATACATTGGTTTGATGTTTAAGAACTGTATTGAATATAATAAGCAAACTAATAATACTACTGTGATTGATTCTGATATGATGAATATAGTTGGAAAATATATTCAAAATATCCCTACCTTAATAGAACCATTTACTTATAATCCTACATATGATCAGTTAATTATACCTCCTCAGGATAGTTTATTTAAAACTTTACAATTTCTTAATTTAGAACTCAGCGTATTTTACGATACTAATTGTAGAGTATTCTTTGAGCCAGATGCTTTATATATTATGAGTTCTTCTGGTAACCCTATTGCTAGAAAAGATGATATATATGATACCGTATTATTTATAGTATGTGATGCTGAAGATGCAGCGGCAAATGTATTTGGTATAACTGAAGATAAAGAAAATGAATTATATGTAGTTAATATTAATGCTTTAGATACAGATTATAAGATAGATCATGATACTGGAAAACAATTCAATACTATTACATCTATTCTTAATCCTGCTAAAGATAATTCTGTAACAGAATTAGGAAGTGTAAAAGATAATGTAGAAAAAATAACTCAAACCTCTGATAAATTTTCAGGAAAGATAAAATCATTTACTGAAAATAATAAAGATATACTCTCTGAGATTAATGTTACAGATAATAAGATCACAAAGTTAAATTTGAATAATTTATCATTGCAGTCTATTGCATTACAAATTATAGATACTGAGTATGATAGAATTAGTTCAACTCCTACTATAGAAGAAATAGAAGATGGAGAAGGGCTAGTAGGTGCAATGACTAAAGCACAAAAACAAGAAAAATTAGATCAATTAGCAAATGCAAAACAATTGTTTAGTACTAGTACTTCAAATTATTCAAATATAGTTAGTGATTATAAAACAGGAAAATCTAGTGTTTGTTCTATTATGGGAAATATTACAAATTCTACTGGATATGTAGATGGAGTTACACCTATTAATATAAAATCTAATATTCCTACAATGAGTGGATGTTTTAGTCAAGTAAAAACTGATTCTCAGAATTTAGAGCAATATCGTAAAGATACTTTGATTCCATATGTAGGAACTACTGATGATATAATGGCTAGTTTACAAAGTTCTATATCTATTATAAGTAGTACAAATACTGGATATAATGAGCAAACAACAAAAAATATACAAAAACTTACTGAGTGTTTATCTGGATATTCTAATATTAAACTAAATACAGAAACTTATATAGATCAATTTTCTAAGTATCCAACTACATTTACTACTGTTGCTAATTCTGTAACACCAATTATTTCTAATCTTGGTAAGGCTGCTTCCAGTGTGGATTTAAAAGGAATTATGTCTAATTCTCTTATAAATATATCTACATTAGGAGATACTGCTACTTCTATGCTTAAGAAGTTTACAGAAACAGCTCAAAGCAAAATGAATAGTTTAGCAGCATCTGGATTATCATATGATAAATTAGATGATCTTACTATGAATATTAATTCTGTTAAAGATATTAATTCTCTTGGTAAGCTTGGTATTTCTTCTTTTGATATGGAGTTAGATCTTGGTAAAGATGAAGAGGGATATGAAGGCACTGGTACTAAGATAGTTCCTATTAAGAATGATAATGCTAATATGCTTAAGAATATTAAATCTGAGATAGAGAATAATAAGAATGTTATATCTCTCTTTAAACAAGATATGGATGTATCTCTCTTCAATATAAACAAAAAATATATTATAAGAAATTATGATGCTCATTCTGATCAAGATGGGTTATTCTTATTAGATAGAAGAGTAGATGTATATGTAAGAGAAGATGATAGATTCTTATGTACATGCTTACTCACATTTAGTAAAGTTGCTAATAGTACCGAAAAGGGTCCTAACAGTAGGCCAATGACAGAAGAAGAGAAACATACTTTGATGGAAGATATAATAGCATATAAGAGATTTATGGGATATATTGACTAAAAAAAAAATGAAGGGTGCTTAAGCAGCACCCTTCATAGCTTTCTCATGCTTGTAAAGGGCGTCTTTAAGGATTCCCTTTACATAATTGACATCTTTCTTGTTTTCATTACCATAAAAGGCAATGATAAAACAAACTAACTTGCCGTCACAGGTGCGACGGTAAGAGGCACGGTCATCTACTTTCATCTTATCAAGGTTATGTCTGAAGAAGTGTTTAACCTCTTCGACTGGAACCTCTCTCCAGCCTAATGCTGGGATAAAACTAAAGGCACGGATAACCTGCTTATTTACTATTTTATTTAACCATCTCATTTTAATCGCCTCCTTAAGCAATGGGGATGAGCAACCCCAACATTTTTTTATTATGAATAGATACGGACATCTATTCATATTTATAGTATATAACCCGTTTTTTCTACTTTTACATTTTCCTCAATTTGACTTACTAATAATCAAATTAAGGGAGGAACGTAGAAAATGGCAGTATCAAATATTGGATATATTATCAATGAATCTTCTGCAAAAGAGATTGAGTTCCAGATAAAGAATGATGATGGTTATAGAGTAATTGGTGAGGGTATCATTCAGGAGGCTGAGCAGTTAAACCGTAATAAGCGTGTATATGCTCATAAGGATTTATATAGAGAGATTTATGTAACTCCTCGTACTAAAGAGCTTCTTGAGACTGGTAATCTTAAAGGTGAGGCTGGTCATCCAGATGCTAAAGATTTAGCTCGTCAGGCTAAGATTGAGCCTAAACTTGTACAGGTTCAGTATACTAAACTGTGGATGGATGGAAATAAAGTAAAAGCTCAGTTCCGTGGTACTAATAACCAATTTGGTGATGAGTTTGATAAAGATCTTCGTTATGGTGAAAAGCCTTCATTCTCTCTTAGAGCTCTTGGTTCTATTGAGAATCGTAATGGTAAGGCATATGTAAATAACCTTAGAGTTATTACTTGGGATAGAGTATACTATCCTTCTCATCCTACTGCATATATGGAGAAGATTGTAACCGAGGGTACAGAGTTACAGAATAAACCATATAAGCTTAAGGTTAATCAAGATCTGATTAAAGAATATGGTAATACCCAGGGTGTAGAGGAAGGATTCCAGATTATTGCTCCTTTCTCCAATAAGAACGTAATTGATTATATCAAACAGGAGTCTACTAATATTCAAACTATTATTGAGAACTTTGATTGTTTCTATCAGAGTATTGCACTATCTGAAGATGGTAAGATGGTTACATTAGTAGATAAAAATTATGATACAATCTTTGTTCCACTTGAGAAGTATGTACAGAATGAGATTATGAACTATTGCTTAAAATAAAAAAGAAAGAGTCCCATCTTGGGACTCTTTTTCTTTAAGTTATTGAATAATGCATATGTTTGGTAATGTATGAATCTTCTTCATCAAGAGATACTTCAATGAGAATAGAATTATTAAGTAATATATTTTTTAACATATACTTATTATATCTATATATTTCTCTTAAAGCATTCATAATAGATTCAGTATTTCCAAGTTTACCATTGATTTTTACTATATAATCGATTGGTATGTTGTTTTTTAGTATTCTTAGTGTGATATTGATCATATCGTCAAATCTGCATGCTACTTGACTCATAAGAGGCTCTATTTGTGTACGTATAGTATCATAAATAGAGAGATTTACGTTGTTTTGTAAATTTACATTATAATTCCTAGCATAATTGATTATGAACTGTATATCAATACCATACATAATACTATTTACATATTCTAGATTATTTAATAGCCATATAAAAGTACGCTTATTATTATCTTCTTCTATAGCTCTAGCATATTGAATATCATTAGAATATCTATCATAATCAATAGCTTGGTCTATATGAGATAACTCATGTGCTACAATAATTACAGTCATAGCTCTGTATTCTTTCTCTGTACTAAGTTTATTACAAAGAAATTTTTGAATGGTTTGAGAATAAAATGTTAGATATGCATTGTTCTCCCCACCCAATTTAGTTACATTAGGATCATAGTTAATCGTATAACCAACTGCTGGTATTCTATTTATTTTACCATTCAGTGCTTCATACGATTTATCGATCCACAATTTAATTCGTTTATACATATGATTCTCCCTTCTTACTTACTCATATATATAGTATATAATTGATTGGAGGTTTACTACCATGCCAATGAATAATAGAATGACTGATCTTTTGAATAAGATTGAGCGTCGAATTGGTACAAAAATGCTACATCTACCAGATAATCTAGCAAAAGATACTTGGGTAGAAGTAATAGATGGAGATACATTAGATACCTTCTCTCGTTTCTTTCCACATAAGATAAGATATATTCTGGGTCCAGAAAATAAAAAGTTTCGTAATACTTATATCATAGATGAAGATATATGTAATAGTGTAAAGATACTTGGTGCTGGTGATATAGACTGGCATGATTTCTCTTCTAAAGCTCCAGCATATCAGTTAGGTGGTGGATGGGGTACATTTGATTTATTATCTTCTTCTTATGATGCTGAAGATATTATGATGACTCAGATGATAGCTGACCATGTATCTGTATTCTCAAATGGTATTTATGTAGAATATATTGAGCCTAATATGATTAAACTTAGTGGTATTATAGATCATAGTATGCTCAATTTCCTTACTAAGATTCCTATTAGTTTATTTGTTAAGCATAGTACAAATCTTATGACTATTGCTCCTACTAAGATGGAAACATTTGAAGAACTTGCAATTGCAGATGTAGCAAGTTATCTATATGAAAATCTTAAATATTATGATGGAATAGAAACTGTATTTGCTGGTACAGATATGAAGATAAGTGATCTTCAGAATAAGGCAGAGAGAAGACAAGATATTGTGGATAAACTTAAAGAAACCTATGTATCTCCAGCAAACAAGAATCAGCCTATTATGTATTGTATTAATTAAAAGGTGGTAAAATAATTATGAGTTGTATTATTAATCTTGATTATAATAGTCATATCGATATATCAAAAGCTAAATTAACTAATGTAAGAAAATTATTAGGTAAAGAAATTAATACAAAATATATTGAAATTGAGTTTGATAATAATTTTTGGATAGATATATTAGATATTAAAGAACATCTTATAGATGAAACTATAAAAAATATTCCAGAAAAAATAGAAACTATTAAAGAATTACATAAAAATAAACGAATTGATATTAAAGATTTTATTAATATGATTATTAACTAAAACATTTCCCTCTACCCATTTGGGTAGAGGGATTTATACTGATAAACTAACTATTTTTAGTTATATACTATAGATATGAATAGGGTATAGCTTCTTCACCAACTACTCTATACCCTATTCACGCCAGCAGAAAGGAGGTTAATGATATGATGAAGATTTTAATACAATTCATATTGGGCTTAATCGAAAGTCTGATAATAGAATTGATAAAATTCTTAATTTTCTAGCATCATATCACCAACATACTGGCTTGTAATTCCTCAAGGGAAAGCAATACAATGCTTCCCTTTCTTTTTTGTTATCTTAAAATACTTTTCTAAACCCTTGCCAATAATATAATGAAGGTGGTGAAGCTATGCCAAAGCCTACAGAATTCTTTAAAGAGATATGTAAATATTCTAGAGAAGATTTCGATAAACTTCTTCTAGAGAAAGGAAAACATGGAAAATTACCTAAGGTATTCTTCCATTTGACTGAAGATGAACGAGAAAAATATAAAACCAAGGAAATTAAAAGAGAATGAAATGTTAAAAGAGGGTGAAATAGATTTAAAATCCACTCCAATTGACGTGAAAGCATTGAAACCAATAGGATTAGATGAGTTAAAAGTTACTAAGCAATAGACTTAGTTATAATGGTTCCATTATATATGCATATATAGGAGGTTTCTAAAATGGAAAAAGTTGAAAAGTTGATTAACGAGATTAAGACTAATCTTACTCAGAAGAGTTCCTCTAAGAAGGACGAAGTTCGTGTAATGAAGGCTATGCTCAATGACACTTCTTACAAAGTAGCTGTCTATGACAAGTCTGGTAAGACTGGTGAGTATTGTCCTGCTGAATCTGCTAAGCAGATTGTTTCCTCTGTTCTTCAGCACTCTGCTGGCATTAGTAACACTGAAGCTGATGCACTTGCAGTAAACTATGAGTTTGGAACTTCTGAAGCTGAGAACATGGTAAACATCAGTAAGGAGTTTGTAAACTCTTATGTACACACTGGTCGTAAAATTGCTATGGGTGGCCGTGAGAAGAGCAATGTAGCAATTGAGCTTAAAGAGATTGAAGCATCTTCTCGTCCATTCCCTAAGGTTGTAGGTATTGATAGTAATGGTAAGAAGATCTATGGCCGTGGCATGAGCAAAGTTGGAGCCTATGAGTCTCTTAAAGTTACTGCTCCTTGCCCAGCATGGATTGAGAATAAATAATAGAAAAGAGGTAAGATAATATGGGTGATCTTGTAATCCTTTTAACTGGTGCTATTGTTGGCATCGTAGTATTTAACCTGGTTATGCTTGGTTTGAAGAAGAAAGATAACTAAGAATTTTCTCTCTACTCTTATGAGTAGAGAGACTTTCTTTTTTAGGAGGGGTATAAATGAAGAGATGGCAGAAAATAGCATCTTCCCCAGAAGAGCTTTTAAAATGGAGATTAGAAAATACATGTAACTACTGTACAAAAAATATTATTAATATTTGTCAAGAAGAATATAAACCTGGTACTAATCAAATAGATTGTAGACAAGGAATATTAGAGTATCTTAATCAAGAAATTGAAGAGAATAATATAAATAGAAATGAAGTAACACCATTACATAAACAAATTTATAAATTAAATAAAGACGCTTTAAATGAAGCAATAAAAAGAAGTACTTGAAGATAAAAGGAGTAATAATTTATGGAAGATAAATATAAGAAGATTTGTGATATTGCAGGTGTAGATGATATTGGAGATGTAGATGATGGATTTCATTCATTCAATGATTTATATCTTCAGAGATGTATTTTATTTGCTACTATTGTAAATTCTCATAAAGAGTTAGCCTGGAAGACTAAGAAGCATGAAGACGGTGAAGATTGCTTTGGTGGTGGTTGGTTCTTAGTAACCATTGAAACTCCAAAAGGAGCATATGGATATCATTATGAGAATAAGTATTGGAACTTATTTGACTGTAAAGAGATTCCTAAGGCTAAGCACTGGGATGGTTATACAGATAAAGACGTAGATAGATTATTATCATTAAATAACATATAAGTACTGTAATTTTCATGCTTTTCTTTTTTCAAAACTATTTATCCCTGTACCCTTAGTTGGGTACAGGGATAGATGGTGTAAAATATTTTTTAATTATATACTATATATATGAATAGGGAGTAGCTTAAATGCTACTCCCTATAAAATTTACTAAGTTTTTGTTTTAAAGAGGAGAGGAGTAGCTATGAAATCGTATGCTAAAATTGTTAATGGAATGATGGAAGGAGATATCGATTCTTATAATATCTTTAAAGATAAAGTTATAGGATATATTGATTCTCATTTTCCAGAGTATTCAGATGTATCTGAAGATATATTTGAAAATATTGTTGAAGAGCTTATAGAGAAAGGTGGTTTAAAGAATAACTATCCAGCTCAGTTTATTAATCTTTTAATAAATAGAAATGTATCAAAGTATAAAAGAAATTTATTAAAAGAAAATGAGTACATATCTGAATTAATAGATGATGTTTATTATACTGAAGATGTTATGATAAATGATATTTGTAAAGAAGAATATAATGCAAGAATACATATAATACTTGATACTTTATATGATAGAGAAAAGAATGTTTTAAAGTATAGATTTTTAGATAATATGGAAACTTTGGAAAATACTGGAAAACATTTTGGAGTATCAAAAGAAAGAATACGGCAAATTGAAGCTAAAGCATTAAGAAAACTTAGGCATCCTACTAGAGGTAAATGGTTATTAGATTTTATGGATTTGGTTGATGATGATCCATCTAAAATTAATAATGATAAAAGAGTTTTAGAAGACTATTCTTTAAAAATTAATTTAAATCATACAAATGAGTATTATAAAGAATTATTAGATAAAAGAAAGGAAATTGATGCGAAAAGAAGAATATTATTAAGAAAACAACTTGATGAAAATAATAATAGAGAATTAGAAAGATTTTTAAGACCTTTTAAATATTTATCTGAAGAAGAGAAAAATATTTTTAGAAAGGCATTTAAAGAATGCCAGGAAAAATTAATTAAAAAGAGAGCAGAAAAACTAAAAAGGATTAAAGAAGAGGAGGAAAAACTAAAAAGAATTATAGAAGAGAGGGAAAAACGTAACAGAATTGAAACAGATAATTATATAAGAAAAATATTTGAAGAAAAGAAAAGAAAATTAGCTGAGGAAGAAGAATCAAAAGAATCATATCTTAATTCTATGTATAATAATATGATAAATCAATATATGTTCTGTTTAAAGGAAGTTTTTGATTTAATAGAAAAAATATTGAATAATACAGAAGGGCATAGATCAGAATTATATCATATAATAATTGGATATGCTGGAATTGGATATGAAGAGTATAAAGCTAAATTAATAGAGTTTTATATTAAATATGGAGTATAAGGAGGAATAGTTTATGAGTTATATCGAAGAATGTATTGAAGAGCAGAAAAAGTTATGTGTAAAGCTTAAGGCTCCATATTTTGCTCCTAAAGATGGTGTGTGCTGGAGCTGTGGACATACTATTTTTGGTACTGGAAGTGATCAGTATACAAAAGAGGAAGCAGCAGAAACTTTAATTACTGGATGTCCTAAATGCTCTAGAACTTACTGTGATTAATAATAATAAAAATATCCCTACCCTTATTGGGTAGGGATTTTCTTTTTTATTACCCATATATATTATCATTTGATTCATATAATAAATAAAATTTTATATTATCATATAATGAATGATTTAAATAATAACTTGGAATTTTATAACCATCAGTATGATATCTTCCATTAATTATACATACATCTGATAATATTCCATTAAAATTAAATTTATTGCTCCCTAAACTAAAATACCCAATATATTTTATACTTTCACCATAATAATCCCATGTATTATTATAATAAATAGTAAAAGTTCCTATTTTTGTTCCATTTATAAATAATGTAATATTTTTTACAGAACTACTACCATTATTTATTGCATATATTTCAACAAAAGTCCATTTAGTAAAATCATGACTGCATAATGTAACTGTTCCAGATGCTGGAGCATTTAAAATATATAATGTATTATTTTTAATCATTAAATTAAAATTGCTAAATATTACTCCACCATTTCCACTATACGTACTTGTATCCTTTATCCAAAAACATATAGTTTTATTATTTATTTTATAACTATTTAAATTTATTCCAGTTTCTCCACTTCTTAAATCTATTGTACATTCTGGACGAATTTTATAGTCAGAAGGGTATGGTAAGCTTGAACCATTAACGAATGAATAACTTGTATTATTCACTACATTATAGTACCCCCCCCCCGAATTACGTCTTAAACATAATTCTATAATACTTCTATTTATCATATTATTCACCCCTATTCTACTTACTCTTTTGTTTTTTTTTGCTACAAATAAGTAATTAGTATAATAGGAGGAATATATTATGACTTTTGATAGAGTATTCGTTAATAATGGAAAAGTAGTAATCGGGGGGGGGAGATTACATAAAATTTAGCGAACCCTATGATGATATTAAACCTCTTAATTCAAATATAGACGGTTTATATTATAAAGCTAAAGATAATTTTAATGATGGAACGTATAAATATATTAATATCAGAAATGTAACTAATTTTACACTAAATTATAAATTTTTAGTAGATAGAGTAGGTCAATATGTTGATACACTTTGGATACAATTTTCTGATTATGGAACACTTGCAATAAGAATATATAATGGTATTATGTATATATGGGGTTGGAGTGGAAATATTGGTGATTTGCATTATAATACTAATATTTCTATAAAAACAAATATTATATATAATATAACTGTAACTTGTAATAATAATATATATAAATGGTATTTGGATGGAAATTTTTTATATTCATATAATAATTCAAATAATATTTATAATATAATGATGATTCATGGATGGTTATATGGAAATGCTGGAGATTTTAATTTCAATTATACAGTTGGAGATATATTCTTTGCAGATGAATGTTTAATAGATGGAAATTTTACAGTAGATAATACTAAATTATTTATGAATGAATTAGGACCAGGAATTACTTTAGAAAGTGATAATGAATTATATGGAATAAAATAAGAAATATCCCCTACCCAATTAAGGGTAGGGGAAAGTTTTATTGATTCTCTTCTATTTCATATAGATTCTTCCATTTGATTCCAAGATTCTCTTTACACTTTCTATCAGTTTCTATAAGAATCTTATTAATCAAACCATTAAGAATTATACTACCAACCATTCGAGCATTTACACCTGCTGTAGTAAGTAATGCTTCTACTTTTTCATTAGGTCTAAAGTCTGTATATGGTTCTTGTCCTTCTGGAATAACAGTTTTGATTACACCTTTAAGTGCTGTTGAGAATACAAGTTTATCTCCTACGCCCATACTATCATGGCACTTAATATAAACAAATATCTTTACTCCATCTAAACAATCCTTAAGTTTACCCTGAGCCTCTAATTTGTAGTCTGGATCAAGTAATCCTTCTACATTCTGTACTCCCATTTTCTTAAGTTCAGCCTTCTCTTTCTTAATTCTATTCTCATATGTAGTTACGAGTTTTCTTAAAGAAGGAGAAAGTTCATCTAATTCACAAGTACGGAATATTTTAATATCTTGTACTACACCAGTAAGCTTACTACGAACATGAATACGTCCAAGATCACTTACAGCTTCTACATCTGCATCTGTAATAGAATTTAATAATGTATTAGCATCTTTCTCTTCAAATGCATTCTGGAATATCATAAGAGGTTCACCCTCTTGAATTTCCATTCCCTTTTGTACAAGATGATAGATATTTGTATCCTTAGGAAGATATCTAGCTTTCTCTACACAATAATCAGAGCTCATGGATTCAGATAATGTATTAGTAATTACAGTAGAATCATTGAATGCTTCATCTGTAGTCATAATAGCAATCTTAGCCATAGTTCCTACATTATAAGAAACTCCATTACCTTCTTCATTTCCAACCTGTTTAGAATAACAAGTTGGATCATATGCTAAGATATCATTATTATTAAGAATCTGACCTTTCTTAACATTTGGCTTAAGTCTAAGAGTTACATAGAAACCACCATCAGAGTTCTTCATAGTCTTTTCTTCCAGATCTACGAATCCTCTTTCTTTAGTCTCAGTATCTTCATATACTATGAACTTATCTGATACAGAGATTACTTTTCCTTTCTTTCCTCTAAATTTATATGAGAAGAAATTAGAAGTCATATATGGAATAGCTTCATCCATACCAGTAGTAACCAAGTTAGGAGAAGATCTCTTAGTTCTCATCTGATGTTTAGAAGTCTGAATATAACCCATTGCTATACGCATTGCATCATCATGAGTAGTCATGAATGGAGTCATAGCCTCAGTAGCAGTAAGCATATTAAGAGTATTAAGTTTATCCCCCTTATTCTGTTTAATGAATCCTCTAGTATTAGCAATACTAGAATCTACAGTAGCCTGTCTAGTAATACCTACATTACCAGAAAAACCTGTAGAAGTTCCAATAACTCCAAGCATACTCTCATCATAAATACGCTTATCAAGTGAGTAGCTTCGTTCAGAGTTCATACCAGATAATCCCTTAAATGAAACTGCATTTGTAGCCTCAATCTCAAGTAATGGATTCAGAATACTAAGATCACTAGCAGTTGGATCCTTTAGTATAGCATCTACTACAGCAGATTGTTTGATAGAAAACTCAGATGATTTCTTATTCTTCTTTCTAGTAGATTGATAAATACCATAAGAAGTAGCAAGAGTTTTATAAACATATCCTGCAATGAGTTCCTTAGTTCTATATCTATTACCAGTAATATCAGTATGTTTATTATACTTAGTATCTACTAATAATGCAGATGCATATGCAAGTATAGATACATAGTCTGTAGGAAGTTTATATAACTCACAAATTTCTTTAGTAATAGGATCAATCATAAGATCATAGAAGTTATCCAAACCATCTGCTTTAATTCTACCACCGAAGTTATCCAATGCATCTATCCACATATCTTTCTCATTTATATCTTTAATAGAATAGAATCCAGTATCTACATATTGTAATCCATTCATAAGAATAGAAGCATCTACTGTATCATCATACTGGAGATATCCATCTTTGAATTTAATATATGGACGTTTATCTTCTTTTGGTGGTCTAGTTTCACTGAATTTATATGTGATATGAGCTTTCTCCATAGATTTCTGCAATCCTTCAGAGAATGCCATAACTACAATTACTGGAATCTCAGTATTCAAAATACTAGCTGTAGTATAAGAAAGCTTTTGAGAAGGTTTAGTATTTGCAATAAGCTCTAATAATTCTTTATCAACATTTGATCTTGCATGATCTTCTAAGATATTTAAGATATTTGGAGCTATATGCATATCAACAGATCTAACTTTCTTAAGTTTAGCATTATAATATAATGGAATACTACTTACTATAGAAAAGCTCGATTTGGTCTTATCTCTTAATTCATACATCTCATCAAGATTAAATGAAATAAAGCTTCCATCATTAAACTCAATTCTTGAATATGATGTAGCTAAATCTTGATATTCGATAGGTAATTCATACTTCTGACAAATAAGATCATTATCACCAATAGATACTTTAAAAGTTTTACCATCATACTTATCAAGTATCTTAGTAAGAATACTCATCTTTCTAGTAGTTTTACTACCATTAGATGGGTTATATCTACGAATAAATATCTTATTATAGTTAGATACAATCTGAGAAGTATCTGGACCAGTTTTAATTACTGGAAGAAGCATAAGCTGACCCTGAATAGTCTTATAGTTACCTCTAAGCATCATAAATCTATTATCAATGAACTTAGGAACATCAAGTTTAATAGTATGACGTTTACCATCTACATCTTCAAACTTAACAGTCCAAGTTTCAAGATAATCCTCAGATGTTACTTTATCTTCTTTATCTATATCCAATATTGCAATTGGAGCAGACTTATCTGTCATAGAATTGAAGATAGAGATAATATCATTATCCAAATCATAAGTTTCATTGAACTTACTAAAATGAACTTCCTTCCAATCTTCATTGATACTATCAATTGGAATATTATCCTTAGGAATATCTTTCTGCTCAGTATTCAGATATTCAGCAATGGTTTTACCATTGAACTTCTTTCCTCTGAATTTCTGATTCAAAGTACTCATACGAGTAGCTCTTGCTTTTGATACATTGACTCCACTATCTTCTGATTCAAGATCCTGAATGATATCCATTACTTCATCTTCAGTATTCTGATCTTCGATATTCTTTTCAAGTTCTTCTTCAGTAGAAGACTTCTCAGCAGCAGTATGAATTTTTTCTACTAATTCTTTTTTCTTAGAATCAGTATCAATATGCATTCCTGGGTTAACTATATTTTTAATTGACCAATTTGCGAATTTTTCCGTTTTAGAGAGATTATCAAGGGAAATACCCCTCTTTTCGAGCTTATCGGCAAATTTCGTCACAAGCACTTCCTGAGAGTCCTTATTTGTGTACTCTGAGTCATCGATATCATTAGTTTTTAGCTTCTTTATAAACATTTTGAACTTAATAAGGTTAGTCTTATCAAGATCAGCTACGTTTACTTTAAAATATGCATTCTTAGAGAAGAATACAATATCATGTGGCAATACAGACTTCAAATCTTTTCTAAGAATTAAGTATCTATTAATCAAAGATAAGATATTGATATCTTTTCTAAAATCATAAGATGTAGCATCATCTTTATATACTTCATCTACATCAACGAATATTGTAAATTTAGTATATCCATTCTGCATATATCTATTATCATTGAATAATTTAGATAAGAGTTTAGCATACAGATTTAATCCTATATCAAGTTTATATGTATTCTTATTAGCAAAATCACTCAAATAATGAGAAGTATCTACAAACAGATTCTTAGCTTTATACTTATCCAAAGTAAGATAAGTATATTTGATATTAGGATGCATACCTTTAATCTTATCATAGATAAGAAGCTGTTCTTTATTATTCTTGATTCTACCAGCATATAAAATCTTTCTAAGTTTCATATCTGTAGTTTCTAATAAAGAATCAATATCTTCATCAAAGAAAGTTCTATAAGTATGATTATCTACATTGTAGGTCATATACTGTTCAGTAATACTACCTGTATTTGGAGTTATCAAAGAAGGAGAATTATATTCATAATTTACTTCTTCCTCTAACATCTCTTCTTTAATAGATTTCATATGAGCATACTTATAAACCTCAGTATCCTCTTTAATTTCTATATTAAATTTCTTAGCAGCTTTCATAATACGAACTGCAAGCTGATGTTTCTTATCTTCTTCACAATGACCGAAGAGTTTAATAGCAGAACGAACATGTTCTGGAGTATCCAAAGGATACTTTCTTTCCTCTGGAAGACCAAATTGATCCGCTGGAATTTCTCTTCTTTCTTTGGCAGAAATAGACTCTTCTAATCCCCAATACTTAGTACTTTCATTAAGATAGAGATTTACATTCTTCTCTACATAATAACTTATAAAGCTATTGATGTTAATAGTTTTAGGATGATTCATCAATAATGAAGCAGTATTTGGATTATTAGAAAGCAAGAAAATCAAACTACCAGTTTTTCTAGATTCCATTTTTACTGGTAAATATATTTGAGTTCTATATAATCTCATATATTTAAGATTATCTAAGAATACAGCCATATCTCTTCCTCCTTTATATGATTATCGAAATGTCGAACTGGTATACAATAACTCCCTCTACCTTTCGGTAGAGGGAGAAATTATTAAACGATAATCTTAGGAGCTGGACCAGAAGGCATAGAACCAGGAAGAACAATACCACTTTCGGTTTTCTTTTCCTGTTTAATGCCAGTCTGGAGTTCAAATCTCTTACGAGCTTCTTCCATTTCAGCCTTAATATGCTCATCAATATCTTTGATGATTACGTCGAGTTCCTCAGCCTGATTAATAACCTCACACACTTTGACCTGGAGAGATTTACGCTTAGGATCTTTTTCATCATCCTCAATTATAATGATTCCTAAATCAGAAAGTTTATCAATAGTTTCCTTAAAAAATTCAAAGAACTCTGGAGACATATTCTGATAATTCATCAATGCACCAAATACCCCTGGGAATGCCAATACTAATTCATTCACTTTAGATGGCAGTTCTTTACAAAGAACTTCTTTTTCTTCAGCCATTAATTGCTTCCTCCTTTAAGGATTCTTAAGCCTCTTCTGCTACTCCATTTTCTTCAACAGCAGTATTTTCCTTATTGAACTTTCCATTTGGTTTTCCAGCAAATTCCTTCTTATGGATACGATCTTTCCAACCATCATTCATAAGATTATGCTCGGAAGTAGACTGCACCTTGCGAAGAGGGAACAGAGCACGCATAATGTAGAATACATTACCATTCTCATCACGACGTGGCTTCCAGCCAAAAGAGAAACGCTTATCTGTATCAAATGTAACACCATACATATCACACTTGAAAGAATAAGTGAAAGGGAAATTAGGATTTGTAGTTACAGAGATATTCTCCTTAAGCTTAGCAATCAGAACATCGATAATTGCTTCCTCTGTAACATTCTCAAGAGTAGAGATATCGATATAATCCTTAACAGATGGTACATACTTAACCAGCTCATTAAAGCCATCAGTCAGAGTGTCAAACTTCTTGGAATAAATAATGCAGTTGTTCATGATAAAAGTCTCCTTTGATAATAAATTAGATTTCTTCTTCTGAGAGTATTTCATCAACTTCAGCATCAGATAATACCCTCATTTTATCTTCTATGATATAATAAGGAATTTCTACATTTTTCCTATCATATGTATTAAGAATTTCCTTATCATATTCATTAAAAGCTTTTAATAAATCATTTGCAAGATTACGAATCTCAGCTTGTGCAGCTTTATCCAATCTCATGTTAAAGAAATGAAAAAGATTTTTATATGTAAACGTCATAATTAGACGAGTACATACATTAGAAGGTAAGAATGATCTAGCATCCTGTTTCTTCATACCTTGTTCAATTAATTGATGATAAATTTTACAGAGTCTGTTTCCAAGTTCTTGTCCAGAGAGCTCAAAGTTAGTACCAAATAAGGATAACTTAAACTTCTTATTTAGCATTTCATCAGTATCATGAAACTTAAGAGGATTAATAAATGCCTTTTTAGAATAATCTACATATCTCTGAGATTCTTGAGTAATAGCATTTCTATGACGAATAACTTGCATAGATATTGGTCTAGAAATATCATGTATAATAACAGATACTTTGACTATATCTAATACATCATCTACAGTAAATCCATATTGAGATACATATTTCATAATATCAGAATACTTTGGTTGAACCGAACCGAGTATAGTTGCTGTAGGAGTTTCAATCTTAGTTCTACTTATAGGATCAAGCTTAATCGCAGATTCTTCATCTTCATCTGCATATGGATCAAATCTCATATTTGTAGCTCTTGGATTATCCAATACTGCAAATTTATCTCTATCCATAACTTCAGCTTCAATCATATCTTCAAAGAATACAGCTTCAGCAGAAGAATAAAGTGAATCTATAATTTTTAAGATATAATGATTTCTTAAAGCATCCTTAGTAAACTTAATAAGATGCTTATATCCTCTAATAGAACCACCAATAAGAATATGAGTAGTATCATTATACTCATTGGTTTTTACATCAAGATATTTACAAGATGCTAATAATTCAGCGAGCCATTTTGTATTCATAGCACTCTGAGAAATATGAAGCATCATAATAATATTTGTATGTTCTAATACAGATTCATGACCCATCTTAATAATTTTAGATAAATGAGCAATTCTTTTATCATATTCTTCTACTGGTCCCATTCCTACACATATTCTAGATGCAGTAGATACAAGATATGTAGAGTCTGAATGGTCAATAATTTCACAAGAAATACCTTCAAACTTTTTATGAGATAAGAACCTAGCTTTAGGGTCATCACCATTAATAATTTCCTCCGTTGGAAGGCTTTGATCTAAAAATAAGTTCTTTAGGCGTTTTAACAGGTTCATTAATATATCCTCCTTGAGTGAAGTAGTATTCATTAGTAGAGTTATTTGGATTATCATAATCTATGAAACTACCTTCACAGTCTATTGTAAAGATTTTAAAGTGATACATATGAGCAGATTTTACTAATTCTCTTATAGTATCAGATTTAGGATTATCAGTAAATACATATAAAGAGTTTAATTTAAAAGCAGCAATAACTTCTTTGTATTCTCTTAATGATACACTTCCATGAAAATATGGACAAATTTCATCATCACTAGAAACTTCATACTTTGGAATAAATTTAATATTCTCTTTAGGAATCTTAAAATCTTCATATAAGTATTTCCTTATCCAGAATGTACATCTTTCATATTCTGAATAAACAGCATATCTAGCATTTCTATTATTGAATATTACAGATAGAACTACATCTTGTAATACTTTTATATTAGAATTAAAATTATAGGATTTATCCACAATAAAACCTATTCCAGATTTTATATCATCTGGAATATCTGGCATCTTAATCGAAAAACATGATTGATCTGGTATTGAATGAACACTCTTCATTTCTCCACCTCCATATAACTACATTTAAGTTTTTGTAAAAATAAAAAAAAATAAACATATACTATACATATGATAATAAAAGAAAGGGTATTCCATAGCCCAGCTTGAAGGAGGCGATTAATATGGAAAAGTTTTTAACAAAATATAATAATATTAATGTTTATACATATGATCGGGATGATGATATGTATCGTCATCCGGAATATTATGTGGATGACCCAGCTAACCAATATGATGATTTTTATGGGAATTTTATTGTTCAGTTTGTTAGAACAAATGATAGAGGTGCAATATATGTAGATCCTTATAATGCATATATATGTACTAACAGATTGAATAAAAAGCCATTAGATGAATTGTTAAAAGATCTGGATGATGTGAAATCATTCAGAATTGGATAAAAGAAAAAGGGAGCCTATCTTAAGGCTCCCTTTTCTTTTTACCAACTAACAATTATTTTTCCATATACTTTCTTATCATCTATATCGTAATCTACTCCTACACCCATATAAGTACCATGATCATTTATTTTTTGCTGAATACTAACACCCACTATTTTCTCCGTAGGAGCATAGGAAACTGAACGTATCACTTTCTTATATGCATGTATATTATACTGATTCAAATTAATAGGAGTATTCTCTTTATACTTAGAAAAATCAAACTGTTCATCTGGTTTATCTGGGTTAGTCACAATACTAAAATCAGCTTTATTCTTTTTCTCTTCTTCTTTAGCAGTCTTTTCCACATCTTTAGCAGTAGTAGGAACTATATACTCTGGTTGTACATTATTAGTATATATGTATTCTATCTTATGTGCTATCTCTTTAGATTGAGTTGGACTAATATAAACTTGTGCATTTTGAGCAGCTCTATCTACTCCTTCTGGAGTAGATGCTTCTTTTTGAGATTCAAATGTAACAGGTTTCTTTACATATGTATCATTATACCACTTATATACAAACAACCCGACTATGATCAGAAGTATTACACATAATATATGTGACCAATACTTCTTTAGAAACGTAAAGATTTTATTAGCCATGATCACTCCTCCTTTTAATATAAATTATATTATTTATCCAATAAAGTCTTATGTACTTCAAAATATCTTGTAGTTATATCTTCAAAAATTTCATCTTCAGATCTGAATTCATTACCATTATAAGTATATATTTCTTCTACATTATTAACTCCATTAAACTTACAAGTTTCAAATCTACTATGAACCTCTTTCATTTTTTCTTCATCAGATTCAAGAATATCTTTATCGTTTTTCTCTCTAATCTTTTTAATAGTGATATCAAAATTAGTCATCATCTTGAATATAATATCACATTTTGGAAGTCCAAGCTCATTTACCAAAATCTGAAGAGCTATTCTATCTCTAGTAGTTTTACATTGATAGTAGTAATTAGAATACCAAAATCTATCAAAAATTATAACATCTAATCCATTTTTAATATCTGGAATAATTTTAGTATTCCATTCATCAAACATCTCCATTAGATATGCTATCATAATAGGAGTATTAATATCTATATCTTTATACTTACCAGATAAGTATTGCCTAATGAAATATGAGTTCTCTGAAGCATAATATGGAAATTCATATCTCTTAGTGTTTAAAAAAGATGCTAATCTCTTAGAATTGGTTTCTTTAAAAGAACAATCTAATCCTTCAAAATCTATCATGATTGGTAATTTCATTTTTAAATCCTCCTTATGATATATTAATATATAAGCATATTATTGTATTGTAAACACAATATATCTCTCTAACCTTTTTAGGTTAGAGAGTATCTTCTATTCTTCTATCTTCCTTCTTCTATCTTCTTTGTTCTTATTACTAATGAAGTAATTAATTAATTACTCTAGGGGTCTTAGGGGGAGTAAAATTTTAATTCCATTGTTTCAGATACTCTCAGGAAAATTGAAAATTTTATAGGATAAAAGTCCTATATTGAATTGGATATATTTAAAAATAAAAAGAAAAATATACTATATATATGAGACTAGAAAGGAGGTAAAAATATGATAGAGTATTACAATGCTCTAAATTGTTTCACAGATGCTAGTACAACGAAAGGATCAGATGGGGTCGTGAGTAGTTGTGCAGGCTATGTACTCACCTATCATGGAGAAGTCATAGATAGGGGAGAACGAATTTTATACAATAGTACAAATAATGAAGGGGAATTATATGCAATCTTAATGGGAATAAAGGCCCTTCTATCTTATTCGTACATGGATAAATTCTTAAATTTATTTTCAGATTCAAGGATATCCATAGAAGGACTCAGATCTTGGTGCATAAATTGGTGTAAGAATCAAGATGAGAATGGAGTACTCTATGGTACAAATGGAAAAGAAGTTGCGAATCAGCAGATTATTAAGTATATCATTCATATGATTTACTATTCTCAGATTCATATGCAATTATTCTGCCAGTTAGGACACATTAATCCAGTAAAGGTTCAAGATATGACTAAGAGTATAGCATATTTCTTGAATTGTAATGGAGTTAAGATATCTGATGATATCGCAGTTCAGATTAGTGGATTCAATAATATGGTAGATGAGAACACTAGAAATATGTTGGCTCATGCTATTAAGAAGAATCATGGTAAACTATCTGAATATGGTAATATATTCATTCCAATCAATTATAAATTGACGGATAAAATGATTGATGGTTATATTCCATTATTAATGGATATAAATGGGAGGTTATAATAATGGGGTTTAATACTGTAGTAGTTAGAAATGGAATTTCCACATCGATGAGTACTGGAAATATGACTTCAGGAACTGCATATGAAGAGTTCTTGAAGCAAAAACCAAACTATTCTTTATTAGGTGATTATTATTTTGAACTGTTGCGTGATGCTACACGCAGTTTAGTTCTAAATACAGCTAATAGTCATGGATTTGATTATCTTAGAACGATCTGTATAGATCTTGAGAATGCATGTATTAGATATGCAAAGCTCTATTACTTTACTGAGAATGAATCTAAAGATAGAGCGCTTGTAATTCTAAGAGGAGTAATTCAGGATCTTATAAGCAATTATCATCATAATAAAAGATATGATTTAGTTGATACTATATTCAAAGGTATGGAAGCGTTAATCAAAGTATAAACTACTTATATACTATATATATGAGTAGCAATAGAGCTAAAATATTTTAAGAAGGAGGAAATACAATGCAAAATGCAAAGTACTGCCACAAAGTAGTTTGTGGTAATATCGTTGGTGTCTTTCCGAAAGACAAACAAGATCTTAAGCGTTGGCTTGAGAAATGCAGAGCAACAGCTCGTGCATGCACATATGACGGTAGATTAGATTGGTTTGCAGCATCTCGTACTATTCCGTATGTACGATTATGGCAAGACAATCTATTTGGTACTTACTATGCTAGAGATGAAAGAGATATAATATTCCATGAGAATAATGATCCAGAAGATACTCTCATTCTCTCGGATATTGCATATTACTATTGGGCACTCCATGAAGATAAGTGGAGAAAAGTAGTAGAGCAGTTTAAGTCCATATATCCAAATATGCCAGAAGAACAACTCTGGAATGAAGCTAGAGCTAATATAATCAATGATGAGCTTCAGAATTATGGAGTTATAACTTATCAGGCTGCTAGAGCTTGGGCTACTACTAATTATAGAGTTCAAGAAGTAGAAGCAAAATTTAGTAAGATTGGATTCCGTAATATGTATATGAAGAATAATAATAATATCATAGCTGAAGTTCCTGTGAATCATACAGTAGCAGCATTTACAGAACCAGATATGGTAAATCCTACATTATTATTCAATAATGATAGGTATTTTCAGCAGGTTCCAAATGAAAAACCAGAATCTGCAGAAATGAATTTCGATAATTTGTTTGAGAATCAATCTACTCCTCAAATAAATCCAGAGATGGATGGGTGGGTTAGATGTATTGACTCTCATCCAAATCAGTATGGTGCATATAACTATACAAATACTATGAGTGATTGGCAGAATCAACAGAGATTATATGCTGAGCAGAATGCCAGAGCATATAGTCAGTTCATGAATCCATATCAGAGTAGAGTATATGTTCCACAGCAACCACCACCTCCAGCACCAGGATTTGGAGTAGTATCAACTCCTAATCCATTTTATCCAACTACACCGCCTCCACAGGCACAACAACAGCAACCTAAGTTTGCTAATGTAAGTAGCAAAGAGGAAGCAGTAAATAAGTTGTTGGATAATAATCCTGGATATAAGAAGGATGATGATGGTACTGAGACATTAGATTTGGCTAAGATGTTTGGTGCTCAACCAACACAGCCAAGAGAAAAGTTATCTGATGATCTTGTTGAAGCATCTAAATTGATGGCATCCACTCTTAAGAATGGGGATAAAATCATTGAAGATATAGATAGGCAACAGCAACAAGCATCTCAGCAGCAACCACAAATGCCTATGATGGGTTTTAATCCATTATTCTATCAGAATTCTACGTTACAGAATATGTATAATACACCTACTACTGCAAATAGAAATCCTGATGGAAGTTATAGATATGAAGATGAGCCACAAGGAGCAAAACCTGGAGATCAATATCTTATCCCCACCAGAGAAGAGATTGAATCTGGAGAATGCTTCTATACATACGTAATTAAAAATGGTGAATCATTCAAAGATCCAACTCTGAAATTACCTAAGAGGAAAAAGATTTCTAATAGAAAGAATAAACCTTTTAGAGTATGTGTTAGTATAGGTTCTGAAACTTATGGAGATCCAGAAGTTATAGAAAACATACGTAAGCAAGAAAAGATGGAAGCCGAAGCGATAAAGAAAAAAGAAGCAGCATTAGATTATAAGGATGCTGCAACTAAGATTCAAGGTATGGATAAAGAAACAGAGATATTCCTTCTGATAAATACTTTAAAGAAGTATAATGCATTTGCTGCAGATCAGCTATCATTTATGAAGGATGATCAATCTGTTTCACCAGCAGAGTTTGCTGATATGTTAGATTATTCTCTGCAACTTCTTGAAGGATATCAGAAGCAAGATCCATTGGCATCTGTAAAGGCTCCTGGTGTTCGTGTAGAGAATAAGAAGCTCATTATTGATAAGACCCAGAAAAATGTACAGGACGCTATGCAGCGTGTAGTCAATATTCAGGCAATTAGAGATAATAAGTATTCTTCAATTCAGGAAGCAATAAAGGAAACTGGTATGTCTGCAGCAGAAATTCAGACTGTTATGAAGTATAGACCAGTTGATCCATCAGAATTGATGAGTGGAAAGATAAAAGCTCAGGAATATCAAGGAATGCAGATTCAGAATAATATTGTAGGGCAGATGAATATTCCACAAAATGGTGAAATGAAAGTTGAAGATTTGGATAAGAATAAGCAATTGATTTATCAGTTACAATCTTTAAATAATCTTCGAGTTGTACATTCTGAAGAGGAATATAATATGGTAAAAGAATGGGAATCCAGAACTTATCAGCTTAGTCCTTATCAGAATAATAGAAAGAATGTGTACTTATTATGGAAGAGGTTAATGAGATCCTCTGATGAAACCAAAGATATGTCAGATCAGGAATATGAGTCTTGGTTTGATAAATGGTGGAATGCTCCATCTAATATAACTAATGGTGGAGTTTATAATCCATATATGTATACAAAGGCAAAGTCTAGAAAAGAATTAAGAAGTATGGAATCACAAAGAAGATCCAATAATCTTAAGATGTCTTTAGCATATTCTCCAAATATTCAAGAGGCAGAATCAAATGCTTTCAAACAAAAGATAGGCCAATTAGTTCAGTCTCGGTCTATCAAGGGAGATAATTTGTATGACTTTGTATATGGAAAAGGATTTAGTACGGTATGTTATGATAACTTACAGGATCGCTTTAAAGCTCAGCAGAATAATGTAAGACGTCTATTCAATGTACCATTATTACAGTATAATATGATGAATGGAGTTTATGCAACTCCATCATTTAATGCTACTCCACAGCAGTATAGTACATTGATGAACTCTGATAAGTATAATGATAGACGTCAGAGATTCATTAATAAAATCTTCAGTAAAGAAGAGATGCGTCCAACAGCAAAACGATATTTCTATGAATAAGGTGATGCTATGGATAGAAGGGACGTAATTCAAATGCTATATGATAAACCAAGGATAGCAGGATTTCAGTTCGATAAGTTATGGCATCCTCAGATGTCATATTATATATCTCAACAAGATGTGCTAGAGATATATAATATATCTAGATCGGCTAAGCTAAATGCATTGCCAATGAAAAAGTACAGTATGGTAGACGAGATACTTCGACGTAGAGGGTTTACTCGTCTCCATGCTGGTACTAATCGATTGGTATATAAATCAGAGTATGATGATACCATATGCCTAAAAGTAGGCATAGATATAGTTGGTAGAGAGGCCAATGTAGGTGAATATCATACACAAGAATTACTTAAGCCATTCTGTACTAAGGTGTTTGAAGTGACTCCTTGTGGTACAGTGGCAATGGTAGAAAGAGTTAATCCAATCAAGAATAGATATCAGTTTGAAGATATAGCTCCGATAGTGTTTAATATTATTATCATACAATTTGCTGGTATAGTATTAGAAGATATTGGAACTAACTTCTTTATGAATTGGGGAATAAGAGAAGGATTTGGTCCTGTAGTCTTAGATTTCCCATATGCTTATGAAGCTGATATAAGAAAGTTACATTGTATTCAGAAAGATAAGCTAGGAGTACAGTGTGATGGGCTTATAGATTATGATGACGGACTGAACAATATTATATGTGTGAAATGTGGCACTAGATATACTGCAAGAGAACTCCGAAAGTACTATTCTAGTAGGCATCAAACACAAGAAATTAAGAGTCAAAATAATAGAAAAGGAGAGATTAGAATGCCTTTCAATGTAAAAGTAAAAATACTTAATAAGGAGACTGGAGAGTACAAAGAGTATGGAAATCCATTCACAAACAACAAGGGTTTTAAAACCAGCAATGGTAGAAAAACTTATCCAACTCCACCAAGACCAATGGAGTCTGGAAAATTTGTGTCTAAAGTAGTAAGACCAAATACTCCTATTGCTGATGCTTTTGAAGAAGCAAAACAGCAGGTTGAAGAAGAAAAGGTAGAGTCTACTATTACTCCAGAAGAATCAACTAATATGAGTGTTGATGATATTGATCTTAATGGAGAAATAGAAGTGGAAGAAGAGCAGACTGATATCATTACTGAAGAGATTAGTGATGTAGAAGCTCAGACTCCTCTAACTACTTATGTAACAAATGACACTGCAGAATGCTCTGGTCAAGATGAAGAAGGTATTGAGGAAGAACACTCTTGGCATTGTCAAGATAAAGAAGAAGATATTGAGGAAGAATACGAAGAAGAAAATGATGATGATGAAGATTATGAACTCAATATCAGTGAAGATCAGAAACAGCAGGTTGATAGAGCTTATGAAGAAATCATTGATGAAGCATTAAAGCAAGTAAACGATCCTGATATGCTTACTAATAAAGACGTGAATAAATGTGTACGTGTTTGCTGTGCACATATTGTTCGTAGCTGCAAGGGTATCAATAAGAAAGATATCAAAGAGTATATCCGTTACAGAATAATCAATGATACTTCTTCTGAGCCTAAGAATATCGACAATTTCTAAGTAATAAATGGAGAGTGACCCAATTTGGTCACTCTCTTTTTTAATCTAAAAGGAGGAAAGAATATGTATGGAAGTGCATATATTACGAATCAGGAATCTGATATTCCTTTGATTTGTAATAATGAATCAAGTGCAGTTCTCGTATTAACTGATGACAGAGAACAATTCAAGTACACAGGGTTCCTTACAGTAGGAGCTTTGCTTCCTAACTATGAGGCATTATCTGCTGAAGTAGAAGGTAGATATCAAGATGCAGAAATATTATATACATCATATCTAAATACTCCTACTCCACAGAGATTGTTTGCAATTATTATGGCTGCGATGCATTCTGGTAAAGATATATGTTTCTTTATACCTCCTAATGAATCACAGTCATTTAGATTTGCATATGTTCTTATGAACTATATACGAAACATATTTGGTATTACTATAGCTGACGGATTATGTTTACAAAATGGATTCCCTGAAACTCCATTAGTTGATATGAATCCAAACTTTGAAGCTATAAGATTAAACCAGATGTACAATTATGATGTAATAGATATAAATCAGTATCTGTTATGTTATCCATCTGGAATATATGCATGCCAGAAGTTATATCGTGATGTAATGATTATGTATAACATTCCTGATCAGAGTCAGATAGTAGAATTTACTAATGGACTTGCGAATCAGATCAAGGAAAATGCAAAACATAATGGCTTATTCAATCCATTGATTAAGCTTCAGAAACAAGATATGACTGAGGTGAAGCAACAATGATTATATTTGGAGGAAACAACTTTAACGAGTTTGTTTATCAAGATGCTATGCTTGAATCTCCATTATGGTATAAGCTCAATTTCTATAATATTATGGATATTGGGCTTAACATCTCTAATGCATCTCCAACCCGTGAGTCTGTATGGGCTTATCATAGGGGAATGATCTCTAGAGAAATATTCAGTCAAGAATATGCAAGATTTATATTTGAAAATGATATTGCATTCATATCATTCATGGAAATCCTTATGGGAGAATACTATGATGTAGATGTATTTGTCCATTACGATGATTCAAATCCAATAGTATGTGAATATATTGAGATTCTCATTGGAATAATACGAGAGAGATACCATAAACTGTGTTCAATAGTGAATGAAGTTAGTGATCTCAATTGGTTAGAGGATTCCATGATGGATGATTATGGAAATCATATGTTCGATATGGATAGAATGCGTTATTTGAGACTGAAAGGAATGATGCCTGTATGATATGGGAGAACGATACATACAGAGCACCAATCACATTTCTAGTAGGAAGAAATATAAGAGAATATGATATATCGAAAGGTAATATCAATATTCTCTTATATTTTGGTATTATTGATCAAGAAACCTATAATTTCTTATATAATCTTCCTAAAATGGAGAGACAAGTTAGAGTAGGTATAATGCAGAAAGATTTTAAGATTGCATCTGCAATATCTAATGGATTTAAAGAAATGAGAACCTTATTCTGCACTCAGAATAATATAGCTGAGAATGAAATTCTAGCTATTAAAAAGGATGCATTATATATAATAGATAAGGTTCCACAGTATACTAAATTTAAAAATGTAGAGTTTTTATGTAAGAATTTGTACACCTCATTCTACTATATAGGTGGGCTGGAGTTGTACTATAATTCAAAATACGAGATATTGGATGTAAAAGGTATCTCTGATAACATATTGCGTTATCATGAGAATTATATGAAAGATTTTCTGATGTATATGTTTTCTCTTATTGAGAAAAGAGATTATGTATCAGCTATATCTGATTTGAATAACTTCAGAAATGATTATCTTAATTTGAAATTACCTCCAGGATATTATAGGGAGTTTGATAATAGATCTTTATATTGTACAAAGTATAAGTATGATGGACTGAATTCTTACATACCAGGAATTGCTTATTATCATCAACTAAAAGATTTAGATATATCATTTAATAATAATATCCTAATGGAATTACATCGAATACTTGTAATGCTTATTGATAAGAGATAAACTATTCCCTCTACCCAATTGGGTAGAGGGATATGTTTTGTAATATTAATTATTTTTAGTTATATACTATAAATATGAGTAGGATATAGATATTATTAGGTGCGTCTATATCCTACTCATGCACCCATATAGAAAGGAGGTATACTCTTATGATCATGAAATTTTTCATACAATTCATATTAGGCTTGCTGCAAAGTTTAATAATAGAATTGATAAAAATTTTAATTCAAATGATCTAATGGGTGCTGCCAAATTCCTCTGGGAATGCAATACAATGCATCCCTTTCTTTTTTGTTAATTTATTTATTTTTAGTTATATACTATAAATATGAGTAGAATATAGCTGGGAACTATATCCTACCCAATCCCCTCAGAAAGGAGATGATCTAAATGACCTCAATACCTAAAGGTTCTAATAAGTATATAAAAGTATTGGCCGATATCTTATTAGAAACTATAATTAAAATTATTGTAGAATTCTTTCTACACCTTTAGGGATTAGTTTGAGGGGAAAATAAAATGAAATTGTATCTAATTTAAAGTTAAGGGTAGAGATATCTCTACCCTTATTTTTTTAGTATCTATTAGGATCTCTATAATCCTTTGGTACTACTACAATAAACATAGCAACATGGAATTCAGAACAATTTACAGGTCTATACCTACAATCAGAAATCTGATACTTAAAATCATAATCAGGAAATTTATAATTAGCCATTTTTACTATACTTAATAAATAATCATGAGCTTTCTTACTAGTTTCTTTAGTAGGTATAAAACCCATGAAAGAACATTTCAAAGGCTTAGGAATAAAAGTAAGGTGAGAATATAAATCGAAATATTTTACGATATCATATGAATCTTCAAATAATTCAAAATCACTTATAGATTTCTCATATTCATCTGGAAAATTAGATTTAATATATTCATCTAATTTTTTCTCTAAGGATTTAACCTTACTTTCCACATGAAGTTCATAATACTTCTTTACATGCTCCTCGATTTTTGACATAACAAACAACTCCTCTTACAAAATATTTTTTATTACATTATATAATAGTTTTATTTTGTAAGATTTTACACTATCTATCCCTCTGTGTTTGGGGACACAGAGGGACAAATAGTGATAGCTACAACTATCTTGACTTGTATGTTTGGGTGTATGGGTATTCTACACTACCTATATGTTATAGGTATTTTATTTCTGTCTCAGGAGCACTATTATCAACAGGATGTAATCCCTCTCCAATAGTAGAAAGTTCATTCATCAAAATCTTCTGTTCTTTAGTAGGTTTATTTGGTTCATCAGATGTAGCATTAGCAACTACATATGAAGTTATTGCCATAAATATCTTACTAGAAATAATATCTGGAATAGCATCTTTATTATAATATGCTTCTAATTTAGTTATAGTGGATTCAGATAGTCTAGCAGATACAAGATCTACCATTCTATCCATAATCTCTTTTTCTTGTACAGCAGATATAGCATGTTTATCTTCTCTAAATCCTTCATTAAACATGAAATATTCATTGAATGCATCATTGATTATATTATCTAATACATTTATAACTTCAGGATCATAGATTTTTACCTTATCTAATCTATTCTTTTCATCAAGTTGTACATTAAGTTTATACAATAAATATACAGCTACATAAGCAGCTAAGAAGAACCACTTATCTGTATATAGAACAATTGCTAATATGGTAAATAAAAGAGTAATCCAAAATCCAGGAAGATGAAATAATTCATCTGCTTTAGTTCCTTTAATCACGTTATTATAAAAATTAATTAAGTATTTCATATTATCTCCTCCTATACTAAGAAGTCAATTTTGTATATTACTAAAACTCAAATCAATTATATACTATATATATGAATAGGAATAGGGAGTAGCTTAATGCTATTCCCTATAAAAATTACTTAGTTATTTTTAGGGAGGAATAGTTATGTTTGTTGTTTTTGAAGTAGATTATTTAGATAGGGATAATAAAGATTTCTTTGATGAAAATGATAATATTAAGTATAATATTAACATTGATGACGTGACTAAATCATGTTTCTTTGTAGCATTCATGAATACAGAAGAAGAGGCAAAAAAGTTTTGTGAAGTTAGAAATCAATATAATGAACTAGGTGATTTTTATGAGGCAGAACAATTAAACTATTATTCTTATTGTAAATATTATGAAGATCAGGCGTTAGTACATACTATTATTGAAATGAGAATTGAATATATAACTTGGTACAAGAATAATGAAATTCAAATAAGATTTTATATACATCATCCAGATAAAATATCAAAAGATTTATTGGATGAATTTATTAGAAATCGCAATGTATATAGTCATGATCCTGCGTTATTTATAATTCCTGAAGAGAATGAATCTCCAAAAGATTTATTAAATCGTGGCTTAGATAAATGTATAGAATTTATTAAAACCTATGAATTTGCTTCTGATGGAAAAATTTATACATATAAAGATTTTCTTGAGTATGATAAAGAAGAACATGAAGGAGGAATCTTTTATAGTAGATGGGATTATGAAGAAATGATTCATATTGAAGACAGATTTAAAGAATAAAAGAAAGGATGATATTAATTATGATGACTGTAAAAGAAATGAGAGCCTATAGGGATGAAAAAATTAAAAATTTGTATAAGGATAATAAGTATATAAGCTTATTAGAATCTATTGAACAAAGAATGATTAATTCAATAGATAAGAATCCTGGTAAAGATATGTTTACATTTAATTTACCAAATGATATCCTACCATCAGTAATATTAGATATGCTAGATGAATATGGATATCCAGCAGAATGTGATAAAAATATTCTTAAAATATATTTAGAAAAGAAGGATGAATAATAGTATGATAAAAGACTCAATCCTAATAACTCTAGAAGAAGCATTGAAGTATAAAAAGATGAAACTTAAAGAAATTCGTAACAGTAAAGAATTACTGTATATATTAAATAATATAATACAGGATAATATCAGGGATGCTATTGATGCTAATCCTACAATTGATTATGTAGATATCGTAATAAAAAATTATGACTGGGGAGGAATTGATGTAGAATTTATTATAAATATTCTAAAAGATGAATATGGATATAAAGGAACTAAAATTATTTCTGATGGAATAAAATCCCCTATATTACGAATTCCATTAACAAAATAAAACACTATATATCCCATACCCAATTAGGGTATGGGATTATTTTTTGTGGAGTCTTTCCCCCAGACCCCTCTTCATTCATATTCTTACTACGTAAGTTACTTGAAATTTAACTTTTTACATATTTGAGATTTAGTACTATTAGAATATGTAATATATAAAGAGAAAAGTGATTTCTTTTTTAATCTGTAACTTTACTTAATACAACTACATCATTTGCATTATACTCAGACCATTCATGTATCCAATCTCTGAGTCCTACTGCATCACAAGTATGAGAATTCAACTTATTATTATTTTTTATACAATTCTGAAGATAGTACATAAGTTTGTATGCAATATCTCTAGTAATACCATCTCTATATAATTGTAAGAAACTTATCCAATCTCCAAAGCACATACTAGGAGGAATAATAAAATCTCTGTCAGCATGTACTAATTGATGTACAGTTTTTGTAAGCATAACAGTAGCTACTCTATGATTGATATGCTCTCTTTTAAGAGCATCTACTAAAGTAAATGTAGTAATTCTTCCTTCAGTATTCAAAATATGTTCAGATAATATAAGAGCCACATCAAATATAGTAAGTATATTATGATGCATTTCTATAGTAGCCATTTCATCATCTTCATTACTATGAATATTTCCATGTATTTGGCAAGTATCCAATCCAAGACTCATTAAATGAGACTTATAATTTTTATATGTTCTAGAGTGTCTAAATCTAGAAATAGCATTTTCTAAGAATTTTCTATATACTTCTACATCAATAAAACTTTCCTTTGTTTGAGCAAAAGGAATATCAAATTCAGAAGAAGGAGAATGTAATGTAGGATTATAATCATCGTATTGATATATATCTGGTACATTAACATTTGTATCCACGTTAATCACCCCTTTATATAAAAGTTTGTCATTATTAGATGGGTCGACAATTAAAGTAATGCAAATAAGGAGGAGAAGTAAATGGCTCTTGATATTACGAAAAAGTATACTGACAATCCATTTCTGGATAACTTGATATACTATGTACAACAGATAGCCTATAGTTGTATACTAAAAGACGAATCAGTTGCTTTGGCTAATGAAACCGATGAGTCATCTGCTGCTGCTGAAAAGTTTATTTATTCGAAGGATGGTAGTGGTACATTTACTATGTATGATTACACCGAAGAAATGATGGTAGAAGCGGGTGTACCAAGTGCATATATAGATATTTATCTAGCAAATATAAGAGATGTACCAGAAGAGTATCAAGAAGCTCTTGTAGAAGTTGCAAGAAAAAATATCATAGATAATTATGAAGAAAAGAATAACTATTATCGAATGATTACTGGTCTTCCTCCTTATGGAGATATCGGAATACCAGTTGCTCCATATATGTATTTAATTCCTGAAAATGAAACTGTGGATGCAGTATATGTTCATGAACTTGGTTGTGATGGAGCAAGAATGTTTGAAAAGTATGGTGCTCTTGATGCAATCAGACAAGATTACCCAGAAGCAAAATACTTAAACTTCATTACTGCTGGTATAGATATATATAAAGCAAGACGAGCAGTAGATAAACAGATTCTTTATTCTAAATCTTGTGGAGTAGTAGAAATAGATGATTTATTTCATGATAAGTTTGAAGTTTCTCGTATGTTTGTAGATAGAGCTGTAGATTCAGATGCTATGGAATTTAATTCTGAGCACTACAATGCTTTTCTTTGTATGTATATTCTTTTCCTTACTATTAATGATTGTGTAGTAGAATTACAGGATAGAATAGTTAAGAAAGATATACTTGATAATAGATGCTGTAAATTTATATTTGATATGTATGGAGTACCATACTATGATTCAATTCCACTAAAGTATCAGATTATACTTGTAAAGAATATAAATGCTTTAGTTCAGTATAAATCTTCTCCTAGAGATATGCTTAATCTTATTATGTATTTCCAAGCTACTGATGTAGAGATTAATAAATATCTTTTAATGAGAAATAGAAAATATGATGCTTTTGGAAATCCAATATATACAACAACAGATTTAATCGATTCAATAGAGAATACTATCTTAAAGAGAACAACTAGAACTTTAACTGATATAACTGATTTTGATAATATAGAAATACCATGGCCATTTTTATATTTCCTTAATAAAGGAAATAAAATGTATATATGGATAGATGATATTAAACAGTTACCAGAAAACTATTTTATATATGATTACGATAAATTAGAATTTGCACAAGTTGATTTAGACAATACTAAATCTACTCATACTATTAGATTTGAATTCTATTATGATAAAAATACCGTAGATAATGAATATAATCCAGATACTAGTGATCCAATTAAAATTCATAATCAATACTTTGAAGACTCTTCTCCAGTTGTATATGAATATGATTTAGATCTTCCATATGAAGATTATCTTAATGATGGAAATGATATTATAGTATCTGTAAATACACTAATTTTACATCCATCTATGTATAGTGTGGATAGTACTACTAATAAACTTACTATAAGCTCTAATATAGATTTGACTGATAGAAAAGTTAATATAATATATGTATATAGTGATAATCAACAAACTAAATTCTATCAAGATTATGTGGTTGCATCTAGTGATGGACAAGCTACATTTAAAATACCAGAGCCATTTAAATATTATACTATTCATGGAAATAGTTTCTTTATTACAATGGGCGAGGTATTTATAGATCCTAAAAGATATATAATAGATTATGTAAATGCAACTATTACATTTAAGAATCCTAGTATGATAGTAGAAGGTAGAAGTATTATATTCCATTTTGTATATAGTAAAAATTCAATATATGAAGAAATTGATTTGCATCATACAAGTGAAACTATTACAGCTACAACTCAATACCAAGTTGAATTTACTATACATCCTCCTATTAGTAATTATGATGCTAGAGGATTCAAAGTATATGTAGAATTATTGGATTGGTACTTAGATGATTCATATTATCAAGTATATGGAAATAAACTTGTATTAACTAATCTTAATATGGGATTAGAAATTGGAGATACAATAACTTTCCACTACTATTATACTGATACAGAAAACAATGTTAATACTATATACAAATACTACAATGCTACTACTAAATTCCAATCAGAATTTATAATAGATTTTCCTGATACATATTATTTTGAAAAGGGAAATAAAATTATTGTAGATTCTGCAGGTATCCCACTTGAACTTGGTGTAGATTATACACTTAATGGAAACAAGGTTACTATTTTAGATCCAGATTATAGGCCATATCTGAAACAAAAACTTTGTGTAGAATATATCTATATTGAAGAAGTTGAAAATAGTATTAAGATATTCCAATCTACTGAAATAGTAAAACATGATAATCCAATTAGAGTATGGATGGATGTTCCATTCTATCCATATCAAGAAACTGGGCATGATGTATTAGCATTTACTCATACTTTATACGTACCAGAAATATATAGAAGTATTACAGATTATTCTCCATATATGGAAATATCTGATAATATTGCTGCTATTGGAGAAAATATAACTTTCTTGTATTTCTGTAATAAAAGATATTGGTTTGAAAAGGAAAATTTAATTACTGTAAAAGAAGTTACTAAAACAATAGATGATGTTCAAAATAATATTCTTGAAGTGCCACAGCCATTCAATAATTTTATTATTAATGATTGGCCTTGGTTTATTGATAATAATAAAGTATGGATGAATGAAGAATCATATGATTTGGTAAATGATTCTATTGCTTTTATTGATGATAATACAGCTCAAGAATTACAATCATTTACATTTACATTCTTATATAAAAATTGTGCTCCATGGATATTTATAGATGCAACTGGTGGTACAGAAGGTAATGAAGATCTTGAAAATGATTTTAATTTATACTTCTTAAGAATACCATTTTCTACATTTACAAATCTTTCTACTATAGTAAAGAAACAAGAACATGTTAAGAGCTATGATACATTCGCCATTGGTGATAAATTCTGGCTTGGTCCTGATGGTTCAAATAAAACCAGCAATAGTAGATATTATGATGTAAAAAGAGCTATTCTAAAAAAGAAGTTTAACTATGCTAGAACTAAATATCTTACTGTAGATTATCTTATGGATGTATCAGAAGCATCCTTCCAATTAGCATATTTTTATAGTATGCTTTGGGATGATGTATTCAAAGAGAATAAACTGAATGTAAGAGTATCTACCTTATCAAACTATCATGAGTTTAATATAGGCCATTTATTCTGTTATATGACATCACTTATGTATGTATTCCAGAATATGGAAGATAAGATATTTGTAAAACCAAGTGAGATTCTATATGCTAGAGGATTTAATTTCCATGCAGATTTAGGAGCTTTAAAACAGTGGATTCTTGATCAGAGACGTAGACCAGAAGATTATGATGTATTTGGATTTATGAATCCTGATCCTGAATTTGTAGATATAGATCAGTTTGTAGAAACTTTCAATACTAATAAAAATATCTATAATACTATTTGTGATGGTTTAATCAATGCAAATACATATGATATTTGGTGTATCTGGAAGAAGCTTCATGATTCTCTTATGATTTGGGAATTCAATTTAGAATATTTCAAATTATCAGATGGAACTCAAGCTACTACATTTACTGAGTTCTTAGATGAAAAAGATCCTATTCTTCATGATTTAATTGTAAGTATAGCTTCTATAGAAGATGATAATTCTAAAAGAGATACAATAATTCAAAATATTCAGGATATTATTTATATCTTAGACGAATGGATAGACTCTGATGAATTTGCATATATTTATGATCAATTTCCTGGTGCAAGTCAAAGATACTTATTAGAGTACTTATTTACTATGATTAACTTCTTTAAATCATATAAAGTATATCTATATCAAATGACTATAAACATGAAATTTAATAATCCAAATGATCCAGAGCTTTATATTCGTCCTAATGATGTACATACTATGCTTATCAGTTTAGATAAACTTGATTATGTATCTCCTAGAGAAGTTCAAACTATGCAAGTTACAACTAGTTATACAGATTCTATAGCTCCTAGAGATATATTTACTTTGAAATATGTATATGAACCAGGTCCAATTTACGATACTATTACTGGTCATACAGTTGTATATAATGGTAAATTTACTACTGATATTAATGGTAGAGTAGAAATAGCAGAAGCAAATATCTATTATTGGAATAACAATCCTATTTCTAAGAACATGGCTAATGAAATCATTGGTACTATTGGTATTAAGGAAGATAGACCAGTTATGTATGATATGACTGGTGTTATTTCAATTAAGGAAGAGGCTCCATCTATAGATATAAATGGTGCATTTAATATACTAATGGATGTTAATGCTGATATAACTGGTAATATCTCAATACCTACTAAAGTAAATGCAGATATGACTGGTGATGTCATTGTATCAGTTGATACTATATATGGAAATGATCTAGTAATAATAGATACCAATACATATTTCATTAATGGTATTGGCTCAAATGATATGGGTAACGATATAGATGGTTCTATAACCGTACTTGCTCCAGTAAGTATGAATATAAACGGGTATATCGATATTCCAGATACTTGTTATGTACCTAATATAAATGGTAATATAGATATAGTGTAATCTAAAAATCATTTATGGATATAATCGCTAAATACTAGAATATGGAGCAGCTCTTGCTGCTCCATCTATCTAGTTATAGGAGGGAAACAAATCATGTCAATGATTGTAAAAGGCAGAGAAATAGTTCTAAATGATCATTATGTCATTTCTGCCACGATAAATGGTGAATATAATAAAATTGATGTATTTTGGTATTTAGAAAAAGTAGATGAAAATGTATATCCATTTGATGAAAACCATCCAGTTGATTACATTCTTTCTGTATATTCTCATATAAGAGATTACCAGACTAATTCATCATATCCAATGGATAAAATATATTTTTATATGATACATAATCCTAAATATAGATATTATTTAGATCCTGAAAATATTAAAACTACAGTAACTCTTAAGAATATATATACAAATGATATTATATATCAAACTACTGCAAATAATAGTACAAGATATCCAGGAAATCATACTTTTAATGATATTTCTAAACTCAATATATCTATATATGAAAAGTTTAATGGAATTCCTGAAAAGAAATATCAAGAAATAAAAGATATACTTGGAATAGAAAGATGTAATTCTATATGTATTGATACTGCTCTAATTCAATCTACTATTGGTGATGATACTCCATTATCAAATACATGCTATTTATACGATGATATTAATCAGATTACTTGTAAATTGACTTATACTACAAGTACAGATATTCCTGATCCTACAGAAACTTATACAGAAATGGAAGGTACAATCAATGTTGCTGATGTAGCTTTACCATTTGACTTTAGTGGATTATTTGATGTTTCTGTAAAGACTCCAGATAATGATATAAATGGTGTAAATCATGTTGCTGTAGAAACTACACCAGTTGATATAGATGGTACAACTACTATTCATAGAAAGATAATGTATACTATAGCTGGAACATTTGATATTAACTTAGTTAGTGATGAAATAACTGGAACAGCTAATATTTTCGGATCAGTTTCAAATGATATTGAGGGAACAGTTGACGTAGAGGTTGAAGTTGACCTAGATGGAGAATTTGAAATAGATTTAAATGAAAAATCAAATAATTGAGGGGAGAATTAAGAAATGAACAAACATCTTAAATTAATTGATAATATACAAGATCAAGTTTATGATAAAAGTACTATTAAGCATGATGGTATGAGAGGTGTAGTAACATTTCGCAATCATGAAACTGGAGAAGTTATTTGGAAAGGCCATAACAAAGTAATTCTTCCTGGTGCAGAATTTATTGCTCTTTCCTTATTTGATTTATCAGATCCATTAATAACTCCATCATATAATACAGCATTAAATCTTGAGCATACTGTATATTCTGTTCCTACTGATATTAATAAGGTATTTTTATTCTGTGTAGGAACTGATGGATGTGGTACTGAGAATTCTCAGGTATTTGATGTAGATTATCGTAGATGGATTGATGAAGATTCTATTGTTCCATTCCAGTATCTTTTACTTGATAAAGATTTGAGTGCAACTGATAGAGCACTTTATTTTGGTAGAAAAGAAATAGATAGTAGATATTATGCTTATTATTTCAAAACCTTTAATGCTCCTCCAGTATTGAGTAGACAGTGGTCAAATGGTAATCCAATTGATGCTACTGTATATACAATGGCAAAGGCTAATCCAACTACAATTGAAACATTTGTAACTTTAGAATTCTCTATTACAAAAGATGATTGTAGAGATTTCTTTATTGCTACTACTGGTATCAATGATGCTAGAATTAACTGTCTTTCTATTTGTACTGCTTGGCCTAAAGTTATTGATGGATTTACTTATTATCAAGACATCCGTCCAATAACAAGATTAAACTTCCCTAATGAGCCATTAATTGACTTAAGAAAGGGTATTGATATTACATATCAAATCTACTTCTAAGAGGTGAGATTGTATGGCAAAAAGAACAAGTAAAGTTATCAAAGACCCAGAAATAGTAAACTATTTTACTAGTCTTACTCCATATGATATGCAGAAAACATCTTTCATTATGGAGAATTTTGGAGAATTTGGTAATAAGAAAAAGTTTAATACATATGATCTCATAGAGATTCCTGCTGGAGTATTTGGTAAAGAAGGCCATAAGAATAAGAAACCTTTTGTTACTACAATTGGATTATTCATATTCAATCGAACATTCATTGAAGAAGATTTAATGGATGTAATTGGATATGTAAATAGACCAGTGTCTAAGAAAGTAGCAGAAGAAATTAATAAGAGATTATCTTATGCTGTTTTAGAGGATAGAATTCCTTTAGAAGCTATTAAGAAATTTCATATGATGGCCCAAAAATTTATGCCATATTGTAATATATATTGCCCATCTTTCTCTAAAGAAATGCTCATGTCTGCTACTTTTATTGAAAAGAAGAAGAAAGAGCTATATAGTAAATATAAAGATGGAATAGAGAAAAATGATCCTAAAGCATCAATTGATTTTGAGAATGAGGTTCTTAAATATGCTCAGGATCTTCTTAAAGATGATAAAGCTATGGATATGTATTATTCTGGAGCTAAAGGATCTTTTGATAATAACTTCAAGAATATCTTTGTTATGAAGGGTGCAGTTAAGGATCCTGACCCTACTAAGGGATTTAATATTGTAACTTCTTCTTATATGACTGGTATTAGTAAGAAAGACTATGCTAATACTGCAAGAGCATTGGCTGCTGGTCCATATTCTCGTGGTATTAAGACAGGTATCGGTGGTTATTGGGAGAAGTTATTCTTAAAAGCATTCCAACATCTTACTCTTGATCCTAATAATAAAGATTGTGGAACTAAGAAAACCATTGAAATAGATCTTACTGAGAAACTTGCAAGTTTGCTTATGTATTCTTATATTGTGGAAAATGGTAAACTTGTAGAACTTACTTCACAGAATGTGGATAAGTATATTGGTAAGAAAGTTAAGTTTAGATTCTCTTCATTATGTGAATCTAAACATGGTATTTGTCATGCTTGTGCTGGTAATCTATTCAATAGAATTGGTATTACCAATGTAGGAGTATCTACTCCTCAGGTAGCATCTAAGCTTAAAAATATATCAATGAAAGCATTCCATGATGCTCAGGTAAATCTATCTGATATAGATGTGGGAATGGCATTTGGAATTAAAGCTTAAAATAAAGGAAGGAGTCCAGTAATATGCAAATTAATGGTAGAGAAATTATTCTTCAGGGCTCTGGAACTATAAATGAAGGGAGTGGTACGCCTTTAAGCGTACCACTAAATTCTAATAGTTCTTTCAATCCAAAAATATTTGTTCAATATACACTTGAAAAAGTAGATAATAATGTATACCCATACTCTTTAAATAAACCATTAAAATATATACTTTGTGTATATTCACATGTGAAAAATTATAATCCTGGTACTAATGAATATTCATACTTTGACGCTATGGACAAAGTATTTTATTATATGATTCATAATGATAGCTATAATAATTATAAAGGATTTAAACTTATAGGATCCGCTGTTAGAGTATATACTTCAAGCAAAACAGATTTGTATTCAAATTACACTGATAGAAATGCTGTATATTATTCAGATTTAAATGGTAGACCATATAATTTTAATAATTTATCTACATTGCTAAATAGTGATCATGGATTACATCCATCTGATGCTCCATTAAACTATCTTAACTATCTTCCTGAGGAAATTATCAAGATTAAAAATGCTATTGGAAATGATATTAATGGAATGATTATAGATTCTGCATGTATAAAAACTTCTAAAGAAGAATGTATAAATACTTTATATCCAGATGGGTTCCTTACTAAACATAACTGTATAGTATCTTTAAGATTATTTTATCCAACTAAGCATAATATTGATATTATATGTAATAATAAATTATTAGTAGTATTAAAAGCTCCTGATAGTTATTTAAATGGAACTGTTAATATAGGACGTAAAATAACAAAAGATATTAATGGGGAAAATTTTGTGCATTTTGCAAAATGTATATCTGATATTACTGGAAGTATAAGTACTAAATCAAAATTAATTTTAGATTTAAATGGTACACTTGATAAAGCGGTAAAAACAAATAAAGATATAAATGGTAATATGAATATAGTTGATCTGATTAAAGTATATATAAATGGATATATTAGGCCATTAGAAGATAGAATTTCAAATAATCTAAAGGATTATGCATATGAAAATATTCCGAATTATAAGAATATAACTGAATTAGATCAATCATATAATGATGATATTCAAAGAATATTAAATAATACAACTACTTTTATTAATGCAGATATGATGCTTTCATATTGTAGCAATCTAATTTCTATAGATAGTTCTAACTGGGATACTTCTCCAATTACTAGTTTTGAATTCGCATTTGATCACTGTTTATCATTAACTGATATAGATGTATCTAACTGGGATGTAAGTAATGTCACAAATATGAAACAGATATTTAATTACTGTTCATCATTAACTACTGTAGATGTATCTAATTGGGATACTAGTAAAGTAAAAACTATGTATGGTGTATTTGCCTCCTGTTCATCATTAACTACTGTGGATGTATCTAACTGGGATACTAGTAAAGTAAGAACTATGGATTATATGTTTTATAAATGCACATCTTTAACTGAAATAGATCTTTCTAATTGGAATACAAGAAATGTAAATAGAATGTATGTAATGTTTTCTGGTTGTAGATCATTAACTAAAGTAAAATTAAATTTTGATTTATTTAGTATATATCAGGATTCTTCAATTAGAACTTTATTTGGAGATGTTGTATTAGGTGAGGAATCTTCATTAGTATTTAATAATGTAAGAAGATCAGTATTTACTGATTATAATACGTTTAAAAGTGTTCTAACTGGTAGTTATAATTACGCAGATCGTATTCCAGACTCTGTTTTGACTGTAAACTTTATAGATGAATAAAGGTGATTTATATGACAAATGAAATTGAAGTAAAAATGATAAAAACTCAACAGAGACAGAAAACTATATATGTGCTTCCAGATGAATATAATCATAAAGGAGTTCGTATAGAAGCTATTTTGATAGATGGAAAAGAGATTCCTAGAACTATGTGGTCTCATTTTAAAAATGTACGAGCCGTAAATATATTTTCTCAACTAAATGATAAACCCTACAATATTACTGCCTATATTGTAGATCTATCTTAATTATACCCCTGCATACCCCACCATCATATGATGGTGGGTCTTTTTTTAAATAATATTTTTTTCTTAACAATTATTTGATAAGATAATGGTCCCGTACCATATAGGTACGGGATCAAAATATCAATTAAATATATACTATATATATATGAGTGGATTAGGAGGCCACTCGAATGAGTCAAAATTAAATAAAAGGAGGATATTTTTTATGCAAGTAAATACACGAGTACAATATCCGTATTCTGATGAATATGAATACAGAACTCGTCTTGTAAGAATGAATCTTGAGAAAGAGATGCAAAATGACTTGATTACAGGAATGGGATTCCTGATTAAAGAGCCACAAGCATTAAAGAAATCTCTTAAGTCTCCAGACTCTATCTATTCCGAAAGATTTATGAAAACATTGCAAGATGATAATGCATTTGCAGATAAGTTTTCTTGTGAATGTAAAACTTGGCAAGGTATTAATAAGAAAGGATTGATATGTCCATATTGCCATACTGAGGTCAAGTTTATTGGAGATAATTTTGAGATATTTGGATGGATTAAATTAAAAGAGCCATATAAGATTATTCATCCAAATCTATTTAAAGTTATACAGTCATACTTCGGGAATGATAATCTCCAAGCAATCATAGAACCAGATGTAGAATTGAATACTAATGGTACTAAGATGACTTCTTGGGAGAAAAAAGCATTTAAGAAGAAAATGGCTAATAAAAAGAAGTTCACTAAACATTCTAATTCAGATAAGACATATGCTGGAATTGGAATGCTGCAGTTTAAAGAGAATTTCGATGAAATATTAGAGTACTTCCATAAGAAGAATGGTACTAAGAAGATTGATCAATATGAAATGATTATTGAAAATAAAGAGAATATCTTTACTGGTGCTATTCCAGTATTCTCTACAGGAATGAGACCATTCAAAGTAGAGAATGGAGTATTCACATTTGAAGGAACAAATGCTATCTTTAATATCATGGCAAAGTTAGCAGGAAAAATAAATCAGGACGAGCTTTCAATGTATAATATATTCAAGTATCGTTCTACATTGCTGTGGGATTTACAAGATAGATATAATGCTCTTTATACAGAGATAGAAAAGACTCTTGCACAAAAGAAAGGAAACATTAGACTTCTTATCGGAGGTAAATGCTCATTTACCAATAGAAGTATTATCGTTCCAGATTTAAATCTGAGAATTGATGAGATTAAATTACCATATCATGCTTTAGTAGAGTTATTACAACAGACTATTGTAAATATACTTAAGCATACATATAACTGTACGTATTCTAAGGCATATAGTATATGGTATAAAGCTCAATTGTTCCCAAATGATATGGTAAGACAAATCATACAAAATTTGATAGATTATACTGGTGGTATAAAAATGTTAGTAAACAGGAATTAACTTGGGTTCGGTATAGCAGAAGAAGATATAAAATAATGCTGTGCTTAAAACTATCCAGAGAATTGCTGGGACCTCGTAAAGCTCTTCTGCCTTAATGGAGACGAAAGTCAGAAACAAGTGAAGAGATGGACTATGCTGAAATAAAAGCCTATATAGAGATATATAGGTGCTAAGGTCTATAAACAATCGAAAATCAGCAGTTGTTAAAACTTATATTGAGATGAAATTTGTTTCCAGTTTTTATGACGTTTTATTTGATTAATTCTGGAAATAGTTTTATCATTGTATTCAATATTTAAAGTATCACATATGGCTTTAAATGAATAATTCATTTCTAAGCATTTACAAATTATATGAACTTGTTCATTTGTAAATACTGCACATACATTATTCTCACCAATATTATTATAAATATTATTAATGATAGCATGATGTATGTTTTCAAGACATGTACACCATTCTAAATTATATAAACGATTATTTAGTTTATTTCCATCTATATGATTAACTTGCATATCCTTATAATTAGGAATAGGATTAAAAGTTATCATTTCAATACGATGAATTAAACAATCTATTGGTGTATTATATATAGTACGTAAGGTCACAATTTTATAACCATGACCTACTAATCTATCTCTAATAATACAATCATATAATTTAGAATATATTCTTCCATAATTACTTACGTAATACCAAGGTTGAATATCAGCTAATATAATAGGAAGCCATTGTTCATCAATATGATACATTCCAAAATTATTGATAAGATTTTTCCTATATCTATAATTAGCAGTTTGCATATGTTCTTGAGTTGGATGTTCACATTTAACTTTACTAAGAGCCATAATTGAATACCCCATTTCTATTTATTATTTAAATAGATGTTATTTGGGATAAGTTTTAATAATTCAACGAGTATGCGCCTTCAAGTGAAGGACAGCACTGGATATCCTCATCTTCTAGGATAATGATGTACTCTCACCTTCTGAGTAATACTCAGAGAAGTTCATAAGAGAACTGCATAGTGATAAACTAAACTATGTGAAGAAATAAGCCAAGTATACAGTATGGTTCTATACTTTGTATGAGATGTATAGGAATAAATGACACATTTACAATGTCTATGCCACTACAAGTCTTACCAGGTTTGAACGCAGATTTTGATGGTATGTAATCATGCCCTCTACTATGGTGACATAGTGGATGCACTCCTTTGAATTGCTGGGACTTACTAAAGCTCTTCTGCCTAGAAATAGGAATCGAAAGATAGAAACAAGTGAAGAGATGGACTATGCTGAAATAAAAGCCTATATATTATATAGGTGCTAAGGTCTATTACAATGGGGAATCAGCAGCGAAGCCTTCCTTAGATATTTCTCATAAAGATAATGGGGTAATGGAAGGAACGTTCAACGACTAAGCAGCTATCAACCGATAGTTCTGTGGAGGAGCATCTCTCTGAGATGAAGATATAGTCTCTGCTTCTAGGGAACTCCTAGAGAAGTTCATAAGAGAACTGCATATGTATAAGGTATCATATGTGAAGATTTCAGGATTGCTTAAATGTAATGTATATCACTAACCAGGAATTTGCTGAAAGGGCAATGGAAACATTTAATCCTCATAATAGCATGATTATTTCTGCTAATGACGGACTTTTAAATAGTCAGGTAAACCTGTATAAGGATATTCTGATTACTAGTAATGATTTATTGGGATTAAGCAGAGATGCTTATACCGATGAGGACAAAGCTGAGATAGAGGCTATCTTATCTCAAGCTTAATAATTGGAGGCGAGGATAATGGATTTTAACAAAGTTAAGTATTTGAGAGTTTATTTTCAATTAGGATTAAGCTATACAGTTATAATGCTAAATATTGAAAAGTATAAACCACAAATAGTTGAGTATCCATTATCCTCGGTTATCCATGGTAATAAACCAATAGATACACCAAGATATAAAATTACTCATGGATCTTTAAGAGGAGTAATTCGTCCTATATTGATGTATGAAGAAGTTGTAATGGATTCTTGTGAAAATATATATTTTATAGAAAAACGAGGATCTGAAGAAACTGTAGTATTAACTGAAAGTGCTAAAAAGAGAATTTTAGATACTGTTGGAAAATGGGCAGAGAAGAATTGGCAGGAAATGCCTACTCATATTTAGCCTGAAACAACAGTCTGAGAAAGAGGTAAAACTATGATTCACGCTTTAGATGAATTACCATCAGTAGGAGATCAGATAATATCTGCTGAGAATCCTATGAGCGAATTTGAGAAGCTACAATGTGTTCTTATAAAACCAGATGAAGAAGATCCAAATATTATATTTGCTTTCTTTACAAATTTGGATTCACCTTCTTTAAATGATAAAGAAGAGGATGGAATAAAGTTCTATTGTATGAAAGGATATTCAAATTATTAGGAGATAAATAATATAGTTGAATTTGTAAAAAGAATTATGGATATAATTCAATCTGGAAGTAATTAAGGAGTTTAAAAGATGATTTATAATCTTGATGCTATTAAATTAAGATATGAAAATGAATTTATAGAATTGGTAAAGAAACATAAGGTTCTTGAGAATTTATTAGATAGTAAGTATTTGCATTATACTACTGATCTTATTTATAGTAGAACAAGTAAAAAGTATACATTCAATGTTACTTTTGTTCCTATAAATGAAAAAGAACCATATATGACTATTCCATTTATTAATTGTGGGCATGCTAATGGTTATATAATAGCTCCTGATAATGAAGAAGAAGAATTAAGAATAGTTGATTATCTTAAAAATGTATTATAATTATAAAAAAAAATAAGTGAAAGTTATTTCACTTATTTTTTACCAGTTTGATTATCATCTATGTAATAATGAAGTTATACTTCTGGTTTTTAGAATCAAATTTTTAGTGACTAATTATAAAGTATATTCTTAATAACCTTTCTATAAAGAATGGGTTATTAAATATTGTATTAAATCAATTATCTGAATTATCATATCGCCTATGGATATTAAATCCCAAATTGATTTAATACGTATGAATGACTTTATTAAATTAGCCATTCTTGACACCTCCTTTCTAGGAGATTGAATAGGGTATAGTTGGTACCTATACCCTATTCATATTTATAGTATCTCTAAAATTATTTAGTTTAACACAATAACTCCCTCTGCCCAATTAGGGCAGAGGGAATAGTTTTAGTTTCTTACAACTTTACTTTGCATATATGGAGTAATACGGTGTTCTTTATCTTCCCGTAATTTCATTATAGTTTCATTCAGATATTTATTATCCACATATAGAACTAGATGAGATTTTATATTAGTCATAACTGTATTAGTCTTTATTTCATAATTCTCCCAATCTATTTCTAATGGAATCTCTTTACCATTATTAAAAAGCTTCATATCTATAAATAATCCAGGAGATAAGTATATACTCTTAGTATAATCAATCGCTTTTCTAAGATCCCCTAGGAGTTCTATGAATGAAATAGTTAATGGAACTTTTTCATTAAAGTTTTCTTCATCATCTATATATTCGGTAGTAATAAACTGGTTCCAACCCTTATCATTAGTTTTTGGAATACTAAGTACAGGGAAGTCTTCCAGTCTAATAATATCGCTCTCTTCAGGAGAAGTCTTAAGAAATTCTTTGGTCTCAAAGTAGAAGTATACAAAGAACTTAGGACAAGGGAAATGTACATCTACATCAAACTGTAGATTGAAGTTATTCATAAGATGACCTTGTCTTTCTCCTTCATCTATTTGTATATCTGAGATACGGAAATGTACATACATCTTAGGAAGCTTTACAAAGTACTCTTTATTTCCAGTTCCATTTCTTCTCTTATACATAATAGGAAGTATAGAATTCTTATTCATATGACTAAGAAATTCTGTTGAGTCTTTAATATTATAATTAGAATCCAATTCAAATCCATTATCCTTAGCAACTTGAGCCATTAATTTCATAGGAAGATGAAAGTCTAAATCTACTTCTCTTCCCATAGTAGCACCTGCTCTAAATTTTATTTGCATGAAGTCATATAAATCTTGTGCAGATGCAAGAGTAGGCATTTTGATTCTTATATTAAACTTCATCAATAGCTGTTTGAAGTCTAATGCTATAAAATCATTAGTCTCAAAGTTTCTATAGAAGGAAGACTCTAATTCATATCTATTATTAAATATATTACCCCCATATGGATACAAGTCTACCATTTCAGAATTATAGTCATAATCTATGGTAGGAGTAATAGTATAGCAAGGAGTATTTCTTTTTAGAAGCTGTTCTCTAGTGAGTCTTCTAAATTGATCAATTACATGTGATCCATTTATATATGCAGATTTAAAGAATCCATCTACAAATGCAGATGCAAACCATTCCTTTACATATTCTATACAGAGAGAATATGAATGATTTCTAGATGGAGTAACAAGAGAAGACTTCATCTGAGAACGATGTTCTCTAACTACTTTAAATGGATCTGTTTTTACTTTTACATTTAAGAATGGAAAATCATGAATTGTAGCTTTCTTTTGTTTTATATTCATAATATACCCTCCTGCATTCTTCTTATTCAGAGGTCGAGAAGACTTAAGATTAATAGGCTAAAATACAGGAGTTGATATAAATGAAGATACCTACTATATCTCAGATGGTAGATGAAAATACAGTGGCTTATTGACCATTTGATGGTAATAACACAGATTATGTTGGTGGGGGTGGGTCATGGAGACGTTCTATTGGATTTAATTATTATTACTTAAGTGATATTCAAAGATACGCTGCATGTGTTTTAGATTCGAATAATTTCTCATTAGGATCAACGATTTATAATAATATAAATTCTACTATAGATTGTATATTTAGATCAGATCCGTCTTTTGGAAGTAATAATGCCACATATAATTTTATACTTGGATTTGGTAAAACACCATATGATACTTCTCAAGATTATAATGTTAGAGATCCTTATATAACTTCAAATTTAAATATTTATCATAATTTTATAGATTTGAGTCAAGCAAATGGAGATCGAGTATTTGTAAAATATTATACAAATCTAAAAGATGGAAATTATCACCATTATGCTTGTACAATTGAAAATAATTCATTGTTTAAAGTATATCTAGATGGTAAAAAGATATTGGAGTATACACGTAGTATTGGAAGCGATTCAATATTTGCTATTTATATTCAAGCAAATTGGAATGGTACAGTGCCATCTGTATGTATACTTAACTATAGAGTTTCTAAAGGTCTTAGATGGACTAAAGATTTTGAAGGTCAAACTCCTATGGATGATATTCGTTGGACGATAAAAGAAAATAATGATAATATGTATGGTGTAAAGAAGGGATAGAATGAATGTACGAGGAATCGAATATTATGATATAATTGATTGGGGGGGGGGACAACTAACCGCTCTGCTAAAACATATTTGGAATATTCTCCTTGGGTAGTAGATACAGCTAATATGTATCAATATGGTGGTTTATATATACATGCTTTAGCATTTAAATATACTTTGTTTAATGGTAATGATATATGGGTAAATTTTAGATATAGTTTTATACAGATAATTAGATATAATGGTCGTGGTGATGGAGAAAAAATTGGTTATTTTATGCCACATATAAATTCTACAGGAACTAATGCTATTACAGATGAATACATATATACTGATTCTACAGCTATGCCTTATAGCAATGGTAGAACACCCGCACCTGTGTTTGCTAGTTTAGGATCTAATCCTAATACTTTATCAGTAAATAGTTCTAATGCATTATGTGAATCTAATAGTAATGGTATTAATATAGGTAGAACTGCTTCTGGAGAATATAATAACTTTAGTGTACATATAGTAGATAATACATTTGATTTCTATATGAATGGTAATCACTTAGGTACTAGAAGTGGAGATAATTATAAATCATTTGTTATTGGTCATTGTTATGGTGGTAATTCTGTAAATGCTAGAAATCTTTATTCTTCTATAGAATATATTACTCTTACTGATCAAATGAGTACAGATGTTCCAAGACCACCATATATATTAGATGAGAAAGATAATGAAGTGTATGGTTATAAAAAGGAGGTATAAAATGAGTAAATTATATGAGCTTATTGATAATGAGATCAAAGAAAAGGGATCATCTAAAAAAGAAATATTAGATTATATTAATAAAAAGCATATATCTAATTATGGTAAAGAAATTACATCTGAAACCAAATTCATTTCAGAATTAGTATTGAAAAAGATAATTAAATACAGAAAAGAACATCCTGGTTCTAACTATAATAAAACTATTGGTCTTATTGTATATAAATATGTAGGAGAACTAGTTACTGAAATTAGAGATATAAAGTCTAATATATTTACTAGGATTCTCTTTTTCTTCTTTAAGAAACGTATGGTTAAATAATCTAATCCCTCTACCAAATTGGTAGAGGGATAAATTTTGATTGGTAAAAAATAAATTAAATGTATACTATATATATGAATAAGAGAGATGTGATAATATATTTTAAGTCTTGTTTTTGTGACTTCCTTCATATGTACTGGGTTGTTACAAATTCAGTTTCACTGTCAGCTACACTTAGATTATTAATATATCTCTCTTATTCATTGCTATTCCTTTCTTTTATGTACAGGCAGAGTAGAATATTTCTATTCTGCCTAACTATTTAAAATTTACACATTTTTGTAAGGAGGAGACTGACTTTTATGTTTCAAAAAGTAACAAAAGAATTTTTAGAGAGTATGACCAAAAAGCAAATCATTGAGTTCATTGAGAAAATTATTGATGAACGAAATAAGAAAGAGGATGAAAAATTCGAGGATTATCAAAGAGTTCTCGAAGAAAACCAAATTCTAAAGAATAGGTTGCAAACTATTCAAAAGATTGCTGGCGGAAATGTAAAAATTCCAGCTACTCTAAATACTGCACTTGCTGATCAGGCTTTTGGGAGGGAATAATAATGGATATAGATGTTATTAGGCCATTTTTAAAGCTAATGTATTATGAGTATAAAGCTGTCTGGGCTGGGCAGTTATCATATGAAGAGTTTATAAAGAGAAGAGATTTAGATGAATATGAAGTATTTGAACTTGAAATTCCAGAATCTCTTATTTTATTCTTGTATAATAAGAAAACTCATAAGCTTTATACAAGAGGCAGAGCATCAGTAGATACTGTCATCCGTGTAATGAGAGAAAGATTAAATGACAGTGTTTTTGAAAAGGTGGTGCAATAATATGATAACTAATAATGATATCATTCGGATTGTCCCAAAAATCTGCAAAATAATGAAACCAAGTATTATGGTTTCAATTGTAGAAAATAAGAAAGACCCAGCTCCTAAATATATTGAAATTGGTATACGTTTCAATATTCATACAGGATGTATTGAAACAAATGCCAAAATAATCAATGAAAGATTCAGCGATATTAATGATCATCAATTGATCATTGCTATTGGTCAGGAAGTTAGACAAGCTGATCAATATTATTATCTTTGGAATAAAATTGGAAAGGATGGAACGAAAGTCCTTTGCATGAATCCAAAGTTCAGAAGTTATTTGACTTCAGATGCTGGAGCATCCGCAGTAAATGCGATGCTCCAGATTACATCTGGAAAACCAGCCGAATTTAAACCTCTTGAAATTTTACTTTCTGATGAAGTAATTCTTAATGGTTTCAAGGGATTACATTTTACAAACAATAATAGGAGGAAATAATCATGGAAAGAAAATATGACCTGGTTAAACAGGATATTATAGCTTTTGAGGATTTGAAGACACTTGATCCAGATATAAGACCATTTATATGTACAACTTGTTATACGTATGAAGCTTATCCTGCTAAGCTTAAAATTATAAATGAAATCACTAAGCAGGTTACCACTTTTAATGGTAAATTTTGTGGTAAACGAGTAATGTTTAAGATTGATCACGAAAAAGGATTAATTACCATTGAAGGTATAGTTAAACCTCCAAAGAATCCATTAAAGAAACTCTTTTGGGAGAAAGGATTTACTGGAGCTAGAAGAGTAGATTCATACTCAGATATAAATAACTCATTAAGATCTTCTTTTTATATAAGAGATGATAATAATGATATAAGACATTTTTCCGATTTATCTGATGTAGATACTACTAAAATAGTATTGTCATTAGAACCAGACACAAAAACTTGGTGGGCTTCTGAAGATTTGACTTTAGAAGAAGCTAAATCAATTCTAAGTAAATTTAATGATTGTAAAGTATAAGGAGGATAATATGTATATATATGCTGTAAATATAGATAAAACAGTCGATTTCCAAGGAGAATTATACTTTAGTAGAATTGCTAAAACTGTATATATGTATACTGCAGATGAGAAATCTATCAAGATATATAAAGATGATATAGTTGATGCTCCTGAATTGAAGTTTGAATTCAAAGGAAACTACATTGGGAAGAAATGTGTGTTTCGTATTGATCATAAAGATCGGTTCAAATTTCTTGGTGAAGCCAAACCACCAAAAGATCCGATAAAGAAATTATTCTGGGATCATGAATTCACTGGAGCTAGAAGGTTCAAATCTATAGAAGAATTTAATAAATCGGTTATCTCTGAAAAAGAGTGGTTCGAAAATGGATTTAGTATTCCATCGGTTGAAACTCAAGAAAAAGCTAAGGAGTATTTCAAGCATATTCTTACTTTTATAAGAGATACTACTGATAATAATAGTATTAAAAAGAAGGATTACTATGGCGATTTTCATTTAACCGCCTGTGGTAATAATCCTATAGTATTACATATAAATACTAAAAATAAATCATGGTGGGCTTCTGAAGATTTAACATTAGATGAAGCTCAACTAATTTTAAACGAAATGGTTTAAATTAGGAGGATAAGTAATATGAAAAAGATTGCAATGAAAGATGGAGATCAATTCATTTTGGATACTAATGATGTGAATTATCAAATGTATATAAATTTGCTAGAAAAACATCATGATTATCAGATATGTGATGCAAAAGATATTAATGAGGTCACATTGTATTATAATTGCAAAGCTTATTTCGATTCTGATGGAGAATATGAAATAAAAGATGGAAGATCATTCCATCTTGATTATGATTTGATAGTACTCAATAAGCCAAATTTCCCAATTAGTAAGGAAATAACTAAACAGTCATATGATGGTAAAGACGGAATTAATTTCACTTTACCAATATCTGTTTCTTTAGATGGAATAATAAATGTGGCTTCAGATTTTTTATCTAAGTTATATCCTGAAGAAGATAAGCCAGTAGGAGTGGTAGAGCCAGAATATATCTATGCTATCTATTCTTATAGAATTGATTGTGATGGAGATAAAAAGGTAACTCTTCCTTACTATACTGAGGATATTAATGCCGTTAATAAATTATTGAATATCGAAAATGATCTTTATAAATTATATGCAAATAAAAGGAAAAAGGAGGAATGGTATGAAGTATCTGAAATAGATATAAAATCCAATAAACATACTGTTGACTTTATAAAATCAACAACTGAAAAGATTACATTAGAAGATGTAAAGAATATTATTCCTAGGGTAAAAGCTTACCTAACTAACACATATCACGATGGGTTTGAGAAATATTATTCTAGTGAGATTAATGCAACATTTTATGCAGGATTTTTTCCTATACAGCCTAAATTAAAATATCGTAAAAGCATGTCTATTGAGCATATTGATACATATGGGAATTTACATATAGAGAATGTATATGATGTAAATTTAAAAGACTCTATAGCGTCAAAATTTAATATGTTTTATAGTCTCATAGAAAAAGCTAAAAAGAAAATAATATTTCATAATGCTCAAATGCTTAAAACACATGATAGGTGTTAATACATGGAATATAATTAAAGTTTCCCCCTCTACCATTTTGGTAGAGGGGATTTATTTTTTAGTGATATAATTTACTTCCTATTTTAATTGTACGAATCATTGTACTGATATAATCCTTATCAGTAGTAAAGTGTTCATACTTCTCAGCAAGTTCTTTAATCTTAGGAGCTCCATTAAGCACACATAGATCATATCTACTAGTAAGAGACTTAGTAATCTTAAATAGACTGTCTGTAATATTTAGTACCCAACTCTGTGGTATAAGTTTACCATTTACAAATATCAACAGAGTTTCATTTGTATACATTCTATCCATATATCTACTCTGAATAGGAATATATCCAGATACAGGTAACCAAGCTACAGATCTAGTAGCTAATGTACCCATATAGAAGATTACTACAGTCAGATGCCTATCAGTAATACCATACATAGAATCATTAAAGATAAGTTTATTATTTACATTATCTATTGTATAGCGTTCTCTATCTATATAAGTATTACCCATGAATACCATAACTCTTCTATGAAGATTTACAGATCTATTGAATGGAGATTCAATATCTACTTCCATTTGTCCATCTTCTAACTCATAATGCATTTCATGTTTAGAAATATGAGAGTAGTTCTTATTATGAAGGAACTCAAATATTACATGTTTACCATTATAAAGCTTATCTTCAACGTACCCAGTGAATGTAATAGTACGTTTATCAGCACTTATATTATATTGATATGATGGAATAAAAGCAGAACCAATAGAAACTAAGAATGGAGAATCTTCCATATCCATAAAATCTAAATTAGGATATGGGATTTCATATGTAAATTCATTTGGATTGGTGATTTCTATACATTTTTCTTCCCAATAGATAAGTTCCCCAGGATTAAGTGGATCACCTGGGAAGTTGTTATAGTAATCATTATCTTTATAGAATAAGACTATTTCAATCCATCTATCCTTTAAGAATTCATCAAATCCATATTTTAGAGTAACTATATTATCTTTAAATGTATATCTATCAAACTCCAACCAAGTTCCATTTATGAATAATAAGAAGTTATATGCTTTAAATTTAGCATGCATAAATTCTTCTACTGGAATTGTAAAGGTATTAGAATCTTCTTCTAATCTTACTCCATAATGAATACATTTTACATGCATATCATTTAATTTTTTAGTAAACCTACCATTATCATTCTTATTCTTTACATTTACAAACAATAGATTCTGACCAACATTGATATTATCTTCTAGATTGTAAATGTTAATCTTAGTTCTATCACCATTTAAAGTATATCTAGTTTCAGAAAGCAATAAACTACCTAAGAAGATAAAGAGATTATCATGAGATATATTAGAAGGAATATCAAATTCAAACTGACCATCTTCTACTATTGGAACTTTAGCAGTCTCTACAACTATATTATTCTCAGATATTTCATATGGAATAATATCTTTTGGTACAGCTAAAGTAACCTTATAATCTTCTTCTATCTCTTCATCTAAGAAAGTTATTGTGTTACCAGATATAATATATCTCTCTGGATCTATATAAGTAGAATTAATGAATACCAATATTCCTTCATTAGTTGCTGATGGTATATAATCACTAAATGTAATTGTAGTAGTATCAGCACTTGCAACTGCAGTATAGTAGTCATAATATACTATATTATCAGATGGGATAGCAGTATCTAATTCTTCTTCAACCTTAAATTTTGGATATACAAAGGTTATAGATTGCCCTTTTAATAGATAATCATCATCTGGATTTACGAATGTAATAGTTCCTGCATCTGAATCTATTGTATATCTTTCTTTCTTAATATACATAGATCCTTGAATACAGAAGAAAGTATCATAAGTAAGAAGAAAATTCTTATATGGTTTAGGAACACTGAATGTAATTTGATGATCTTCTTTTGCATATACTTTCATACATTCTATAACCAGATCACCCAATACTTCTATTCTATTCCCAGGAATTGATGATACATAATATACATCAATAATTTTCTTAGAATTAGAAGTATCAGAATAATAGTATAAGTTTTCAGATACTTCTATTGTATTTTCTTCTCCATCATTGATATTAAAGTTAAAGTATATAGCTCTTTTCTTTATTTTATTATTTGATAATTTTGGAAGTACTACTTCATAATCTGCTTGATTTATATACAACCCGTTATAGAAACACATGTAATTCTTTTTATTATATGCAGTTTCAAATTTATCTGATAGCTCTAGTACATTACTTTTGATAACATATCTTTCATGAATAAACTGATACTTAGAGCACATATATAATTTAGTATTTGCGAATTTTTCAGGGTTTTTCAATTGAATTGTATTAGTATCTAAAAGAGTATGACTAATTGGATATAAGAATTTATCAGTATTATTATCTGTAAGAATTGTAATCTCTTCTGGAGGAATCCAAGTGGCAGATATATCTATAATACCATCTGGATCAGAATGTACATCATATTTACCATTAATTACACTCTTAAAGAAAAGTATATTACACTTTTCAAATACTTTATCTCCAATATAGAACTTAAAGCAATGAGCATCATAATCAATATGATTATTAATATAACTATCTGCTATACCATCAAAGAAAATTATTGGATATGATGTATGTGGATAATCAAAATACATATCTCTACGAATATGTACAAATCCTTCTTCATCTTGCTCAAACTCATCTAAAGTAAACTCATGAGAATTCATATTCTTCATGTGATGAACTAATCCTGAATACTTAGTATGAGCTGTATCCCAAACATAATCTTCACCAGTAGCATGATTTATATCATATTCAATATTTTTATCATGAATAAAATCAAAATCTCTATCTAGAATATTAAGATCAATACTATCTTCTACATTCTTTGTACCAGCAAGAAGTTTCTTTGTAAATGATTTATTTCTTGGAAGTGTAGAGATAGATTCTCTTTTTGGAACTCTGATGCTATATAATACTATCAAATGTTTAATATTATTATGATTAATAGTAAGAAGATTACCATTATTAAAATGGATACTATTACTATCATACAAAGTTCCATCATTATTGAATATAAATACATTATCTTGATTAAGATATCTTTCTAAGTCTATTCCAATATCATACTTATTAAAAGTATTTATATCATGGAATTCAATACCTCCAATACGCTCATCAGCAGAATAGAATAAAATATCTCCATTTTCATCATATAATCCATCTTGATTAAAAGAGAATAGTTTCATTCCATATGCTGGATCTCGACTAATAGTATTATAATATACATTAAATGGAATAGATAAAATTTTCACTGAATTAATAGGGATATCTCTATCCCTATTAATCAAGAAAGTTATATACACATCACTCTTAATAAGAGTAATTTTATCCCAAGGAATGAATACATTATCTAAAAATAGAAGAAATGGAAATGTTTTTCCTTCATCATATAATTCTTGCATACTACCATCAATAAAACGATAATCTCTTTCATTAGTAAAGATCTTATTAGAAAATCCTTCTTTTTGAAATTTGATTACAACTTCATATGGATTTCTTGATACTGCATATTCTTCATTCTTAAAATATGTATTATCAGATGGTATTTTCCAAGCAAAATCTAACCATACAGGAATAAGACCTTTCTGCAACTTACTTTCGGAAGTATTGGTACAGAATCTTTTCCATTCAGTAATAGCATCCATTTCAGTTTGCATGGAATGTACTATTTCTACTTCTGAATAAGCTGACATGGCTATACCCCCAATAATTAAATATTATCGATTATATATTTTGCATATTGAACCATAGACTTACCACAAATCTTTTCAATAGTCTTCTGGTTATTCAGATATGCACCTACATATGCATTTGTAAGCATACTCTGAAATGCTGGCATATATTCAAGAGCAAATACTGTACTTGGATTAAACAGATACATCCATTTCTCTACTACAATATCTACAGTAAGTTTATCAATCTTGAATATATTTCTAATCAATTTAATAAAGCTCTTCAATTCTTTGAATGCTTCTGGATCCTTGATAGTAAACTGATATGTATTTTCCTTAATATCAGTAATACCTGCATTCTTCTGAGCAATCTTTCTAGAAGTTTCTTCATCTCTACAAGCAATACCTTCGAGATAATATCTAGAAGCAAGATACATGCATTTATCTCTATTAGCTTCAGATACAGAAATCTTTGCTATAAAATCAATTACATATGTAAAGAGCTTAGCAAAGTTAAGAGACTCTAAAACTGTAGAATCTCCACCAAATGCAAGCCCATTAGTATATGCCATATGACAATATCCAGAAATCAAATAACTAAGCAATGCTTCTGGATTAGTTTTCCAACCTTTTTCTCCTCTATGAATTACAGAAGTGCAATCAATGAATAATTTTCTGTCCTTCTTATCCTTCCTAGAAGTTCTAGGGTCAGCAGCTACTAATACTTTAAAGAAAGTAGGAAGTGGCTTAGCAGGATAATAAAGAACTGTTTTAGGTGATGTAAGTACCTGAACGATATGAGAGCTTACTCTTGCTCTTTTAATATCTACCAATACATCTTCATTAAACTGAGGGGATACTTTATCAATAAAATCATCACTCATAAGAGCATCAAAAATCATAGTATTATACTTTGGATATTTAGTGTACAAATAACAATCAGCGTAAGTTTTAACTTTCCCAGGATTCTTTAACATTTTGGAATCATCCTTTCTAAACTACTATGTTACTACGATGTTCACCGATTAATATTGTTAAGATTTTATTAATTCCAAGACTGTAAGATAATTCGAACTAGATAGAGGGTTAGAGAATGAATAATGATAAATTTAAACTAAAAGATATATTAGAACTTGATAGAAGTAGTTTTGAGAGTTCTTATACATGTGATGATAATGTAGTTCCTAGAGTAACTCAAATTATATCTGCATGTATGCATGAAGATTATATAGTACAATGGGCTAACTCTTTAGGATTCAAACATAAGTCTTATAAAGAAACTCTTAATATATATGCTGATTATGGTACAGTAGTACATGAAGCATTAGAGAAACATATTAAGGGAGAAGAACTTCCACCAGATGTTCCAATGAATCCAATAAACGCATTTGAAAAATGGTGGGCTCAAATATCTTCTAATAATGAAGTTAAAGTACTTGGTCAAGAGTTTAAACTCTCTTGTCCATATTATGGTGGCACTTATGATATGCTTCTCTCTATAAATGGAAAACCATGGTTAATTGATTTTAAGATTAGTACTCATATTAGTTTTAGATATTGTTTACAATTAGCTGCATATAGAGAGATGTTACGATATAATAATATTGCAGATGTATCTGGTGTACTAGTACTTAGACTTTTTAAAGATAAGCCATTATTCGAAGAGTTTATATTAGATATGAATAATCCTGATCATAAGATATTCTTAGATAATTGCTCTAAGATGTTTCATTCTATGGTATACCAATATTGGTGGAGACATGCTTTAGAAAAGGAATATCAAAGAATATACAAAGAAGGGAGAAATCATCTAAATGGATAAAGATGAAGATAAACTTCTTAAAGAGATGATGGAGATAAATATGCTTTATTTGATATTTACTAAGTATGCGAATAAACTCTATCCATTCGACTTTGGATGGAAGAGATATTTTAAAACTATTAGTAAATTTTACTACTTTAAAAAGATGAGAAAAGAGATTCGAGAAGTAGTTGCAAAATCAAATCTTTATGATTTAATTATAGATTGGCTTGGATTGATTACTTATTGTAAGAATACTCAAGGAGATGAATATGATAAATTCAGATTGTATAATTCAAAGATGAATAACAATAATTATTCATATTCATTAGTAGAATCAGAAGATAAAAAAGAAGTAGAATACTTCGAAATTAATTTAGAATATCCAAATAAATTTTCTCTAAATATTCAGAAGAGTAGAAAGAGTATAGCAAAAGAAAATAATAAGGGAATGCAAATTACTCTTACTTATTCTAATGCTGGAGCAGTTAAAACAATAGATAATTCTACTCATTTCACTGTATATAATAATGGAATGGTTTCATCTGAATATAAAGAGTTATATAAAAATATAGAAAAATTAATAAAAGAATATATATTCTTTGTTGTAATGCATGATCTACATTTCATTATTCCTAAAATAGTATGGAGGGACGAAGACGATGATTCTGGACGAAATATTGGAAGCTAAAGCAGACTCAACTAATCCTTGGTTAGATATGATTATGGAATATCAGAAGAAGGGTTGGTGGAATAGATATAATAAAAGAAAGCAATTAAGAAAGGTTAGTAAAACCACTACACCTACTATTGAAACAATGGTAGATATGGCTGAAACTATTCAATCATTTGGCAAGTATCTCTTTTATGATAATAATAAAGATACTGCAACTATTTCATCATACAAAAAGAATAAATCTAATATTATTGTATTTCTTATTGATAAAAAGAAACCAGAAGGTTTGAAGTGTGTATTAGATATTAGTAATACTATGACTGTAAAGATGACTATAGTAACTAGCTCTAATGAAACACAGTATTCTACTTCTTGGAATTCTAGTTCAGTTTCTAGTGTAATACAGCATAAGTATGATGAATATTTATTTGAAAACATTGTTAATATTCTTATGGAAAGATTCTTTGATCTTGTTATAAGTTACATTTAATATAAAAATCCCTCTACCCAAAGGTAGAGGGTAATCTTTGTTTTAGAAATATACTATATATATGAGTGCATGTAAGTGTAAAATTAAAAATATAATAAACACTTAGATGTATGAAATAAAAAGAGGAGGTAACTAGAATGGGAGAAAAGTTACTTAAATTACTTGATAATGAAAGAGCATACCATCAAGAGAAAGAGAATTCAAGTTCAAGTACTTGGGATAGAGGATTTCATAATGGTAGTGCTACAGAGATATGTAAAATTCGTGGTGAAGTAGTGATGTTTATAAAGAAAGTAGAGGCTCTTGAGAAGGAACTAGACGAATTGAAAGGAGCTTAAATATGAAATTAAATAGTTTTATATTATTATCTATTGATAATACTAGTACTGATGAAGCATTACGTGAAGTATTTATTGGTAATGAAGCTATTAAAGATTTAAGAAAATATATTAAAGATTTTATACTTGATAGAATTGAAAATGGTAAATATAGATCTAAGATTGAGTTATTTGATGAATTAGATTCAGATGATGTTTCAATGACTGTACGCAGTTTTTTAGAAGATGAATTACCTTGGTACAGAGGAGCTACTGATGTAGAATATTTAAGAAACTATATAAATGAATATTTAAAACATAACCCAGGTAGATTTGATGTACCAGATAACTATGTTATGTGCCTTATTAATTTTAGAATAGCTGAGTATGAGTTTCTTATAGAGGTTAAGGGATTAGGATATCTGTGTGATTTTGAATAGTATAGGAGGTAATAGTTTTGGCAGAAAAAATTATACCAGTAGATTTAGTTGAACAACACAATACTGATATGATTGAGTACAGTACATATGTTGCATTGAAAAGAGCCATCCCAGATTTAAGAGATGGATTAAAGAGTGTACATAGACGTATTTTATATACAATGTATTCAGATTTACATAAGTATCCTAATACACCATATGTAAAATCTGCAAGAGTTGTAGGTTCAGTAATGGGTCTGTATCATCCACATGGCGATAGCAGTATCTATGATGCTATGAAACCTATGACAAATGATTTTGAAATCAAGGTACCATATTTAGATGGTAATGGAGCATGGGGTAATCCATTAGGATTGAAGGCAGCAGCTCCACGTTATACAGAGACAAAATTATCTGAATATGGATATGACTGTATCATTGGTGATTTGAAACAATCATCTAATGCAGTAGATTATGAGGATAACTATTCTGGAGAAACACAAGAACCAATATTCCTTCCATCAGCAGTACCTAACCTACTGATCAATGGTTGTAAAGCAATTGGTTCGGGTACCTCAGTATCTATACCTAGACATAACTTCAATGAAGTTATTGATGCTACTATAGCATTGATACATAATCCAAATATGGATATTGTATTAGTACCAGATAACTGTATGCCTACAGAGATTATTGATACAGATTGGGTTACTATATCTCATACAGGTCGTGGTAAGTTCCGTGCTAGAGGAATTGCTGAGATATGTGAATATGAAAACAAGCCTGCTATTTGTATTAGAAGTGTACCAGACTTAGTTTTCTTTGATAGTATCTCTGATGCTATTGAGAAGATGATGCTTGCTAATAAACTGCCTCAGATTGATAAGGTAGTAGATAAGTGTGAAGAGAATAAGATGGAGATATATATTGTACTTAAGAAGGGATCTGACCCTAACTTTGTACGAGATATGTTATACACATCTACAAATCTTGAAGCAGGTATTGGTGTAAACTTTGAGGTACTTGTTCCAACTCCAGAGAGTAGGAATATACCTATACCTAAACTTGTATCTTATAAAGAGTATCTCTTAGACTGGATTGAGTTTAGGAAATTAACTAAGTTCCGAATTTACTGTAATCAGATTAGAGATATTAGAACTAAGTATCATCAGATGGAGTTGTACATTAAGGCATTAGAATCTGGTGAGATTGATAATATCATTAAGATGATTCGTAAGCAAAAGGGAACAGATGATAGTTCATACATAGAGTATATGATTAAGAAAATCAAAGGTATTACTGATGTACAGGCTAAGTTCCTTTTGAATACAGATATTAGAAAGCTCTCTAGAGGATATCTGGATTATTATAGACAGAAGAGAGACGAGTATCTGAGCAAGTATAATGTAATCTTTAAGCTTATTAATGATGATAATCTCATTCTTGGAGAAATTGAATCTGAGCTTCTTGAGTTCAAGAAGAAGTATGGAAAACCTAGAATGAGTAAAATCATCTCTAAAGAGGAAGCTTTAAATATTCCTAAAGGTACTTTCCAGATTATTATTACTAATGGTAATTGTATTAAAAAGACTGAGACTGGAGCAAATACTACAGGTCTTGGAGGGGATTATCCAATAGCTGTATTTGATGCAGATAATGCAGATAGTATACTGTTATTTGGATCTCATGGTAAGGTATTTAGATTACCAATAGCTTCTATTCCATTTACCCTTATGGATATTAGAAAGTTATTAAAGAATCTTACTTCTGATATTAATAGTATCATATTAGAGAGTTCATTAAAAGACTTCTCTCATGGTAAGTATAACTTTGTATATACATTGACTCAGAATGGATATATAAAGAGAATGTCATGTGAAGAGTTCTTTAATGTACCTGCTTCTGGTTTGATTTATATCAAGCTTGAAGAGATGGATATTGTTAAAGATGTAATCTTTGCAGATTGCAGACAAGATATATTCTTGTATGCAGGAAATAAAGCATTACGTATTAGAGGAGCTGATACTCCTCATCTTATGAGAAGTACAAAAGGAAATATATCCATGTCAACTAATAGCCCTATGCTTGGCTTCAATGCCTTGGATAAGGGCACTACAGGAGTTGTAGTATTGACAAATAACGGATATGTTAACCATGTATCATTATCTGCCCTTCCATTGAGCAAACGAGCTCGTGCTGGTGCTACAATGATTAAACTTAAGAAAGGTGATACTGTATATAAGATGTTCGATTGTAAAGATGAAGATGTAATCAGAATCTATACAGGTAGAGCAGTACAGGAAGTCCAAGTAGGAAGTATACCATATGGTGCTAGTACAGCAAGTGGAAAGAGAATGTTTCCTAATATGGACAGAGCAGAATTAGTAAGAGTATAATTATTTATCCCCTACCCTTTTGGGTAGGGGATATAGTTATGGAGGAAAAATATGAATGGATAAGTTTGAGAAGCTTGATTGGCCTTTACTAGCAGTATTATTTATTGCTAGTATAATAGGTGGTATAATAGGTAATATATTATATATAATTATAATAAGTCCATTTTTGAAACAAGGGTAAGGAGGAATAATATGGATATTATATTCGAAAAAGAATATTATACACGTACAGATGATTTATATCATGTATCTTATATTTTATTAGATGTAGAATTAGTTAGTTTGAGATGTAAAGAAGATATGGAAGTAAGACCAAAAGGTCTTATAGATACTGAAGCTGTATTGACAGAAAATATAACTGTAACAGCTACATTTAAAGATAAATTTAATAATGAAGATAGTATTGAAATAGCTACTTTAAAAGAAGATTATGATAGTAAACATTTTGATATCATAAAAGATTATACTGAAACTATTAGGTACTTTATCAATGTTAATCGGATTAAAACTATGACAGTAAAAGATATTATATTTTTCTGTAGGGCAACTTTAGAATATGAGCCTATATGTAATCAAGGTAAATATAAATATGCTGAAACAGTAAAAGATATAGTTGAAGAAGTTTAACATTACTCCCTATACCCAAATGGGTAAAGGGATTTTATTTTAAAGGAGGAGTAAATAATTATGGAAATTTTTGGAGTAAATATGTATGGTATATGGGAAAATCATTTGGATTTTAAAAATGGTATTAATCCAAGTGATATCTGGAATGGAGAATGTGAGGATTACATTGAATTAGATAATGGTAAAACTATTCTTTTAGATAGATGTATGACAATTGATGATGAATGGATTTGTGGTTATAGTAATATATTTCCATGGAATCAAAAAGACAATGAAACTCCATCTAATCCAAAAGAAGTTGAAGAAGCATTATGGAAAAAATACAAAGATTATGTTAATATGACACATGAAGAATTTACTAATAAAATCTGTGGAATTAGTGTAGCTACTAACTAATCAAAATAAATACCCTGGGATTTCTCCCAGGGTATTATTTTTACTGCTGTGGTTTTTTATCTCTATTATGTTCCATGATGGTAGTATCAACAATCTGCTGAATAGTATCATCAGGAATAAAGCTCTTAATATAGAACTTCTTGATATTAGCCTTAACCTTAGCAACCAACTCTTGATCTTCACTATTAGGATCAATATAGAGAGGAGTAATGTTCTCTACATGATCATTAGCACTCTGGAACATCTGAGAAGAGTTCATAAGTGCAAGATACATTGGAGGAGGTAATTCTACAGATACACTATCTGTACATTCAAATTCTGCATCATAGAGTCTGGTAAGGAATTTATTCATAATCTTAGTAAACTTAGACTGAATATTATAAACCTTACGCAGGAATCTAGTATTACTCATAGTATAATGAGTAGCGAAGTCAAGCTGTTGTCTAGCCTGAATTACTTCCATAGGAACATCAGTAGAGTTTACAGCCATTTCTTCTAATTGATTCATCAACTCAGTAGGATGCTGAACATCCTGACCCTGCATGATTTCAAATCTAACTGGGGCCTCGCCCGATGCAGACTCAGGTATTACGTAGTCATTGAATCGACCAGTAATATTCATTATATTATTCATATTCTCAATTTGGCGAAGCCCAAAGTTAGATTTCTTAATGAGATTAATAGTATTAAGCAATACACCTGCAATATTTGTATCTACATTTTGCTTTACATAATATACTCTCTTATCATTACCACGAGTAAGAATGGCAATTACATTAGAGATATACAAACAGGAATACAATTTAGCAGGGAATAAAGCTCTATACAGAGCAGAGATTCCTCTATGGGTCTTAGGATCCTTATTGAAGAAAGAATGGATAATATCCTCAGGAGGGATAAAGGTTACACGAATCTTAGAAATTCTTCCTGCTCCATTATGATCCATATTATACTTAAGAATCATATAGATTTCCTGAGTAAGATCCTGATTAGCATTGATGAACTTAGCATCAATCTTATCAGAAAGATCCTTAGCAATCTTCTTAAGGATTACACCATCCTGGTCACTTCTATGCTCTGCTAACTTACGAGCAGTATTACCAGGTTTCAAACCACCCAATGTAGAGGAGAAAGTAAGCTGTTCTACTCCAAGAGGTTTATCAGTCTCAATATAGTAATATCCAAGACAGATATTCTCGATATACAATGGTTTAATCATAGTTCTATCAAGAATCTTAACTACTGCACCTGGAACTTTGATATTAGCAGATTCTCTTTCTTTTTTATTAGTAAGCTGCATTCCATCCTGAGCAATCTTATCTACTTCATACATAGACTTCTTAAGTTTCTCATCAGAAAGATTATCTTCAAATTCTGCTTTCATATTTTTATCTTCTAAGAAAGCTTCAGTAATAGAAAGTTCAGAAGCTTCATGTAGTATATTATTTACTTTATCATGAGTCTCAATTACTTCATTAATAATACCACTACGATTTATTTCAACTTGAATACCAGAATGCTTCTTCATAAAAGAAGCAGATGGAGAAGAATGATACTCTAACTGTACATCTTCATCTATAATTTCTACATTCTTACCAGTCTTAGTTTTAATCGTCTGAATTGTTTGTTCAGTTAAAGAGCAATAGAATGTAGACTCACTAAGATCATCCTGATCTGCAGTAGTAATATTCTTACCATCTTTATCAAGAATACGTTCTAATGCCTTCTTATAAGGTACACAATAGATATAGCACTCACCAAGTCTATCTGTTTCCTCATAAATTCGATCTATAATATTATCTAGATCATACTTAGTTCTCATTTGTTTGATATTATGCTCTACGTTTACTTCGGACAGGTCAGAGGATGAAGAGGTAATATTAAGAGCATCTTTTGTAAAGTGGTCAGCAGATAATACAGCTTCTTTTCTAGTATCCAAAGCATCATGAAGCTTAGGCATATACTTAAGAATTACTTCATACTCTTTATCTGCTTCTTTAAGAAATACATTCTGAGAATATAATTCCATAACATTATTCATTGTAGAATCATTCTCAAATGTCTTTATAATATTACGAATAGTAGATGAATCATTCTGAAGATGATTCAATCTAGTATATAATGAAGATATATTAGAAATACCTACATTTGAATTATTATAGTTAATCAGATTATCTATTGCTTTGTGCATACGAGCACGAAGATAATCATTAGTTCTAGATACCTCTGGGGTATTAGCATGTATATCACTATATAATTTATCTAATGAATCTTGTACATTATTCTCTAATTCTTTTATCTTACCCATATTCATCTGAGGAAGATTCTTATCGTTTTCAGCCATCAATATTTCCCCCTTTTCCTGATTACTACTCTGTCTTAAGAGTACTAATATAATGGAATTAAATATATTCTCAAATAATTATTTTTTATAGTTTCACATACATAATAGTAGAGAGGTGATACAAAATGACCTTAGTTGAGGCACATATAGCAGATATACATTTCGGAGCAATAGAACCGAATTTACAATATAAGATATTACAAGAACAATTTTTGCAGCACTTGCACGAGTTGCAAGTGCTCGATATTATTTCTATAAATGGAGATCTATTTGATCATAGATTTTTAGCAAGCTCAGATGCAATCATGTATGCATCTATGTTTATTCAAGAACTCATAGAAATAGCTAAAGAAAAGAATGCTACATTAATCTTAATCTCTGGTACTGCATCTCATGATGCAGACCAATTAAAACTGTTTTACCATTATATTGGACCAGAAGTAGATATCCGTATTATCGAAGAGGTTAAGTTCATAGAGGTCAAAGGTAAGACTATTCTTTGTATTCCAGAGTTATATAATATGGGAGAAGACTACTATAAACATTTTCTTTATAGTAGAACTTATGATGCTTGTTATCTCCACGGAACATACTTAAATTCCATATTTGGTAAAAATGTACCAGATTTGGCTTCAGATAGAGAACCAGTATTTCATATGGAACATTTTGCTTGTTGTAGAGGACCAATAATTGCAGGTCATGTTCATACACCTCAGGTATTCGATAAACATTTTTATTATTGTGGATCTCCATATAGATGGATGTTTGGTCAAGAAGAAGAAAAGGGTTTTATAATCCTTATTCATGATTTGATAAAGAGGGATTATTATGTGCACTTTGAACCTATTAAGTCATATAGGTATGATACTATTAATCTTGATAATATGCTTCATTCTGATCCTCAGAAAGTTATAGAATATATTAAGAAGAAGAAAGCTGAAGGTATAGATAATATTCGTATTAAGTTTACTGAATATGATGATACTAATATACCAATTATTAAATCATACTTTAGAAACGTCCCAGGGGTAAAAATAGATGCTTCATATAAGAATGATAAAGTTGTAGAAGAAGTAGAGAAGCTTAATCAGTCTTATCAAGAGTATGATTATATATTTGATAAATCAGCTAGTCCTTATGATATACTGAGCAAATATATCAATCAAAAAGAAAATCAAACCTTTATCACGGCTGATGGTTTGATTGAACTGCTATCAGAGGAAATATAAATATCATCTCTCCGAAACATAAAATAATTTAATGATATTGAAATAACGAATAGCAGATTAAATTAAAAGGAGTTAGTGCAATGGCGACTACTTTTAAAGATAGAGCGAATAAATATAGTGCTAAAAGAAAAAGTTCACTAAGAAGACAACAAGAACCAACTAGATTTAACTTTGGATTAGAAGAGATGAATGGATTTTGTTCTTATATATTATCTGAGAATACATCGATTCATCATAATTCTTTAAAATCATTAAGAGATTTGTTATTTAATTATATCGATGAAAGTATTTTTGCTAATGATCAAGAATGTATAATAAGATATAGATTAGCTCAACAACTTTTAGATTCAAAGTTAGATAAAGGTATAGATAATAGAGCTTTCCTTGTACGAGATGTACAAGGAATTATTGGCAATCGATTTGATGGATTGGATATGAATCAATTCGGAGAATTGAGTAATGAGGAAGTAGAATGGATAGAAAGACTCATTGCAGATTGTTGTTCTAAAGCATATATAAATAATCATATCTTTGAGATATATGATGCTACAAGTAATTATATTACAAGTATCAATAATCCATTAGTAACGAATGATAATATCAATACTATATCTACAGCAGTTGAGAATTATCATCAAGCAATGAGAACGTATGCTTATACAGATAATCTAGATAATACACTTGATATGAATAATTGTGATGGTGTAATATCAGATATATATAAAGATCAATCTCGTCCAGTATATAGATTAAAGACTGGTATGCAAGGTTTAAATGGAATTCTTGGTGGTGGAGTAGAAAATGGTCGTGTATATTGTTTCTTCGGTCTGCCAGGTGAAGGTAAAACAGTTACATTGATGAACTTAGCATATCAGATTAAGATGTTTAACAAGGATTATGTATGTAAAGATAAGACTAAGATTCCTTGTATAGTATTCTTAAGTATGGAGAATACTATTAAACAGATTATGAATATGATATTTAATATTGGATGTACACCTAGACCAATGACTGATTTTCCACAATCTCAAGTACAACAAATGTTGAAGAATCTTCTTGGAGTTAGTGAAGATAATCCAATCAATATATTATTCAGATATAAACCAATCAATTCAGTAAATACATCATATATGTATGAATTATATGATGAGTTAGAAGATTCTGGATATGAGCCAATATGTTTCATTATGGACTATATTAAACGTATTCGTCCAGTAGACTATATGAAAGATATGCGTATTGATTTGGGTAATGTAATCAATGACTTCAAGAACTTTGCAGCAGTAAAAGATGTACCTGTTTTAACAGCTTCTCAGTTTAATAGAGAAGGTGTAAGAATGGTAGATGAGTCAAGAAATAGCTCAAGACATGATATAGTAAATAAAGTCGGAAGAGCTATGATTGGTGAATCTGGTTTGATTGATGAAAATCTGGACTTCTCAATATTCATAGCAAAAGAATGGATAGACGATAATGTTTGGATGGGATTCAAACTAGCAAAGCATAGAGATAGAATATTCACAAATGTAACTACATTCTATCAACCATTCCATGAAGATAATGCTATTAAGTATCAAACTGATGTAGGATTATCTAAGCCATTGTATAAAGAAACTTTGGTTAAATCTGAATTGGAGATTAGAGAAGCATTTGGTGAAACTATCAAGATGAATGCTAGAAAAGATATTATGCCAATTCAAGAACTTCTTGAGAAAGAATCTAGAGATCTTACACCAGAAGAAATTGAGGAGAAGATTCTTGGTGGAAAAGTATATAGTAATAAACCTAAGGAAGAAGTAGCATGTAAACCACTTCCTGTTGGATTCCATAGAGTTGTATGGAATAATAATATAGGTATACAACGAATTGCATTTATGGCATAAAAAGATATGGAGGCAGATACCTGCCTCCACTATTTTATGTATGAGAATTATTGAATTCAATTATATTAGCTTTCTCAGCTCTATAGATACTATTTAAAGCCAAATCTAAAGTACTTTTAGATATTATAAGAAGTTTCTTAGTATCGAATTCATATATACTACACATATCATTTATCATGAGTAGGTATATATAATATTCAGTAGTTCCATATAAATCATATGAAAGAAGTTTAGGCTTATACTTATACTTCTCATATTCTTTATCAGTTAAGAGAACTTTACGTGCTAGTTTTTTAAGTTCATATAAGTAATCATTAATTACATTCTTAATTACATATGATATGCCATTATGAGTTTCTCTATATGAGAAATCAGTATAACTTAATGTAGGTGCCTGTCTTCCTACTTTAATAAATTGAGATAATTTATATGTACGAGCAGGATCGGTTTCACCTAATGTAAGCAATTCAGAATCTGATGCCATTAAAATTCCCTCCCTACAATAGTTGGTTTAGTTATATCTCCTGATGTAAATGAAACAATAAATCTAGTTCCAGGTGGAATAAATTTAGTGGGATAGTTTCTAGAAACTTCTTTAGGAATCTCTAGTTCTATTACATCAGATGTTTTGATTGAGTTGAATGTAAGTCCACTAGTATCTTTATTCAAGATATTAGACATGGATATTGTTTCAGTACTAATACTAGTAGAGTTTTCCTGTAACCCAGATACAGATTGTAGTCTAAATTTTTTCTTACCAGGAATATATTTATTAGTAGTATCAAGAAGTATTGCAATTTGTGTAGTTGTAAGCTCATTTTTATTATCCATATAACATACCCCCATTATAAGAAAGTCATAGATATAAGAAAAAGGAGAGTTTAAATATGCGTAAGACTAAAGCTGAAATAAATGATGAGATTTTTAGAGCCAAAGGAGCACTTGATATGCTTATGTGTCATCTTGGATTAGAAGTAAATCCTGATGGAAGTATTTTCTTTCTTAATGATGATGATATGATGGTAGATATGTATATAGATGGAATGAAATGTATATATCCATTTATAAGAACAGAAAATGGAGAACTTAAACCTATTCAGAAAGGTGAAATAGAATTTAATCCATATTTCAATACAAAATTAATGCTCAATATTATGGAATGGTATTTTGCAGAACATGGTTATCTTGTAAATATGCAAAAAATTACAAATGCTAGACCTGATAATATTGGTCATATTGAGATAGAATTTGCTAATGGAGTAGTATATAAATCTGATGCTTATTATAAGGATTCTCTTAAGTATATAGATATTCTTATGAAACTAGAACAAGCTCTTCCTAATGAATATGAGCGTCTACGTGCATATGATATAAAAATGTAATAGTTTAAAAAATCAGATATATACTATATATATGATATGAATTTAGAAAGGGGTGATATTCATGGGCGATGTAGAAATAGCCATTTATGAATAAAACCCAAGAAAGAAGGTGAAATATAATTCACCTTCTTTTTTTTTATAGGAGGCATGAATAATGGATTTAAATGAAGATCAGCAGCGAATAGTTGATATGGCTGTTGATTGGTATAATAACAGTTCAGAACAAGTATTTCAATATTCTGGAGCTGCTGGTACAGGTAAGTCTGTAACTATGAATGCCATCATTCAGGCTCTGGGATTAACTATAGATGAAGTAGCTCCTATGTCATATATTGGAGCTGCTGCTATTATTATGAGACTTAAAGGTCTTGTAAATGCTAAAACTATTCATTCTTGGTTATATGGATTAGAATGGATAGATACTGGAGAGATAGATACATATCTTAATAAACCTAAGAAGATTAAGAAGTTTGTACCTAAACCTCTCCCACCAAATAAGAAGCTCATATGTATAGATGAGGCTGGTTGTGTACCTATGAATCTGAAAGATGAAATAGAGTCTAGAGGATTAAAAATACTCTGTTGTGGAGATCTTAATCAGCTTCCTCCAGTAGGAGACAATCCAGCATATTTGTACACTGGGAAAGTACATTATCTTACTCAAATAATGAGACAGAATGAGAACTCTGGTATAGTACATCTTGCTCATGAGATACTTGCTGGTAAACAAGTAGAACATGGTACATATGGAAATGTAGAAGTAATGTACAAAGATGAGATTACTAAAGATATTATTGCTAATGCACAAGTAGTAATATGTGGTAAGAATGATACTAGAGAGAAGTTTAATAGATATATAAGAAAACAGATATTGCATAACGAATCTACTCTTCCAGGATATGGAGAGAAAGTAGTATGTAGACAAAATAACTGGGCTATAGATGCTAATGGTATTAATCTTGCTAATGGACTAATTGGAGATGTAGTATCTGCTCCAGATGTATCTACATTTGATGGAAAAGTATTCTATATGGACTTTAAGCCATCTCTTAGTAATATTCCATTCTCAGGATTAATGTGCTCATATGCATACTTTGTAGCTGATACTAATGAAAGAAAACAAATTAAACAATCTCCATATTATATAGGAGAAAAGTTTGAATTTGCATATGGTATTACTACTCATATATCTCAGGGTGCTCAGTATAATCAAGGAATATACTTCCAGGAATATCTGAATCCATTGATTAATAAGAATCTTAATTATACTGGTATAACTAGATTCTCTGATCATTGTATATACTTTATAGATAAGAGACAATTCTTTTAAGAAGGAGAAATGTATCTATGAACTTTTTCAATATCTGCATATTATTATTTGTAGTAGTATTAGTACTAATGATGAATAGTGAGAATTAGTATAAAGTAAAATAAAATTCTCTTATATACTATATATATGAAGAGAGCAGAAATGCATCTCTTCATATATACTGTAAAACAAAAAGGAGGATTTTTTATGCCATTACTTGAAACTTTACCACAGGGCTTTATAAAATACGATAAGGAAGGAAACCCTATAAAGCCTAGAAAAGAACCAATGAAGAGATATTTAGTGTTGCTTCAGGGTTCTGATGATGAGCGTTATTGGTTTACTCTTGATGAGTTTATGCCTATTCAGGATACAATCAATGGTGTTTATCAGAATGAAATGGGTCAAGTAAAAAGTACACATACGGAAATCTGGAAACAAATAGAAGATATATATGAGAATTACAATATCATGGAGAGTTATATATTTACTAATAACTCAACTATGAAAACATGTATCTCACTATATACTTTTATGAGACATGTGTTAGAAACTGATTCTGTAGTAGCTGCTGAAACTAGCATTACTATGGATGATATAGATGAGGTAGCGTTATCTTATGGATATGATGAAGAAAAGCGTGAAACTCTCTATAGAAAGGAATCTATGTAAGAAAGGAAGATAAAATTGGCAATCAAACCAAAAAAGAAGATGTCCATGTTCTTTAAAAATATGGAAGAACGATATGGAAAAGATTGGATTACTAAGCTATCTCCAGTAGAGATGGTTAAAAGATCTGACTTATTCTTTAGGGATCTGGCATATGGAGGAATAGACAAAACTCTATATGGTTATGCTTTTGATAATGATACATTTATGAGAACTATGATAAATGAATCATATCATAAGTATGAAATTGAATTTATGGAGACTCATGCATTTGAGACTTATGGAAATCAATTCCCTATGAGAACTCAAGAGTCTTTATATTATTATTTGCTAAATACCCATAAGAGTAATTGTGAAGCATATGGATATATCAATATATGCTTACAGCAGATGCTGGTAACTTATGGAAGTGAAAAACTAGCAAGGCTTGATTTAATAGCCAACCATTTAAGTTCATTACGCCATACTATATAATTTGTAATTTTATAGAAGGTGTAACATATATTTAGAGGGAGACCTTATGGTTTCCTTCTGAATTATCATTCAATAAAGGATGTGAAAAAATAAATGGAAAAGAGCGATGTAGTCAAGATTAAAAGCTTACTTCGTAACTGTACAAGAACCATTGAAGTATTTGATAAGGATACTCAAGAGTCTCTTGGACCGAAGGAAATAGCTTATCCTATCACATTAGAACTTGATAATAGCATGGCCATTTCAGAAGAAGTTGATAATGTATTCTGGAATGATAATGATGGTATTATTGTAAGTCTAAAGATTAATACTGGTGTAGTCCGTGGTGCAAATTGGGCCATGGGTACAGACAAGATTCAAAATCCATGTGAAGTAATTATTGCGGATTATGGTGAGATTCAACAGTTCCGTATTGTTCTCGATGAGAATGGTATAACTAAACTGTTAGAAGCTATGCAATCTGATGGAAACTTCAAGTATTGTAAGGATAAATCTGAAGTATCTATGGATGGCAATGTTGTTGCTAGAGTAATCAAGAATCTCTGTCACGATATTCAGCCAGAGAATATGATTCCAAAGAAGACTAGCGAATATTATGTAAAATAATTTTACTATGATTATGAGTCTAGTAAAATTAAATTTAGATGTATACTATATATATGAAGTGTAGCAGAATGTAAATTCTGCTGCCAAATTTTAAGGAGGTTTCTTTATGAATAACTTTTTTCCACAACAGGGTCAGCAGCAGGTAAATGGTATGGGTATGTATGGTCAGCCTCAGTATTGGCCAGGTACTTATAACTATCAAATGCAGCAGCCAGTAGCTCAGCTTCCAGTTATGACTAATCCAATGACTGAGGAAGAGCACAAAATGCTTCAGGCAAGTAATGGTTTTAATGTAACTCGTAACAAGCTTGATGCAATTCGTGACCTGTGTACTCATAAGCACAATGGTCAGTTTACTATCTTCCAGAGAGATGATGGTCTCTTCGAGTGCTCTTACTGCGGTAAAGTATGGGAGATGTTAGAGAATCTGTCTCGTGAAGAGGTTGATGATATTGTTATCAGAGTTAATAATCTGATTGAAACTATTAAGACCTTTACTCTTGATGCATCTCCAGATGTAGCAAGAAACTTCTATATGGCACTTGGTTTCATTGACTTGCTCCCAGGTATGTATGAGTATGCAATGAATAACAAGAATAAGTTGATCAATGTACACGGTATGAATCCAGCAGGAACTATGGGTGCTGCTTCTCAGACTTGGAATGCATTGAATGGCCTTATGAGCGGTATGCCTATGTATAACCAGGGTTATTATACTCAGCCAGCTTGGGGTCCTGCTCCAACAGCTCCTATGGGTGCTCCAGCTCCTGGTGTTCCTATGGGTCAGCCTCAGCCAGCTTGGGCTCCTGCTCCAGCAGCTCCTATGGGTGCTCCAGCTCCTGGTGTTCCTATGGGTCAGCCTCAGCAGACTTGGGGTCCTCAGTTCGCAACTCAGGCAGGTAGCCCAGCAGATCGTCCTGTAGGTGTAGTAGTTCCTAATGGTCCAGCTCCTATGCCTGCACCAGGAATGGTAGTTTCTGATCAGGTTGCTACTACTGGTCCAGCTCCTATGCAGCAGACTGCAGCAAATGTTCCACCTGTAGCTCCAGTATCAGCAGCAACTGAAACTCCTGCAAAGACTTTCAAGGCTTAATTAACTTAGCCATTAAATAATGATATTTTAGAGACTTATCTAGTAGAGGAAAACTCCTCTACTAGATTTCTTTTGAGATATCATTATTTATTATTTCTTTGAAAGGGAGTTGAAATAATTGGCTAAAGCTAAAGAGTTTGCAGATCAGATTTTAGATTACGCTAATCAAATTAAAACGATTGCATCATTCGTAGATGCTGTACGAAAGACAGTAGGACAGTATCTTGGATATAATGATACTCGTGGTCATATTAATATGATCCGAGAGATAATTCAGAATAGCTTCGATGAAATGGAAAAGAAAGATTCTCCATGTGATTCATTGTGGCTTGAGTATGATGAAAACACTATGATGTGTAAGGTTAGAGATAATGGCCGTGGTATTCCGTTTGGTCACATTGAACGAGTATTCACTAAACAGCATACATCTTCTAACTATGTAAAGAAACTTGGAGAGTATTCTTCAGGAAGACATGGTGTTGGTAGTAAGGTAACCAATGCATGTTCTAAGATATTTATTGCAGAAACCTATTTGTATACAGGAGATGCAAGAAAAGTAGAATTCCATGATGGTCATCCTTGGAAGAAGGGTGAGGTTAAGATTCCTAATCCTAACAAGTATCAGGGTAGTATAGTAACATTTGTTCCATCTTTAGATGTAATGAAGAATCTCAATACTACATGTGAAGATGTATTACATCTGGCTTCTACTATATTATACCTTACAACTCCAGGAGTTGGTAATACACTGTACTTCAGAGGAGTAAAGAAAGATGGGTCTGTTATTGAAGAGACTCTGGTAAATCAGGATGGTATTCTGTCATTTTTAATTGCTAAGTGTGATAATCCAGTAATATCTCCAATTATAATTAAGGATGATAATGGTACCATTAAATGTGAGATAGCATTCACATATGACAGCAAGTGTCTTGGAGAGGAAGCAGATATTATCTCATTTGCTAACATGTGTCCAACAGTGAACGGTCAGTCCGAGCATGTTAAGGGATTCATTAATGCATTGAGTAATTACTTCCGAAACTACATGAACAAAATTTATCTAACTAAGGGAAAGACTAAGTGTATTGGTAACGATATACTTTCTGGTATGAAAGCAGTGGTAACGGTATCACATTTGGAACCAATTTTCTCTGGTCAGGCTAAAGAGATATTCTCAGGTGAAGGTGTAGAAGCTTTCATAAAGACTACTCTTGAGAGCCAGTTAGATGAATGGTGCAAGTTTAATGCAAATGACTTGCAACGGTTGTGTAAGTACTACAAAGATACTGCCGATCTACGGTTGAGTGAAGAAAGCAATAAGACTAACTTCATCAAACGAGTGAAAGTATCAGCATTTGGTTTACCTAAGAAATATTTCCCTCCTGCTGGTAAGAAGAATTTAGAGCTTATCATAGCAGAGGGTGATTCTGCAGTATCCTCATTGAAAGATGCAATTGATCCTAATAAGCAGGGTATATTCCCTATTAGAGGAAAGATCATTAATGCATTCACTAACAGTAAAGAAGCTGTTATGAAGAATGAAGAGGTCTGTGGTATTGCAGCCATCATTGGGTGTGGAATTGGTAAGAATTTTGATATCTCTAAGTGTAAGTTTGATAAGATTATCTTCGCTGGAGATGCAGATCCAGATGGTAAAAATATCAGACAGTTATTGATGAAGCTGTTCTTGATGTACTTCAGACCACTGATTGAAGATGGTAGAGTATATATGGCTCAGCCACCTTTGTATAGCATTATCAAGAATAAGAAGAAAGTATTCTTCACTGATAAGAGTGATTATACTAAGTTCCTTCAGACTAGCTTTACTAAATCTTATGAGCTTCGTGATAGCAAGAAGAAGGTAATTAAGAATAGTGATATCACTTCAATGCTGTATAATAATGCTTCATATATTGATGAGCTTACTGTACTTGCAAATACATATGCAATTGATCCTCAGCTTTTAGAGTTCCTTATCAGGTATAGAAAGAAACCTATTAGCTGGATGATGAAGTTCATTAAGTCTAAATATAGATTCATGGATGTAAAGAACATGAATGGAACCTTAGTACTTGATGGATTAGTAGGAGAGCAGTTCTATAATATAGTATGTACTCCTACATTGTATTCTGTATGTGCACCATTATATCAGTATATCGATACTTCTTTAGAGCTTTATTATCTGAATGGTAAACCAGCTACTCTGTATGATGTTATGATGGCATTTGAGAAGTTCCGTCCTAGCAGTATTCAGAGATATAAGGGTCTTGGTGAAATGCCAGCTCAGGATTTGCGTATATCTACTATACATCCTAACTATGACAGAGCTTTATTACAGCTTACTGTACAGGATATTAAGAAGCAGATTCAGGAGATTAGAGATATTCAGTCCAATCTGTCTTGTTTATTAGAAGATGTAGATATGGCAAGCTTTGAATTCTAATATTGGGCTCCTCGGAGCCCTTTATTTTTTAGGAGAAATAATTATGGGTTTTAATAATAAGATTTTTGATTGGATATACTTCATAAGTATATTTGGATATACTTATTCATGTATAATGAATAATTCATTAGAATGGCCATTGATTGGATTTATTATATTAGGAGTTTGGAAAATAGCCTGTCAAAAATAATAATTTATAAATACTAATACATAATATTAGATAATAAAAGCCATAAAAGTTCTGTGAGGCCATCAGACGCCTAACCAACTAAGTTGAATGCTATTCTAGATTGCGAGTCAACTAATAAATGTATCACTGAAATAAACTGGAATAAGGTGGCGTAATGGGTTAGGATGCTTTTATTATCTACTTTGGAGATGTAGCTCAGTTGGTAGAGCACTTGACTTTTAATCAAGTTGTCGTCAGTTCGAACCTGATCATCTTCACACTATCAATAGTAAATACCTTGACGTGGTGATAGTGCTTTAAACTAAATTTTACTAAAACTAGTATTTGGCTCCTGAGGAGTGGTCTTCGACTGAAACAACTATGTTGGATTAGGGGATTGGTTCAATTCCAAGAGGAGTTTCATAAAGGTTTTGTTGCAGTAAAAATCGGGAAAGAGATGCAACAGCTTGTTCTGTAATTCCTTTTAAAAAGCCTTTATCCTTACAATGGATGTGGGAAAGGTATGTAATGAGCTTCTCGGTTTTCCTTTATATTATGCGAGCATGGCGGAATTGGTAGACGCATGCGGTTTAAGCCCGCACGGATTTACTCCATCTGAGTTCGAATCTCAGTGTTCGCACACTATCAATAGCAAATACCTTGACGTGGTGATAGTGCTTTAAACTAAATTTGCTGTTTTTGTTTTTCATAATTTTTAATCGTCCTTACTTCTTTACCCCTTACCCTTAATTGGGTAAGGGGTAAAAAGTATTTTAAGCATATACTATATATATGAGTAGAGAGTAGCATGATGCTACTCTCTATGAAAATTAACTATATTTTGTTTTAAAGAAAGGAAGATGCATTATGTTTATTCTCAATTATTTTATTTCTAAAGGTGCTGTAAACAGTATCAAAAATCCAAAAATCAAGAATGTATTTTGTAATACACTAACTGGTGAAATTAGAGTTGCAGTACACTCTGAAAATAGTGATGAAGAGTATATTCTTGAATATAATTCCGATATAATTTGTGATTTTACATCTGAAGAAATATATAGATTTACATATAGAATATTTACAAAATTTGAGAGTATTGAACACAAATCATTATTGTTTGACGAAATAATTATGAATATTATTGATAGTATTATTATAAGTAGGGAAGAGATATATAATAGAGACGATGATATTGTTAAATAATTAGGAGGTATATATGAAATACTCAAAAGAAGAAACATCTATTATAGAAAAGTGGGTGAAGGAGAATATATTAGATAATGAAATGATATGTAAAACCATTATCAATATATCTCCTAAAGATATAGACTCAAAAATTGCAGGAAAATACTACAGCAATTTTGAACAACAAATAACATTTGGTTTAGCAATTAATGGATTACCTGAGTTCTTAGAAGGATATCCTAGTAAAAATGCAGTTAATACTAAGTATTATTTTGAATCTACTATGATACTTGGCAAAGCTATAGCTAAGATAAAAATGCTGCAGATAAAACGAGATTCTAAAATTGCTTCTATAGAACATGCCGAAGAAGTTGAACGCCGTGTTGAAGAAGCTTTAAGGAAGTTAAAAGAGGAGGAATAGTTATGATTTACATTGGTTATGATTTGGTATTGCTCTTTGTATTATTTTGCTATGTCTACACAGGTATAATACATGATATGGTCATCCAGTGGCCTATACTGGTAATAACTATTGGTATGGCAATATATAAAGTGCTTGAGCATGGAGGCGATTCATATGGAGGAAAATATTAAATCTACAGTAGCTTTTATATCATCCGATCATAAAATGTTATTAGGATTAAAAAGATTATTCGTGCATTCAATAAATATGAATATATATAAGAATAATCCCAATTCTAAATGGATAGGAAACTTCTTCGCTTGTGTTTTAAAAGAAGAGTTCAATCCTAATAACTTTATATGCAAAGCTAATGTAGAAGATATTTCTTCTATCTATAATCCTATAGAAAATAAATATTGTTTCATTATAAAATTAGAAGGAGACTATCCTCCTATTTATGCTTTAGAACAATTCATTGGAGAATTGTTTAAGAAAAAGATAGAGATATCTTATTCTTTAGAGTATAAAACTGTTGGAGAAAATGTAATGGATCAATATTTCTATGGTGAGGATGAAGAGCCTCAGATTATCTATAGCTCAGACACATTAAATTAAGAAAGGAATATAATATGAAAATACAGTTAGTCCCATTTAATAGGTTATTTAAACCTAACCATGATAGCAACCGATATACAAATATCGATATGTTTAAGTTTCATGGGAAATATAAACATATTCTTTATGATGATATTAGGTATGATACCAGGGCCAAATTAATTAACAAGGTTAAGGAGCATCTTCTTAACAAGTTAAATGACCGACAAGAAGTATTTGTATTAAAAATCAATGATAAAATTCTGTGTCAGAATATTAAGACTCAGAGATTGACTAATACAGATATGGATGATTATGACAGTATAGTCTGTCCTATCATGTTCAATGCAGATATTTGTAGAAGAAAGATTGGTAGTACTACAATTATTGCGTATGATAGATTTGCATGTGGAATAGATAATAATGGTGTAGGTCCTGGAATAAGGTATTTATTTAAAGAAAATATGAGCTATAAACCTGGTAGTGTTCTATTCCCATATGCTCTGTAAAAAGTATCCCTACCCAATTTGGGTAGGGATTTTCTTTTTTATTCATCTATTTCTTTTTTATATCCATATACTTCATTATCTTTCTCTTCTAATGTATATGGTGGTGTAGGAAAATCTAAACATATATTATCAGTAAATGTAACCCATTGTAATGCTCCAGCATTTTCCTGAATTTTAGAAGTATGACCGCTTCTTACAGCTCCAAATAATATAAAATATTTTAATAAAGGACAAGATATAGTTTTCTTTATAACACCATCTATTATATATGATATTGTTCCATTTTTAAATAATATTGAATATATATGATATCCACTTTGTAAAAAGTTCACTAAATTACTTCTTGATCCTGCATGACTATATAACATATATTGGTTATGGCCAGTTTGTTCTACTGAAAAAGTATAGTTAGAATATCCAGCATAACTATTATTATAGCCATTAAAGAATAAATTATATGCATCATTATAACTATAAATTTTTTCATGTTGTACTGAATATCCATTATATAATTGAGATTGTACAAAACAAACATGATTAGCCAAATATACTCTATTATCAGATGTATACGTAGAGTATGATATACTATCTTTAATTATATATAATTTAAAATTTAAACATAAAGTATCTCCATTAAATTGTGAATAGTCTATAAATAACTCATGTAAATATAACCCATTATATGCATATAAACTACTAGCATTTACTGGATATACTCCCCATTTTAAAAAAGATTTAACTGTTGCATTAGTATATCCACTTTCCCAGCTTATAGCATCATAATATTCAGTTCCTCGTATATTCATTCAATTACCCCCCCCCCCGATTACTCGGGGGAAAATAATTTTATTATGATATTAATCCATATGCATCATTATCTTTTTCTTTTACTGTATAAAATAAATCATCTATAGGAGTACCACCTATAAAATCTTCAGTCCATCTAATACCTTTAGATACTCTTATATACATTATATCAAATTGATGATAATACATACCATCACTAAAATTAAAGTTACTCATAGTAACTCCATAACTCCAACTATAAGTACCTAAATTTTTACCATCTAAGAAAAATGAAAAACTAACATTACTATTTCTAATAAGTGCAAAATGATGATAACCATTATTATATATTTGAGAAAATGGTACTGATGGTCCAGAATTATTTAGATTATGAAGTGTATTAAAACTTGCTCCAAATTTACCTTCACTACTTGTAACTACTAAATTATACGTACTATTTCCACTACCAGCATTTAATAAACTTGGTACATTATAATTTTGTGGGCTTATCCAATTAAATGCTAAATCAATAGTACAAGCATTTGAATTTATAAATGATCCTAATGATGAGTTATATAAGTATCTACTACTTGCTACTGCTTTAGCTTCTCCGCCACCACTATAATGACCAATATCAGTCCACCAAATCGTATCTCCACTTGATCTAATTGATAAATTATAACTACCACAAGCGTCATTTAAATTACCATCTAATGGATAATATGCTATTGTATTTTCATCTACCATTTGAGATATAGTAGGTATTCTCATTTATATCACCTTTATCCATACATATAATAATTATTTTTATAAAGAGCATATCGCCCTTCATCAAATCTTTCATTGATATCAAATTCTTGTGTAACTGGAGTGCCATATATTCCAAGATTTTTAATGTATGCAACTCCTCTATAAGTACCATATTCTGGTGAATCACCATTTATAACAAAATATAAATTTGTACCACTATTAAAAGCTCCAAGTAATTTTCCATCTAAAAATATTCTATATTTATATGTACTATCATTTAGATTATGAGAAAATGTCCATCTATGCCAATTATGATCAAACCCAAATGTATCTCCATTCCAATATTTTATAGCTATATAATTTTTACTATACATTCCTGGTGCTCCACCACCAGCCATATAAATTACATAAGAAGTTCCATTTCCGAATCCTAAAAATACATTAGTACGAGCATTTTCAATTCGTTTATGCCACATATCAAATGTAAAATTCATATTATTTGTAATACTTGAATAATTTCTATTAAACTGTAAGCTAGTATGATTTAAATATAACGATTTATCAGATTGAACTATAGGAGGGTCACCCCAAACTTCATATAAAGATGATAAATTACCATCCTCCACTTTATCTTTTAATGGATTTGATGGATCATCACAAGCTAAATAATGCAACATTTCTAAAAACATTCAATTACCCCCCCCCGATTACTCGGGGAATTGTAACTTATTACACTAAATTCTACACTTATATAAAAGTCAGAATATAATAGGGGCTGAGTCTATGAAAGAAAATATGACAAGTTTCTTTTTAGAGCAAATAGATAAAGTTAATAATAATGGATATACATATATAGAAATACAAGATCCAGATTTCTTTGAAACTTTAGTAGATTTTAAATATTTTGAAGATGTAGGATTTAAAATAGAAAGAACATCTGATATGATAAAAATAGATTGGAGCCATTGGGAAGATGGAAATGTATAAAAAAGAAAAACTATAGGAAAATAAATTGGAATCTATTTAAGGAGGATATACTAATGGGTGGATATGTGGTATCAGGACTTTTTATAGGAATATTATTTATCTTATTTGGTCTTTTAAGATATGAGTTAGATCATGTAGAGAAAAGAATAGATGATCTTGAAACAAGATTAAAACATCTTGAACTAGATGATTTTATGAAAATAGCATTTCAAACTAACGCTGAAAGATTTGATCTAATGATTAAAAATAAAATGGAAGCTATTGTAGATGATAAATTACAAAAACATAAAGAAGATATGAAGAAAATAATAGAGAAAATCTAAGGAGAAATATAAATGGATGACGTGTTATTATTACTATTTTCAATAGGTCTATTGTTATATTTATGGGGATCAGGAGGAAAAATATAATGGAAGAAATGAATACTGTGGTAAAAAATGTATTGACTGCTATGGATGCTGCTGGATTAGCAGATAATAAGAATGATTGGGATGAAAAAAGAGAATATAGTATTAATAGAAAATGTACTAGATTAAGAGATGAAAATAAAATTGATGAGCTCATAAAGTATATACTTGAGTGTGTAGAGATATATGCTGATGAAGGTAAATATGAATTGAATATAGTATTCAATGATGGAAGATTAATGAATGAAGAAGTAATGAAAAAAATAACAGATCTTAAATATAGAGTCTTTATTAATACTATGACTATCAAACAGAGTAATGGAGTAGACAAAGTATATTTTGTAAATTCTATTAGCTGGGAAAAACCAGAAGAATAAAATACATCCCTCTACCTTAAATAGGTAGAGGGATATGTTTTGACCTTTGAATAAAACTAAATATGGGAGTGTAAAATTATGAATCTTAATTGTATTTCACGATTAGAATTTAATGATAATTCTAATGCATTAAAAGATAAATTCAATACATACGAATCTTACTATAGTTATTATGGTTCTATCCCTTCAGTTGGGGGGGGGAATGTACTCTAACTAATTCTACTTTAACTTTTAATTTTAATTGGACTAAATCTTTTACTTTACGAGAATATACATTAGATTATTTTATTTACCCAATAAAATATAAAGGCAACTATCCAAGATTAAATGCATATTGGACTTCAAATAATCTTGGATTTAAAATAGAAGAAAGTAGTGGATATGATGGTAGAAATTTTGATCAAATTATCCAGCGTATAAGTTATCCTATAAACACTTGGAGAAGATATACAGTATCTGTTGAAAATAAAAATATTGTAAGATTTTTTACTGATGGAAAATTATGTGCTGTAGCAAATTCAGCAGGTTCTATGATAAATAATTTGTTTTTCGATATAGGTGGTAATGATCCTTGGGTATCTGGAGGGTCTTACACTAATTGTAAAATAAAAAGATTAAGTATATATTCTAAGCCAATTACTAAAGAATTTAGTGTTAATCAATCATTTGATCCAGAATATAATAATTTATATGAAGATGAATATGATTTATATGGATATAAAAAGGAATGATATATAATGAGATTTCCAACAGTTTCCGAAATGGTGGATGAAAATACAGTATCGTATTATTCATTTGATGGAAATGCAAATGATGCTTGTGGTAATTATAATTTAGAAGATGTAAAAGGAATATATACAAAAGTAGGTAGTTATAGGGGGGGGGGGAGATGTATATGCAGCACATTCTTATCGTAATGATTATGGAAAATATGGATTCACAAATACTTCATTAAAATCATATATAAATTCAAATGTATGTACAATAGATTTTGCTTTTAGAG